AGATGTATAACCAGAACCTGCAGATGTAATATCAACTTCTAAGATACTACCATTTAAAACTACTCCAGTAACAACACCACCAGAAACTGCAACAGATCCAGTTGCGCGTGTACCGATATATTTTAGAGAAGCTGTACCATTAGATACGATACCAGACTTATGTGTTGGTGCTGGTGTAGCAGTTACGCCTGTAACTGTAGCTTCATAGATGTTGTTATTATATTCTACACGTTGACCCAATAAGATACCGATGTTGGCAACCCAAGTATTGGCACCAGAGAAAGGAGGATCGATCTGAATAGTTGCACCAGAATTGTATCCAGTGCCACCTGCAGAAATATTAACGTTCTGTAACAGTAGCGGATCAGACTCACGATATCCGTCGCCTGCAACAGAGATTGAGGCAAATGTATAATTCTTACCGTTATTTTCTAGAATAACGTTTAAGATCTCTCCGTTAGAGTAAAACTGTGAACGGATAGAGTTAACGACTGGCATATATGCATCAGTCAAGAATTTGTTGCGCAGAGCGATTGGAATACTATACATGTATTTCCACATATATCCGTCTGGCATTGTAACTGGATCTACAACAGTACCGATTGGTTTGTATGTAGAAATTGCATTGTTATTATTATCAAGACATTTGTAAACGTTGTACTCGTCTGTTATAACAACAGAGTTAATGTCTTCTAAACGCTGCGCGCCAGAGTAAGCAATGGTAACTTTAGCTTCTGCAGCTGCTCCATCACCACCTCCACCAGAAATAGTAACTGTTGGAACAGAAGTATATCCTCGTCCCTTAGAAACCATTTCGATAGAAACGATAACACCATCCACGATATATGGCACAGCAACTGCGCCAGAACCGCCACCACCAGTGATTGTGATAGAAGGTGGATCTGAATATCCATAACCACCTGAGATTAGGTTGATACCTTGAACTTCATCGCTGTACTGATCATCGTACATATCCCAAACCTGATTAGCTACCCAGTCTACACGTGGGATAACGAATGATACGTCTGTGCTCTTGATTTCTTTTAGAGTGATCATTTCGTTACGTGTTTGTAACTCATAATCGAAACTGTCAATTGGGTATGGAGGAGTTGTGTCGTCCACCCAACTAACAGTCTTTCCTAAGAAATAGTAGTAACGTGCATTTCGGTTCTGGATCTCATCGTACAACGCCTCTGCAATAGAGTTATGTAGAGGAGACTTCAGTAAAGAAGATGAGCTCATTGAATTTACCTAAAAATTAGCTTACTGTAACAACCCAAGTGATAGCGATAGAGTCGCCAGCAGCCTTGTTAACAACTGGGAAAGTTGTACGGCAAAGCATTGTACCGCCAGTATTAGCATTGAAAATACCTGCTTCAGTGATAGCACCAGTACCAGTACCTGCTGGGAAAGTAGCAGTAGCAGTAACTTGGTTAGCAGAAGATGAGAAAGAAGCCAATGCTACTCGACCAGCTTCAACGCCTAGTGTAGTGTTTGCTACAGCTGGGGTTGCAGTACCTGTACCAATTGCCATGAAACCCATAACTGTTGGCACAGAAGTGCCCTGCATACGCGCAGCGATATAAGTCTTACCTGTTGTAACAACTAGGTTTTTAACCTTGTGTGTTTCTTTAACTTTACCAGAAGCGTCCAGAAGTTGAATCTGTACTTCGCCTGTAGCTTTAAGTTCTTCTTGTTGTTGAAATTCCATAAAATTCTCCTATTGAGTAATTGTGTTAGCCTGTGAATACGATCGGATTGCCAACATATAATCCACCATCATTTAAGAAGAAGCCAGCTTCTCCATAAGGGTTAATGTCGATAACGCCTCCAGAATCAGTAGGCGCAGCATTATCATCTCCACCATAGTATGATGGGTCGATAGTAGTTGTGTAAACAAATGCTGGTGTCGTTCTATTTAGGTCGGTCGAGCTAGTAGCATCTGTATCAGACATAACTACTTGCTCAGAATCTGCTGTAACACCATCATTAATATAGTGACCAGCAACTAAAGACTTAGTTACATCGATAATGTCTGCGCCAGTTCTAGTGCCTAATACGTATAATATAGCGTTTTCAGCCATTAACACTGTTTCATCATCATAAACTAGGTCATAGTTAAGGTGATTATCTAGTGCTTTAAACAATGTTAGATACGGCATCGTTCTTGTAGAATCAGTGCCAGTTGTATCTATCATATACACAGACTCTGCGTCTTGTGTAGTGCCATCGTTGATATAGTGGTTTAATGTCAGAGACTTAGAAACTGCAAAATATGGCATTGTTCTTGTAGAGTCTTCTACATCTCCACCGTCTGCCAGAGAAATAGACTGTGACTCAACATCACCATTGTAATTTAGATTAGTTCCATCGATAGGTTTAGACAGTGTTAAGTATGGCATTGTTCTGGTGCTGTCTAAAGCTAATCCAGTTTCAACCATAGTTACATAGTGACCTTCTACGAAGTCATCGTAATTTGATGTCTGATCATCGAAATACTTGCTAAAATCTAGATATGGCATTGTTCTACCTAGATCTAGCTCTTCTCCGATAGTAGTTGTTGTTACTTCATCTTGAACTGTAACTGCTAAAATCTTAACCAAAGATTCTAATGTTTCACTAATATCAAATTCATTACGAATATCATACTCGCCGAAGATAGCCATACCTGAAGGGTGGATCAAGTTCTTAACGACTGTCTTATATGAGTTCAATGCCTCATCGATCTTAATAACATAAGAGAAGGCTTGGTAGTAGCGACTGTCTTGAATAAAGATTGCATCGTCCAAGAAGCCATCATTGTTAACGTAGTAGCCTGGATATTTTGCCAATGGTCCAAGAGTACATTTAAGAATAGCAGGATCGTTACCTGTTGTTGTAGAGTCAACACTAGAGATACCAAACTCTCGTAATACTAGACCAACGTATGTTCCGTCAAATGCTGGGATTCCAGATTCATCAATGTTATAATCAGAAGTGTTAATCGTACCACTCTCGGCGAAACCATCTAACTTTTCAGAGATTGTGAGTTGAGTTACAACGTTACTGCCAACTACTGTGTCAACACGTTGTATAATTGTACCCGCTGTGCCAGAAACGTCTTGTCCCGATTTAGCAGAAATTGTTGTAGTGAAGTCAGTTGTGTAACCAACACCATACTTAATAAACTGAGCCTGTGCGATACCACCATTGGAATCTACACGAGCAACCTTCATAATGGATCCGTATCCATCGAAGTTTCTAATATTGTATAAGTCGCCAATCTTGAAACCAGTTCCAGGTTTTTGGATCTCTAATGTAGAAGTCGTGGCTAGAATCTCACCAGTAAAGTAGATGCCCGCAACGTCATCGCGATATCGCAGTCTATCGCCAACAGAGATGTTACCGAAGAAACGACGATCGATGTAATATTCATAAACGTTGTCTGCAATTTTAACAACACGGTCTACTTCAACTTCAACATATTGGCGACGATCAACTAGAACACGAATAATCTTGTTTGGTGTAACAACGTCAACTAACTTACCGATTGGATCGTTTGGATGGCCAGTAAGAATCTTGATGAATACTGAAACGTCTTGGTTCCATTTACCATCAGAAGCACGAAGCATCTGCTTGGCTGGATACTCTACAGAAACGTCTTTATTGAATAAAATTCTGAACAATAACTTGTAAGAAGCCTCAGAACCTTTCGCTCCATAATGTTCCTTGATATGTTCCATCAAGAATCGAGGTTCTACCGTAGTGTAAGGTAACTTTGATGCTAGTTCATCTTTGAAGTAGCGAATGAAAGAGTCTAGTGTTTTATCCAGATCTCTAAGATTACCTAAGTCTTGTTGTGTTGTTTCAAGATAATCATAATACGCTTGTAAGAATGCAACAAACGTACCGTAATCATCTCGAACAAACTCTGGTAACTGAGACGCTACCAGAGATGATAGCTTTGGTTTAGTAATCATTATGAACGACTAGAAGTGAACTGATAGTTGTATCCACCACGTAGGTCACCAGAAGCTGTTTTATCAGCGATAGCGGTAATCTTCAAGTGGTCTGTGGCAATTTCTGCAACTTGAGTAAGAGCAGAAACTACGTCGTTAGATTGTGGAGCGATAGAAATTTCAAAGTCAACATCTGCCAAAGCAGTGATGTTTAGGTTCTTAATATCAACGATACCATTGGCATAGTCAATAGTACCGATCTGATTGTCTACATAAATCTTAGCAGCGTTTTGTCCATAACGGAACATACGAACATACTTAGAACCATCATCATCAAGATAGTGGATCTGGTCAGAACCAGCAATATAGAAACCAGTGCTAGAGAAAGATTCCTCAGCAACACCAGAGTAGTAAATAGGGTTAATAATATTTAACAGATACTGAGCAGACACGTTATAACGTGGTGTCAATTTACGACGAAGCATCACAGTTGTGATATTATTTACGATAGAAGGATCTGTCTCATCGATAAGTTTACTTAGCTTAGAGAAACGGAATACACCATCGAATGTTTGAAGGTCGGAATCGTTATAAGAAATAACTGTCTGACGAACAAGGGTAGCGATTTCTGAAGCAGTTTTTGTAGTTTCTTGTTCGTTGTAGTACACAGCAATATTCAATGCAATATTGATATACTCTGGATCTACAATCTCTGGGATAACAGAAACAACGTTACGTTTACTCAAAACAGAAGAAGTGATAGCAGCCTTCTGAACAGAAGTTAGCTTAGTCGCATCTTTTGGTTTGATGCAGATAAATGTCTTACCGTATACTGGAGGATTGTTATCCTCACCACCCCAAACAGAAACAGATTTTGCTTCTGGTACGTTAGCGTAAATTAGAGCCTTGTAGTCATCTGGAGTAACTGCACGGTTTTGAGCAGCATAGAACTTTGGAGCATTGAAACGAATACTGTCATTTGATTCTTTATCTGAACCATTAGAAGCGATACCAGTAGTAATAACGTTAACAGTACCACCACCGAGCAGTGTCGCACCATTATAGCTAAATGTCTTAGCGCCATTTGCAGCGTCTAAGCTAGAAACGAAATATTCTAGGTGAACTACGTTACCAGAATTTAATGCACGACCAATATTACCATCACCGAATGTGATTTCATAAAGACCATCGTCGATTTCTTTAACCCAGAAAGATTTTGATGTAGGTGTCGCATTTACAACTGTGTCTGAATTAGACCATGTTTCGTACAAACTAGAAGTTGGATTCTCTTGAACCTGCACCTTCAGTGTAGATAAGTCTACGTTAGCATTTGGAATCAGATAACGTGTACCAGAGCCAACAACATACTTATATGTCAATGGCTTACCTTCTACAATTTCAACATCAGTGAATGTATAAGCGTTATTGGATTTAGAAGATGTAACAGATCCTGTATTAAAGAAAGTATATTGAGCACCATCTACGTTTGTAGTGAACTCTGAGAATGCAGGTAGTGTAATCGCAGAAGGAGAATTAGTTCCACCAGAAACAGTTACTGTTACGATAGCTCTTGCACAAGCGGCAGAACGTGGAGTGTAACCAAGCATCTTGGCAAGTGACACGACGCTATTGCGTTTACGCGCAGACTCCAAGAACATCTCATTGATAGCCATGTTGTTATACAGAGCATTATAGTGAGTGTTATAAGCAAGAACGTCTAACAAAACGGACATTGCAGAACCTTCAAAATCATAATCTTGAAACTGCTCTTGTCCCTTTAGGAATTCTTTTAAGTTAGACTTGATGTTATCGAAGTCTAATTCTGTTACGTTAATTTTCTTATTCGTTGCCATTTATCGTGTTCTCTCTAGCGTTAAGTCAAGAGTAAGTGGTAGGTTGGTATTTACAATTTTGAACTCAATAGTGACACCAACTGTATATTCATCTGGATTGACAACCACAATTACGTCCATAACCTGAACACGTGGTTCAAAGTTGTCGATAGTATCCAAGATTCCTCGACGAAGCATAACCTCAAGCATTGGTGTTGATGGTTCGAACAACATCTTCTTGATCGGACTGCCGATTTCGCTGTGGAAAGGTCTTTCGTAGTTGCTTGTTAGAATCAGATTTTTCAGACTAGTTTTGATAGCGTTTTCATCAAATCTGCGTGATACGTCACCAGTCACAGGATGAGCGGTGAAGTTAAAGTCTAAATCTGAGAAGATTCTTGTATTGCGTGCCATATTCTTATTTAGGTTATTCTATGAAAGTCTTTGCATCTCCGTCTGCAACTTGATCGCCGTCAGCGACTGGATCATCAACTCTTGCAGCGAGATTACCTTCAAAGTATGTTTTTGAAGCACCAGAAGTTATCTGTCTTAGTGCGTCTTGATGTAAAGTACCAACTATGTTAGTGTGGTCTTCGAACTGATCACCAACTACACCGATTAGCTTACCACCAACATAACTCTTAGAACATTGAATCTTTTTTGTTAGTGGGGTGGGTGGAGCAGTAGGAGTTTCTACAGAACCCTTACTCATCGCACCCTTGTAAGTTACCGCTGTCATACCTTCTTAGCTTTCGGTGGAATAGAATCCAACAGAACAAACCCAGATGGGATACCTTTAGAATCACGTTTGTATACAGCGTCGTTTACCATAGTGAATGCCATCTTACGGTTTCCTTGTGGTTTGTAACCAGTGTGGATCCAAACAGACTCTGGATAACGATACTCTAGAATCAATTGATCGTATGTGATCAACTTCTCTAGTTGCTGAACTAACTGATATGTCTTATTGTAACGATCTGGTAACAACAATGCGATATCGAAACAATGACCCTTACAGTGATCAGAGAATGGAGACTCAGTTGGCACAACACCCTTTAGGCGATAACCAGAAGAAATCTTCCATTGTTTGTTGTATCCACCAATACCACCTGGAAGTGCTTCTAGGTATGGTTCGAGAATGTTCTGAGCAGACATAGCTAAGTTACACACAATCTCTTGGACAGTGTAAATACGTTCAGCAGAGTTTGCAGATTCTTTAAGCATCTGGTCGACCAGTTTATGCTTACCATTAACACCACCATCCATACACATACCAAGAGTGAAGTTCTTAGAAAGGGTGTAGTCGTTCGTAAAGTTCTTAGTACCGTAGATAATCTTACAATCTACTGGAATCTGCTTGCCAGAACCGCCTGATGGTGTACCAGCTTCTTCAGAAGCAACTGGAGCAGGAGCACCTGGAATTCCAGCTTGTGTCTGAGCATTAGAAGCTGCGCGTCCTTCTGGAGTTGAGTAGTCCTCTGGAGTCTCATTAGCTGCAAGTTCTTCAGTCTGGCGCTCAGGTGGAATCAGATATGGCACAGAAGGGCTAACTGGAGAACCAGCTGGAGGTGGAGTAAGTTCAACAACTGTGGCACCGTCAGCACCGTTGCCGAATTGACCTTCAGCATAGTCGGCGTGCAATGTACCTCCAGCAAGAATACTCATATCTGCTGCGGATTCAGTATTTACTGTTTCACCTTTATGGCTAATAGAGTTTGCTTCTACAGCAAAAGACCCACCCGCTTTAACTAGAATGTCTCCACCAGCAGCGATGTACATATCATTGGCAACACCAAGATCTACGTTATTGCCAACTCTGATGTTTGCGTTCTGAGAAACTTCAATATTGGCATCAGTTCTGGCAAACACGTTTAAGTTACCATCAACAGTAATGTTGCACTCTCCACCAACGTGGATGCATCCATTACGTTCCATCAAAGTGAACTTGTCGCCGACAATGTAATTTGTTACAGAACCATTAGCATCAATCTCTTGGAATGTTCCTGCGCGATGGTATGTGTGAATACGTTCTTGGCCAGGAGTATCATCAAACTCTTGTACGTGACCAGACTCAGTCTCGAATACTTTATTATATGGATACTTTGCGCCAAATGGTGGAGCAGGTTGATCCCACGATCCACTATCAAGCGCCTTTGGAATTCCTTTAACTATGTTGGAGTCTTTCTTCTCAACGATAGTTCCATCTATGATACCACGTGCCAGACGGTTAGTGTCTGGTTCATTCAAATATTCTTGAAGTGGATATTTGTTGTTAGGGTCACGGAAACCAGTATTGTCTGTGCCACGTTTGATCGACTCAGCAGAAGGTCCAGGTGTTCCATTAAAATCTGCAGGAGGTGCTGCTGGTGGAGCACCAGCATCTTTATCTACAGAACCAGTCGATTGAGATCCATAGAAATATTCATAGTATGCAGTTTTCTTAGCAGTGATGTCTGGTGAGTTTACACCGACAGCTTTCTTAGCTGCATAAAAATATCCAGGGTGGTCTGTAGGTTTAGTGCCCTTTGCTACACGATCCTTAATATAGAGAGCAGCAACCAAAGCTGACACGTTAATATCAGAATCTAATGAATCTGGATTGTTAATCAAGTCGATGTTTATGCCTTCAGCTTGAGCAAGTTTCTGATATCGAGCATAGTTTGCGCGTCCAGTTAACTGAATGAAACCACGACCGTAATACTTACCACCATCTTCATCTGTTAAGTTTCCAAGGAAACCTTTACCACGTTTAGTTGGACCATATGCCCAAGAGAAGAACTGCTCACGTGTGATGCCTTTCTTAGAAGCATCAGAGTATCTTGCGATATCTTCATCAGTGGCAAATGAGTAGATCTGCTTCATACGAGAAGCTGAGTAGTTATATGATTCTAGCTGTGGAATCCAACGTGTTTCACCACCAGCGATACCCAATAATGCACACTTTTGTTCTTTAGTGGTTAGTCCAACTTTATCACAAGCAGCAATAAGTGCTTTGATACCTGCAGATGACTTAGAAGTATCTGGAGATTCTTTAGGTGGTGGAATAGTTGGAATAGAAACGTTTGTGTCTGTTCTTGCTGGAGCACCAGCTTCAGGAGCAGCTACAACAGGAGTGCCATTACTTGTAGTTACAGGCAGTCCAGTTGCAGTTGTTAATACACCTTCTAGCTTGCTTTTGTTAACCGCATCAATGTTAGTTGCAGCTGGTTTAAAGGTAATGATGTTCTCACCATAACCTGTGACAATCTCGCTAATTGTAATCTGAGTAGAATTATCTACAGTGACGATAAAACAGTTATCTGATAATCCAAACCCAACAACTTTCATATTAGCAGTTAAGCCAGTTGTTAGATCAGTTCTTCCTGTTTCTCTATCAATGAATGTTAGTTTGGTGCCGTTGGTTGGTCCATCTACTGTTCTAAGAACAATATCTTTTAGTTTTGTAGAACCTTCAATAGCTGTTCCACTATCGTCGTCTTCAATAGCTTTAGGTGCTTGTGGAATGCCACCGATAGTACCGAACATAATTGGTTGTTGCTGAGCATCATCCATAAATCCAATAATGACAGTAGTACCTTCAACTGGACCGATTGGGGTAGCACCAATACCGTTCATCGCAGCAGATGTAACTGATTGGACTGGCACAGACCATGGTAATTGTTCAGTTGGTAACTGAGCCTTGTCGTGTGTATGAAGTCCTACAATACGAACTTGGCAACGACCAAGTTGTAGTGGATCTTGTCTATTTTCAACTACGCCTGTATAAAACATTATTTTGTATTCCTGTCAACGCTCATCATTAATGAGTCCTTAATTAGTTCCATATTACACTCGTGTTTTTCTCTATTGATATCGTGGTTGATAGCAGAGATTAGATAATAGCCAGAGAACATCTTATCAGTAATATCTGAATCATTCGCAGAAATCGGTTCCATCTTGTTTAAGGTAACTTTAACCTTTTGACCAACAGTATAGTCGCAACGACCTGGAACAATAATCTGAATCTTATTAGATTCTGCAGCCTTCAATAGTGAAAGACGTTGTTGAGTATTTCTGTAGTTCGTGGCATCCCCAAAACCAGAAAAGTTTGCATTGGCTCTTGGATAATTCATAATTCTAGAATTGGATCTGAAGATAGCTTTACTAGAAGCAACGTTAAACTCATTCAAATGTTTCTGCTTGGAGAAATCATCGAACATATTGTAGTTCTTAACGTTGTACGCCTTCTTAGTTAGGTCATATGAAATCAACTTAGATGAAAACATACCACTACGAATACGATCCATATAATCAAAACCAGTAGGTATACTGATGGAGTTAATACGTTTGTAATCTTCTTGAACGTTCTTAGCGTCACCACCATTTTGTTTACTATCACGCATGTACTTGTCTAACACAAACTCTTGATATGGTAATGCTTCGTATAAACTCTCAAGACTCTTAAAATAGAATCCATCTCTGTTCTCATAGAATACAAAATTTGGAGATCCTGTTTTACTTTCAGCTAGTTGCGTAACATAGTTGATAGCTTCAACTGGTGACCAGAAGTTAGATATAAACTTAGCGATTTTAGCAGTCGAATCTGCAGTTAGAGTTTTCTCGCTTTGTAGTCCATTGACCTGATCTTCCAGTAAACTCTTAATGATAGATTCAGGCTTATCACCATAAACTTTACTGATCTTTTTGTTCAAGTCGACGATAGCTTCATTAGAGATAAAGTGTAGCTGATACACCATACTTCTGTCGCCAAGTAGTTCTCTATCAGTCATCTTGTAGATATAGAACTTAGACTTGATGTTACCATTTTGTAGAGATGGTGTATTGATCTCGATCTCGACTTCTTCCTCACCTTGGAATGGAAATAAGTTGATAAGGTCTAGAGATTCTTTGAGAATCAAACTGCCTGTGATAAATGGAGAGAACAAGTCTTCAAAAATTTGGATGTTAATAACCTGCGCTGTTACGTCTTGCGCTAATCCATTTCGTGTTACGATTTTAATTTTGCCGATGTTTACATCACCAGCAAATCTAACTGCTTGTTCTGACGATTGCATTATAGTTGATCTTTAAAGTTTTTCAAAACAACAGAAATTAGATCTTTAGAGATTAACTTGATTCTGCGTTTAGATTCATTGATAATCTCTTCGTACTGTCTATTTGATAGTGGCACAGCACCAGCAGAATCTGCATTTACTACATAACCTTCTGCATTTACATAGTGTTTAGTTGCATCAGCATCCTGCCCGTACTTGTCAGATACAAACTTCTCTAATGCCAACTGAGTTAAAGGAAAGTCTGCACGATAGTCATAAATGTCATTCGCTAACATCACAATCCAGTGATACTGTGGATTACCATATACTTTCTCTGCAATAATCTCTGGTGTTTCACCATCAACAATGTCATACTCATCGTATACTGAGATGTTTGCCAGAATGTCTCTTCTAAAACGAATGTTTCTAGAGATATCTGTCATCACGAATGCCTTGGTCTCTTTCTTAATGATACCGTAAGGTGCAGTGATAACTACTGTTGGTGTTTGCGTGTAACCAGTTCCAGTAGTCAGCATAATAATGTTAGTGATAACACCATTAGAAATAACAGCCTTTGCAGAAGCAGTGACACCTGCAGTGTCTGGTTCAGAGAATGTAACAGAAGCTGAGGTATAACCAGATCCTGGGTTAACGATAGTTACTGAACCAACACCACCTGCAGCTAAGTTAGCGATAGCAGTGGCTTGTGTTCCTTCTGACTTTTTAGTATTGATGTCGAAGTCATATAAGACTTTCGGAAAATCCTTAAAGTACATTTTATAGACCGTCCTTAATTTTATCTTTTGTCAACAGAGCCAATTCACGGAAATTCAATGTGACATTGATTTGAGTAGGCATACCATTTGCAAATGTGGTGAACATACCGTTAGGTGTATAGTTGATATTCACATCAGTCAATACACAAGATGTATGACGATGGATAGCTCTGTTTTCTACACCACCTGAATAGTACATAATGTCAAACTCAGAAGGGTAAATGTAAACGAAATTGTTGGCATCCTTAAATTCTGGATGCATATGATACTTGAACTCTTCGATGATTCTAAGAACATTCTTAGCTTCTGGTTCATTTCTTGGGAAGAACTGATAATCGAAAGAGAATGTTCTAAAGTCTACGCCTTTGAACACTTGTTCTTTTTTAGGGTTTGCTGCTAGACCAAGTGCTGCAGAGTTAGCAGAAGCATTTGGACCTTTTGACAGAGCGATATTGGCAATAACAGCTTGGGCAACGCCACTAATGTTACTGTCTTTAGATCCAGGTGTCACAGCCTTCATAATTTCAGTACCAGCAGCATTAGCCATAGCAAGCATGCTGGTGTCGTCGTCGGACCACTGAACACCATAGTGAATAGACAATTGATTCGGAATATGAAGAGCGATGGCAGTCTTCAATCTACGCTGAGAACGTTTAGCATCTGGAGCCATAGTAGCAGCAACACCAACACCGACTGTGGCAGCTGCTGCAACTTTTGCATTAATATCTGCTGAACCAATACCAAGTTTCTTAGCTGCGTATGCTTCGACACCGATAACAGCTGCATTAGAACCAACCAAGCCAGCTCTTGTCATAGACTGACCAATTAAATCACCACGATCTCTAGGAGAATAATTCTCAACAGTCTCTACTGTACCACTTTTGAATAACTTAGAATCTGTCGCTACGTTGATGTAGAACATTGCATAGTGTCCACCATAACGTCCATCAGAAGCCATAAGATCAGATGGGTAACAATGGCTTTTAACGTCGTAAGTTCTATCTTCGAAGGGCGTTGGACCACCTCTAGCTGTCCATAGATTTTCTGGATTCTCTAATGATTTAGCATAGCTATTGATCCCTTCTTTGACAGAAGAAACTCCGTTTTTGATAGCGTCTGCAGCTGCTTTTGCGTCTGAGATGAGTGACATATTTTCTCTAAATAAAGGTGGTGTTATTTATTCCCTAATTAGTTATTTATGTTCCATAAAAGAAAGTTCGTTCCAGTCTTTGCAGAAAAGTACACTGGAGACCCATCAAACATCATTATGAGGTCTTCGTGGGAAACACAATTTGCAAATTGGTGTGATAAGAACCCTAAAGTAATTAAGTGGAGTTCAGAAGAGACAGTCATACCATATCGCTGTCCAACAGATAACAAGATCCATCGCTATTTCGTGGACTTTAAGATTCAGGTAGCAACTACAGGCGATACGCTAAAGACCTATCTCGTTGAGGTTAAACCAGCCCAGCAGTGCCAACCACCTGTGTATCCAGGTCGAAATACTAAGAAGTATCTCACAGAATCCTATACATACATCAAAAACCAAGCGAAGTGGGAGGCTGCTAAACAGTACTGTCTCGATCGTAAGTGGGAATTTAAGATTATCACTGAGTATGAACTTGGGCTGAAGAAGCCTAAATAAGATTATGGCTAAAAAACCACCAATGCAAGACGTCTTCGAACGCAACCAATACGATCTACTAACAGCTGTTAAGAGATCTAGAGGTTGGTTTGACAAACAAGTCGCCGAAATGGCGAAGCAACAGTACACCCCAAAGAAAGTGCTTAACGGTGATGTGAGTAAACTCACCACTACACTAATCCCAGGAAATTTGTACATGTACGCATATGATGCGAAGACTAAAGAAGATCTTCCATACTATGACAGATTCCCTCTAGTATTCCCATTCAGAAAAACAGCTGATGGGTTTTATGGACTGAATATGCACTACTTGCCATACGTTCTTCGTATGCAGCTTCTAGATAATCTTCTAATGTTCAAGAACAACTCTAGACTAGATGAAACTACTAGACTAAAATATTCTTGGGCTATGATTGATGGTATCTCCAAATTCAAAGCAGCCCAACCATGCGTTAAACAATATCTGAATGGACACATAAGAAGCCAATTTAGAAAAGTCGATTCCAGCGACTGGGCTACTGCTATGCTACTACCTGTCGAACAATTCGTTGGTGCAAGCAAGCAGAAAGTCTGGGAAGACTCTAGAAAAAAGATTAGAAAAGTATAATGGCAACTATCAAAGAATTTACAGCAGCTGTAAAGAGTAACGGATTAGCTAGATCTAACCGTTATGCAGTCGTATTCTCTCTACCAAAAGGATTGACGTTTAATCCTAATGCGGTTCAGACTGCTCTAATGTTTTGTGACCAGATACAGCTTCCAGGTACTAATTTCTCTACAGCACAGAACAGGTCATTCGGTGAATTCAGAGAAACGCCATATGAGAAATTGTACGAACACATCAACCTGTCTTTCTATCTTGATAAAGACATGCAGGTTAAACAACTGTTCGATGCGTGGAACAATTCAATCTACAATCCAGAGACTCGCTCATTCAACTATTATGATGAGTATGTAACAGATATTTCTATCGAGATACATGACCTTCAGGATAAGAAAACATATTGGGTAAAACTCCACGAGTGCTATCCAAAGAGCATCGGTGCAGTTCAACTAGATTATGCGTCTAAAGACATTATGAAATTATCAGTTTCTATGGCGTACAAGTGGTTCGAGACTTCTATTATTCCTCCAACGGAATTAGCTCAAGGCTTACCAAAGAATGCATTTACAGATAAGCTGATGAACTTCGCTATTGGCACTGCTGGTGCCTATGCAGTGACAAAGTTGCCTGCACTGCAATCAAAAATTTCAGGCTTTACATCAAAACTAAAATTCTAAAGGTGGCATCTATGGCAGAAGAAACAAAACTAAGCGACAGCGAACAGAAAAAAGAAGATTGGATGAACTCCAAGTGGCGTCCAATGATGGGTTGGATGTACATGGCTATTTGTACAGCTGACTTTATGTTGTTCCCTATTCTATGGAGTCTTGCACAGACGATTTTGAAGCAGCCAATCACACAATGGCAACCACTAACTCTACAAGGTGCAGGTTTGTTCCACGTAGCAATGGGTGCTGTTCTAGGTATCGCAGCAATGGGTCGTACTCAAGAAAAACTAGCAGGAGCAAATAATGGCGGAGCCAACACACCAACAAGCATCTCTCCAGTTCCTAGCTTTGCGCCAGCAGCACCAAGCCCGATTCCAAAACCAGTACTTTCAACCCCAACCCCAGTTGCAGCAGCGCCACTCGGACTTGATCCAAGTGACCCACCAACTAGAAACACTAGAAACGACTAAACAATATGAAACTTGATGATTCTTTGTCAGAAATCTTCGATGTCGCTCCGATGTCGAAGACTGAAGTGATTACGAAAGACGGCGAGGTTATTCCTGAGTCTAATGATAGAATTGAGAATGACTACGATGTCACTCGAAACAATCTTCGTGAGTTATTGTCTACTGGACAGGCTGCGTTAACGCATGCGTTAGAGGTAGCGAAACAATCTGAACACCCACGTGCCTTCGAGGTGGTGGGTAACTTAATGAAACAACTAGCTGATGTGAACCAACAATTGATGGACATCCACCAGCAAAAAGCCAAGCTAGACGCACCAAAGGGTGTTACTAAAACTGGCGGTGATAAAGTGACCAACAATGCTATCTTCGTGGGTAGCACTGCTGAATTAAACAAAATGATCAAGAAGATGCAAGGAGAATAATCATGGCTTTACCAGTAGCAGCAACACCAACATATAATTTGAAGGTGCCATCTAGCGGAGTGAATGTAAAATATCGACCATTCCTAGTGAAAGAAGAGAAGGCTCTTCTTATCGCTCAACAATCAGAAGACCTAAACGTTATGGTCGATACTCTTAAGAATGTTATTAAGGGATGTGTTCTCGATAAGATTGATGTAGAGAAATTAGCAATGTTCGACATTGAGTATATCTTTACTCAGATTCGCGCTAAGTCAGTCGGTGAGGTCGTTGAACTTTTGTTCCCATGCGATGTTGACCATGGGGCTGAGAACGATAAAGCTAAGGTAAAGATCTCGATTGATATCTCTAAACTAGAAGTAGAGTTTCCAGAAGGTCATACTAACAAAATCCAATTGTTTGATGATGTTGGTATTGTGATGAGATATCCTTCTATGCGAGTTCTTGCGCGTCTAGAAGAATTAGATACAGAAAACATTGATGCTATTTTCGATGTTATCGCTGAGTGTGTTGAACTGATCTATCAAGGTGATGATCTTCACTATGCATCTGAACAAAGTAAAGAAGACATTCTCCAGTTTCTTGGTAATCTGACTTCTGACCAATTTAAGAATCTACAAACATTCTTTACCACTATGCCTAAGATTAAAAAAGTGGTTGAGTATGATTGTCCTATTTGTGGCAAACACCACACAGCAGCCCTGGAGGGCATGCAAAGTTTTTTTTAATAAACCTGTGTCATGAGAGTTTAGTAAATTTCTATAAGATGAACTTCGCTCTGATGCAGTACCACAAGTATTCTTTGGATGATTTGGAAACGATGATTCCCTTTGAGCGTGAAATTTATGTACACATGTTGATACAGTATCTAGAAGAAGAAAAGCAAAGAATAGAATCTAAGAAGAGATAAAGATGGCAAAAAACACCAACTACGTTGTCAATGTGAGTTCCAGTGAATTCAAAACACTGCTGGCAGTTCAAGAACTGGCACTAGTGGAGACTGTTTCCATTAAGAAATTGATGGAGTTATCTCAACATCAAGAGAAAACTAAACAGATGACTTCTGGTGGTTCAGATGATTTCCAACAAAGAATTCTAGAAACTCTTGAAGATCAACTAAAGACTACTAAGCGCAGAGCCAAACAGCAAGAAGACTACGAACGTGAGTGGCGTATTGAGTCTGCTCACATTGCTGAGATGGCTAAACTAATGGATACACAAGGTAACGTATTCCAACAGTTAGGTGAATCTTTCAAACAAAAGAAAGAAGGCATCAAAGAAAAACTTAGTGGAGGTCTTGGCGGTGGGTTAGGTCGCACTGTTATGGGTGCTCTAAACGTTGGTGGTGTCTTTAACAAAGCTATCGAGAAGAGCAAGTTTAAAGAAAGACAACGCGCTCTTGGTGGTGATGCAAGTGACGCAAATGCTGAGAAAGCATATCAAACATCTAAACAAATCAAAGCCCATGATGCAGAGATTCAAAAGTTTAGAAAGACTACTGGTCTATCAGAAGAACAAATGGCAGGTAACGTTAAGGGTGCTGCGCTATTGGAAAAACGTAACAAATTAACAGATACGTATGGTTCTACTGACGTTGGCACTGACGTGTTTAGTCCAACTCCAGTTATGTCTGTCAATCCAAATGCTACTCCAACACAGACTGCTGCTGATGCAACTCAGAATCAAGAGTCACAGATGGAAGCTGCCAAAACTCAACAAGAGATGGCAGAGGTTCTAACTAAGATTGAAGAAAATACTCGTGGTGAGAAGGCTGAGAAGATTAAACTAACTAAAGCTGAAGGTACTGGTGGCGGTCTAATGGATATGATTACCAGCTTACTCGGTGAAGGTTTTATGAAGTCTCTGAAGACTATGTTTAGTCCAAAGAACATCCTAAAGTCTCTAGGTAAGGTATTCGCCATTGGTATGATCGTTGGTGCTCTATTTGAAGGCATTATGGATGGCTTCACTGAGTATATGGAAACAGGGGATATCGGTAAAGCACTTATTGCTGGTCTTGCAGGTATCGTGGACTTCTTAACCTTCGGTCTATTCGATAAAGATTCTATCAAAGAAGTTATCGGTGATATGGCTGGATGGATTAATGACCATGTAGTTAAACCTGTGCTTGATTTCTTCAGTTATATGAAAGATGGTTTTATGTCGATGTTATCGAAGATCGGCATTCCAGAAATCACTCTTATCGATACAAAGTTAACTGGTAAAGTTAGCATTGGTCCATACTATCCGTTCTCTGATATGGCACCAAAGAGTACTGGTGGTGGAGCAGAAGCACCTTCTCCAACTTCTGCTTCTACTGTTGAACAGAAGTCTGCTGATAACGCAGGTGCTGCATTGCCAGAAGCTCAGAAGAGTAGCACTAACGTGGTCAATGCGCCAGTTAATAATAACACTACTCAGAACCAGATTATTCGAGCACCGATTCGAAATCAGGATTCATCTGTCAATAGGTATCAAGACAGTCTTTTACGACAGGCATAAAAAAGGGAGCCTTGCGCTCCCATTAATCATTTCACAGAAGTGATTAATCGTCGTTGGCGATTTTCTGGAAATAAGACATCACATCTTCGTCATCGTCTTGGTTAGAGACTGATGCTGGTTGTGGTGCAGCTTTCGCAGTGAAAGCAGGTGCTGGCGCAGAACGTGGTTCATCAGCAATTTCAGCTGCACTCTTAGGTGCAAAAGAATCACCAGACAAAACTTCATTCAGCTTCTTCTTCAACTCATCATAAGACTTGAAGTTCTTACGATCAGTGAATTCAGACAGCTTGTGCTGAGCATTGACAATTGCTAACAGTTTGTCTTCGTCATCGGTGATGGCAGAAGGCTCCATGAAAGCAGATTCGTCATAGTTAGCATAACCATCCTTCTTACGCATACGCATCTTGAAGTTGGCACCTTCCCACAAATCAAACACGTTGACTGGCTTCTCGTCCTCGAAAGTTGGACGTGCTTTGTCCATAATCTTGTCGAAGATCTTTTTACCGAACTTGAACAAGAAGACTTTACCTTCGTTTTCTGGGTGCTTTGGATCAGACACAACCAAGACGTTAGCAGTGAAACTCAGCTTACGCTTTTGTTTACGTGCAATTTCTTTGTTGGCTTCAGAACCAGAGTTCCATAGCGTAGTATTCAGTTCACCGACAGGGTCATTCTCACCAAGAGTGGTCAGAGAGTTTTCGATGTACCATTTACCAGTTGGACCTTGGAAACCATGAGAGAAGATACGAACCCATGGGAGTTCATCGCCTTCAACACGTGGTAGGAAACGCAAAGTGGCAGTACCATTGCCAGCTTTGTCACCTTCGAGACGCCAGAAGCGATCGTCGTTGTATGACTTGGTTTCAGTTTGTGGGTTTGCTACTTTTTCGAATGCGTTAGAGATTGCACCGAAGTCAGAGTTGCGCATAGCACGTAGTTTTTGAATATCCATATATTTTCCTTAGTATTTACTTTGTATTAGTATTGTGTTGTATTGAAATCTGATCATCTAGTTCAAACTCATCGTCGAAATCTTCGTCGTTGATATCATAATCTTCTTCAACATAACTATTTAGCGTTCTCATACCACCAGTCTTTCGACCACTAGCATGTCTAGCATGTTTCCCTGAACGCCCACTAGATTCATCGTCGAATTTCTTCGACTGTGTATAAGTCTTGCCCATCGTATTACTCTGCAATTTCTTCCATGAAGTGTGTAAAAATCATTTTCATCTTAATTTTATCGTATTTAACAAACCCAGTCAATTTTTTAACTCGAAGCAATTCGCTACTCCAGATATTCTGGACAGTAGTATTTGTACTCCAAGGTTGAATGATTGGATGTCTGTCGTCTATGATTCTAAGTGTCTCAATACTTATCTGTCCACCGATGAATAATTTTAACGCGACTGGGTATTCATCGTCGACAAAGGTGAAAAGAGATGCAGGTGTTAGCTTATTAACTTCGATGTATGTTAGCATCTTAGCTAAGTCGTCTACGAAAATTTGAGTAATTGATTGTTTACGTTTATTCCAAAGAGTCAGATTGGAATCAGCCTCTCGTCCTTCGTAAATTGCACTCTCGTTTCCATACGCAAAGTTTGCAACAAAGAACTGAATTATGTCTTTGTCGGTGTCAAACTTCTTAGCAAGTTTCTCAAAAATATATCTATCATTCCTAGCATTGAACGCATCACGAGTACCCTTAACGTTTCCTCGATTCTCGAAGACGTTAAATTTTTCAGTGGTAAAGTGCAGTTTGATTGCTAGGTAATAACGGTATGCTTTAAAGCCATCCATATAATCACACGTCTAATTTAGCCTGTTTGGGTAAGTAATTCAACTCACGGAAATCCATCTCGATCTTATCTTTTAATGATTTATTGATAAGTGATGCAACGTCCGCAGGTTCCAAGTAGTTTTCTTTGCAGTAATAAAGCACAGCGTCCATATAACTTATACGCTTATCCTTTACAATTGATTCAATATGTAGTGAAAATTCGTTCGCTGTCTTAAACATTGGCTTGTCGCTGGATGTAATAATTAGTGTTTCTGATTTCTTGACAGAGTTGTCCATATTCTTTATGCTTTTGTTTGTATAGTTTCCAGATAGGCGTATCGGTACGTTCGGGATCCATCTTACGTTCAAATTTATCCAAAAACATAGTGAAGAATTTATCCATCTTCATGCGCTCAGAGAGAAGGTTGTTGTATTTAGTAATCAAGTCCATATTCATATTATACTCCAGTTTAGGGTGCAAGGCAAGGTTTATTTCAGGTTCATGATATGAGAGAGAACGATCTTAGACTCTTCATAGTCAGAGAGTTCTAAGGCTTCTTCAATGTAATCTTCAGCCTTCTTTTGCATACGTTCTCGACGAGACATTCTAGTCTGTTTCTGGAGTTCGTTCAGAAGGAATTCATCGAGTTCTTGAAAGATGTCATTCTGATGACGTTCATAGACATGTTCCCACGTGCCATCTTCTTTCAAACGAATCTTTAAAAGTTTTTTCGGTTCCATTAACCTCTCCTCATTGTTGCAATATCGTGGGCTTCTTCATCACTGAATACTGGTACAGCATTGCTCTTGTGCATCGTACCAATACCTTTTATTTTATCACCTGTATAGACTGGATTGGGACGCCAGCTGGCATTTCCTCCAGCAGTTGAACGACTTGGCAGCTTAGGGGTCTCCCGACCAGCAGGTGCACCAAGTGAGTATGAAAGACCAGCATCCTTAGCAGCTGCTAGAGGCTTCTTTGGTTCATACTTCTTAAGAAGGTCAGACCAAGACTTATCCAATTCCCGCTGTTTAGCAGTGGGTTTACGTTTCTTAGTTTTCTTAGGGGTGGAATAATAAATCATACTACAAAACCTGTCTTGTCTTTCTTAGCTTTACCCTTAGCCTTCAAACCAACGATAACACCCTTTGGGTCGAGGAAACGTAAGTCTGTCTCATCGCCATTGATAACTTCACGACCAAGATAAGTCTCAGGCACTTCGTGGAAAACTGCAGCCACGTTCATTCCATTAGAAAGGGCAATACGTACATCCATGTCGTTGCCATCTGCCTTACTGAAAGTAAGGTGATAGTTAGGGATGTGGCTAACTTTACGATTGTTGACTTTGGTGTAGTCGTAGAATTGAACATCAGGAAACATCTGGAAAATGTTCTTACCACCACGCACTTCATACTTCTCCCATGCCAAGTCAGAAGTACCATTCAAACGAAATACTGGAATCAGGTCTTTCTTCTCAGCTTTCTTAATTGTTTTGATAATCTCTTCTGTCAACTCATTCAAGAATGCACCACGATCCTCGAAAAATGCCTTAGTCTTACGAATACGTGCTTGTTGAATCACGTTAGTGGTCTCACCCTTCTTGAAAATACCACCACGACCAGCGGTATTGAGACAAGCAGCTGTACATCCAGCAGTACGTTTCGGACAGACTTCTTTACCAGACAAATCAGCTGGAGCGAAGTGGAGAACAGAAGACAAATAACCCTTCTTTTCGCCTTTGAGTAACTTTGGATTTCCAACAGTAAGTAGAGACATTCGATATCCTTTTCCTAATCAACTGTAGTAATTATTGCTCATTTCAGCATTTAAGGCAACAACTTTCTGGAGGCTCCGTAACTTGTTGATTCTACAAGGAAAAATACCCCTCAAAAGCTGAGGGGTATTGGCGGAAACCAAAAGTATTACTTTTTAACTGTTACAGCATAAGCGATACAGATGTTATCAGTAGAGTTACCATAAGCACATCGTACTGCAACGGGATCAATACCCTTTGCAATAGCAGACTCAATATTTCGTTCCATTGATTTTAGTGATGAATAGTTGTAAAAACCAACAGCACCAACAATAGATAACACGGCAGTCAAAATTGATAGTGTCCAAACATTATCATTCATAGTAATTTCCTTAAGAAAGTTCCTTAACGTCATCGCAGATTCCTAACTTTTTAGCTTCGGATGGGCTCAGCCAAATATCCTGTGGAGGCAAGAGCACATCACGAATTTGTTTTTCAGAAAGTCCTGTACACTTTTTATAGTGAGCAGTCATTTTCTTAGTTGTTAAATCGAATTCTTTAACTGTAGCAAAAAGTTCATGTTCTTTACCAAAGGCACCCCACGAGTACTGATGACTCAGGATAGATGTATTGGGAGTAAGAATTCGCATCCCTTTATCACCAGCGATGAAAATCATAAGTCCAGCAGAAGCAATTTGTCCAAGACCGATTGTTCGCACTGGGATAGAAGACCCACGCATTACGTCAATTAACGCAAACGCAGCATTCAGGTCACCACCTGGAGATGTAATAATCAAGTTTAGTAACTCTGGTTTTTCTTCACCGAAGTTAGCTTCAAAGATCCACTCAACAGCACCTTTAACGGTATTGAGTGAAATTTCTTCCATCATCAGGTAGAATGCGTGTCGAGAGCTTTCTTCCTTTAGTTGGAGATTCATCTTTTGCATCATAGTATCGTTCGCTTTCTTTATAAAATATATGTCTACCAATTACAGTAGTCTTTTCTAATCCACGCCAACGAGGGTTGACGTAATCAGCATGATAAAACAGAGCACCATTTGTGATGTCTGTTGTAGTTTCGTAGTTAGCGAAAACTCGAAGTGCAATTTCTAAAGCATCTTCATAAACTGATTCATTTTTAGCTTTTACGCGCTGGCAGAACCAAGAGAACTGACATGTTGATTTTACTCTTTGTTTCACTACAGAGCAAATATCTTTTGGATACCTAGGATCTTGTAGACGATTGAGTGTAACCAAAGCTACTGCAACCTTACCATCTTCTGGTTCAAACCCAGCTTCATGGTAGATGTTATCAGCAAGGCACTTCACTTGTTGCTGCGACTCTTTTGTTAACTGAGACATCTTAATCGTGAGACTAACTGTTTCAGTAAAAGTTGATTTGACAATAAGAGTCAAACTCAACGCCAATAATATGAACGGAATGTATATACGGTATAAGCGCATAATTATCTCCTTTATGGTTAAAAAGTCAGAAGGTGTGTGAACCCTCTGACCGATCCCTTATCAGGTGGACTTTTTGCTAGTCTTTTCTAGTGTAGCGTGTGGGATTTGTGATACGAAACTGTTTAATTGGGTTGCCTTTGCGACAACATCTGCTTCGGTTGGATAAGATGGTATTGTTGGATGGTCTGGTGGGACAGCACCTGCGTTTCGAGCAGATTCTACTCGTACTTGCCAATCATGTGATACTTGTTCTTTCTTACCGTAGTATTCTTCAACAAGCATATCTTTCGCCATTTTTAATAGTTCAAGGCGAATCTCGAACGGAGTCATATTTGACATTTAAGTCTCCTGTGTTGTGTGTAAAACGACGGTAGTGTGTCCAGCACCGTCAGGCTGGTCTATTATTTAGGATTCTCTAGACCCCAAGAGACTCTATTCCAGAGTCTTTCGTGGATGAAGTATAGAATAGTGTTTGCTGTAATCTGAACCAGAGCCACTGAGCTAGCAATGGCAAAGTTTCCTGATATTAGATAAGTTATCAAAAATGTACTAAAACTTCCAGTTAGACGCCAACTAACAGTTTTGACTAAACTTCTTTTAGTGCTTTCCATATAACTTCACTCCAGTTATCAGCATCTTGTGTAAGAACTCTATGATCATATCTATCTGGTTCCACAAAAATCTTATTGGTGTCTTCAAACCTACCAACATCAATAGTGTCAACCCATATAGTAACGTCAGCACTGAATAAATCACGAATCTCTGGCGTTGGAGCTACAAAGTCACATATAACATAATCTGTGGATGCGTTTTTAGCTAGATCTCTCATTCGTATACTTTGACGTATACGACCAGCTTCACTAAAGTCCCAGTCTTCGTACTGCTCACGAACTTTATCAGCATTGAACCAAGCACAGGTTCTACCGTCTTCCCATATTCTCTGCTGCAAGTGTTCTGCCAAAGTTGTCTTACCAGAACCTGGAAGACCCATAATCAAAATTGTAGACATTACTTCTTGTCTTCAGCCTTCTTCTTTGGAGTTGGCTTTGGTGACTTAGGTGCTGGAGGGCAATTACCTTTCTTGTCCTTAGTGACACAATTAGTCTGATTAGTTGGAGCCTTAGCGACTTCAGTAGCGAATGCAGAGAATGCGAATGCTGCTAATACGAATGCGATTAAATGTTTCATGTTGTATCCTTTATAAAATTTAAAGTAACATTGGGATTATCCTCAATGATCTGGTTCCACCTAGTTCTCCAAGCACCAATACATCTCTTAGTTTCATCTGAAGTATTAACATAATCATGAGTACAACTTTCTATTGTATCCGCAAACCAAGAGTCACATCCATAGATGTCTATTGTAGTGGCACCATTACGAATCATAACTTCAACAGCAACGTGTCCAGCTGATGGGTAAGGGTATTTAGGGTTGATAAGCTCAATAAGATATGGATCAAAGAGTTTCCTCTTTTTAATCTCATCTGTTATCATCCATGCTTTGCGAGAGAAATAAGCAGGTATCTTGATCAACTCTGGATGAAGACCCATATAATGGATAATCTCTGGATCAAGAATAACTGTTGCATCTACGACAGTCCAAGGAATGTTACAACCGATAACATAATCATATTCCAGAGAGTCTCGAAAGACAACTCTACTTGGACCATTACATAGAACTGCTACCTTCATTGTTCCAATACGGCTACAATGTTTTCTTGTTTGATGATAACACGTTGAGCATCACCAATCTTAACAACTGCTGCTTTATTCCACTCAAGATAAATCACATCGCCAACTTTAACATCTGTGACTTCTGGACCAATGGCTAAAACAGTGCCAGATTTTGATTGATCGAATCCTGCGCCTTGTAAAACAATACCAGATTCAGTAGTGTTCTCACGTTTGTTCTCTGCAACAAGAACTCTATCTTTTAACGGTGTAACGTTCATAATTATCCTCAATTAACGCAAACCTAAAAGTTTGCTTTTACTAAATAATTACATATCTTGGAGAAAATATGCAATACTTTACTTACCTATGGTTCGATAAGAACCGAAAAATGTTCTATATTGGAATGCACGAAGGTTCCGATGAAGATGGTTATGTGTCTTCATCTAGATGGTTTAATGGCGAACAACAATATAGACCAAATGATTTTACTCGTAAAATACTCAAAATGTTTGATAATAGAGCCTTAGCTAGAAAAGAAGAAGCTAGACTGTTAGCTATGATCAAAGATTCTGAATATGGTAAACGATACTACAATCTTAAAAATGGTCGAAAGAAGGGTACTCCAGCTTCCAACAAAGGTAAACCGATGTCAATGGAACAGCGAGAAAAACTAAGGTTAGCTAAACTCGGTAAACCATCGGCACGTAAAGGTATACCGAATAAAATTAAAAGTGCTGACTGATTGGGTAATAAGGACAGTCAGCGAAACCTCAGGTCAAGTCAGCTTACGCTGCAAGAGCCCAAACATTATCGTTTGCATTTACTTAGTTTGCTTGATTTACGGTCATCGCCTACCGTGCTGTCCACTTGTTTACTTGTTGCCCTGTCGAAACCATGGCATCCCCATCAAAAGTATACTAGCCGAACTCCCGAACGTCTTCAGGCTTTGTTTAACAGGTACACTCTGCACTAATACACTTTTGGTGGAGATGGCGGGAGTCGAACCCGCGTCCAGAACACTTTTCTCTTTGCTTCATACAGCAATAACTCTAATTATACTCTACAATTTCTTGCAAGGCAAATCAGATATTGTATTTATTCTTATAGTCTAGTCGTAACTTACGGAATGGACCAATCCAGTTATCACGTTTCTCGATAAACCATCGTGGATCGTCATTCTCAACTGCCATCAAAATTGCAAGACGACCAATAGGAATTCCAGTACGTTCTTCAAATGCAACAGCATAAGCTGCACATTGCATAAAGTAGTGGTAAATGTCTTCTCGATCTTTAGGCTTGCTTGCTGTCTTGAAGTCAATAACAGTCAGCTTACCTTGAAACTCAGCGATACAGTCAACCGTTCCAGCAACCTGTAAGTGATCAGAGTACAGTGGAGTTTCTAAGCAGTGGATGTTATCAATCTGATCGAGTAAGAACTTGATAGAGTTGAACATCTCCAAGTCAAACATATCAGCTTCGAATACATTTCCACGAAGATAATCCTCACAATACTGGTGAATCCGAGTGCCACGTGCTGATGCTCGTCCAGAGATTCGATTAGCTTCTTCAGCACCAACTCTCTGTCGCCATTTGGCAATTCCTTCTGCAGTTGCTTGTCCTGTGATTGTTGTTACGCTTGGATACGAAAAACCCGATGGAGTCAGATATGTTCTTTTTCCATCGGGTCTTGTGTCACGTACTAGTTTCGCAAAATCATGATGTATAAAGTTTTTCATTAAGTCAGTAGGTGAATACACTCATTGTAATGTTTAATTCTGTCTTCTAGACCAATGTATCCACCATTGATTTTCTTGGTCATAGTTTTAATGTCACCGATATCTGCTTCATTATTCAGCTTGTTCTTATTCCAGAACCAAATAGCTGACATCAAAGCAAAGTCACGATCCGCTGTAACCCAGTCTGGGTTGTTTACTACGTTCTCCCAGTCTTCGAACATTTCTTTGGCAAATGCCGTATAGTTCGCACGTCCAGTCAACTGAATTGGACCACGTCCACGGAAACGATATCCGTCTCCTGATTCTGGACCGCCATTACCCATGCGGTTAGCATAGATTTTGTTCGCAATCATTTCTGGCTTGCGAGCGTATGGTGTAGCTTCTTCAATTGTTGGGAAATACTTTCTGAAGATGCTATTCAATCCTTGTGCAGAATAGTTTAGGTTCTCTTCAAAAACAGTCCAACCACCAGACTCATGACCACATTGAGCTAAGAAAGCAGCAACACGTTGTGGTGTATTAATATCGTAAGTTGGAAATACTTCGTTCATCGAAGCTGCCCAAGATTCTGGATCTTGAGCGCGAGGAAATAATTGCTTAAATTGTTCTGCAGTTATCATTGTTTCTTCTCATAGAAATCCTCATATTTAAGTTTAGCCAAAATATAGTCTTTCACGAGAGAAGATCTCACGATATCGTCAACAGTAAACTCGATACGAGTAAAAGCACTCATGTGGTGAGCAATGTCAAAGAATTTTAAAATTCCAGTAACGTCGCTTTTTCTTTTTGTCAAGTCTGTCTGGCGATAATCACCACACCACATAATTTTAGAGCGATAACCGACACGAGTCATAACGGTATCAATCTCTTCATAAGTCAAGTTCTGCATCTCGTCAACGATAATGATAGCATCATCGAATGACATACCACGAATAAACGAGGTAGAGATAAACTGAATATGTCCCTGCTCTTCTAATCTATCCCATGCGTCTTTGCGACCGAATAAAGTCTCGCAGATTTGACGATATGGTTGCTCATAAATTTCCATCTTCTCATTAACATCACCTGGAAGATGTCCAATCTCTCGACCTTGTACTGCTGAACGCACTACAATAATCTTATCGAATGGATTTGATTTATCTAATACTTCTTCAATCGCTTTATACAAAGCACAGAAGGTCTTTCCTGTTCCTGCAACACCATGGAGTGCTACAAAATAATCACCACGTTTGTATGAGTCAAAGAATAATTTCTGATTCTGTGTTAGAGGGTCAAACGTTTTTAAGTCATCAATCCTTAATTTTAAGTGGTTATTTATTGGTTTGTCTTTCGTCTTAGGCTCACTTTGTACATTATCTAAAGGTCTTGTTTTTGCTGCTGCACGAGCCATCAGGTTTCCTTATTTCGGTTTTCGTTTTTTAATAATATGACGACCGATAGTAACCCCACGACGTTTCGTTGGAGCAGTAGTAGGTTTTGGTTTCTTCGGTTTAGTTGCCATAATTATAATTGAGATGATGATTTTTCTAATTGACTTCCAGGTGTTTTCTCATGGATTCTTTGTAAGACCTCCTTGAACCCACTATCGAATTTCCTTGTTGATGAAAGTTTGGTTGGGTCACCAAACGCTACAGCTTGGATAACAGTTTCCAACTGTGGATTCTCTGCTCTGAACGTATCAAGTTCAGAGATCTTCATAATCTTCTCAAATTGTTCGCCTGTTTCTTTATTGCGAAATACATATGTTGGCATAAAGTCTCCTCGTTTTTATTTAGCGGATCCACGAGGGCGTTTCACGTTTTTTCCAAGAAAACATTCTTTTCTTGTCGCCATTGTAGTAATTGTGATATGACTGAATAGAGTCTCCAGCAACCTTATATTCATCTGGCATGGCTGGAGTTGGCTCAGTGAAAGCACCAACAGGAATTTTCTTGGGTGTAGATGAAAGGACTTCTACTAGTCTTTCGGTTGCGTGAACACGTTGATAACGATGGGTGTATTCAGCACACAACTCTCTGAAGAGGTTCCAGAGGTAGATGTAGTTTTCGGTTGACTGTCTGGTCCAAATAGCACTAGGATGATTGTTATGAGTAGCAGAATAAAGTACGTTATCGCGACTGTCTGGTAAAGTCCAGGTCTTTTTCTTTCGTCCAGAAACAGACAAACCAACAGACTCAGTGCCATCAAGGATACGGTGAGCAGTAGACAAGAGTTGAGCATATTCGAGGATCATTTTGACGCAGTGCTTATCAACGTGTTGTTGAGCGCAGATGCGAGGGTCATTGTGTAGATAAAAGATGTTCATAGTATAATTATACTACAACTCTGCAAAAAAGTCAAGGGGTTGTACCTAAGTCTGTTACAGGTGGAATCCAGATGACACTATTTTTCAATTTAACACGAGGTACATCTACCCATCCTATACGCAGAATAGGTACTCCATATTCATCATGTTCGTGAATTTGAACTTGCAGACCAACACGTTCAACATTATTATTATCGTCTAAATGTTCTGCAACACGAAATTCATAAGACAAAGGTTTAACAAACTGCACAGGCATTGCAGGTGGAACTGCAGGAGTTGGGGGTGTTACAAAAATTTGTTTAGTGTTTAAAGATAATTGCATTATAAAACCATTCTCAATAATCCGATTGTGTCAATACTTGTTAGCAAGATGTAGTTAGCCAACATCCCAAATGATTTCCTAGTGTAAGCAGCCCAAGCATAAAGAGCACAGCCACTAATCCAGATAGGATATAGTACAAGAAGAGGAGGATTGGGGACTGTGACTGCCATCGTGATACTGCAGCCAATGCTAATAGCCCAAGCAAGCAACTCAATAATAAATCGAACAGGGTGGCTTTTATAATCATCTTTGATCCAAGCTAAAGTGTTTATGAAAATATCGTTCATGAGTGTTTACGCAATACTTCTAACGTAAGAATTTGCTTCAATATAGAGTTTAATTGATCGATGGTATCTTTAGCATTCGTATGAAGAATACCATAACCACCAGCTTCTTTAAAAGGAGTAATACAACCAATTGAATCGTCAATAAGAATAGAAGTTGGAGTGGCGTATTGAGCCTTTTCTTCTTTACTGCGAACGAAATTTGCTTTGTATGGGATGTTTTTAGCGTTGAGCCACTTCAATTTTTGCATTTTAGCAGCATCACCTTGAAATGGGTCATGTGTGCCCATTGATGTTAGAATCTCAATGTTGATTCCTTGCAGTTTTGACACGTGATTCAACAATTCTTGAGTGTCTGGCATAAAATCCAGCTTCTCAAAGATGTGATGATCCAGAACAGAGGCTCGAAATTTCTTTCGATCATCACGATTCGGGTCAAATTTGTCATATTCCTTGTGAAAATCGGCAAGGACACCGTCCATATCAAGATAAAGTGTAATCATAATGTTATTTTACTTCAAATTTCACAAAAATTCAACTTATTTCACGAATTTTGTAAAATCTGGTGGTTTCCAACCTTCTGGTTTCAGAATTTTACCGTCTTCACGACGACGAACAAGCCCAGTAACAGGGTCAATCTTGGATAAATTGGATTTTGCACCTTCGTCCCAGATATTTTCACAATCCCAACCACGTGATTTCATATATCCGATGATAACCCACATCATATCGAAGCAAGCATCAATTTCTTCAACAGTATCATCAGTGTAGAAGGCTTCTAAGAACTCATGATACTCTTCATCGATGAGTTTTTTGTATAATTTTGATTGATCAGTCTCACCGATAGGTTTTACTGGCACTTGTTGGCCAACTGCAGAGAGAAATACTGATACGTCTGTGAATGTTTTGCTCATAATTTTAATCCTGTTCAATTAGTCGCCATCGCAACTCTTTGTTTTCTTGCCTTAGGTTTTCGTTTTCGTGTTCTAGTCGGTTAATACGAATCATCAAAGCAAGAACGGCTTCTTCGATGTCGTCGAGTTTTAACTCAAGTTGTTTCATAGTGGCTTCCAAGTGAATGATACTTTCTTATCTATCATTCATATGGTAACTCTAAGAAGTCTGTGTCTTCCTCAAGAATCTGAATAAGAGCACCCTCATCTGCAGCGCGTTTAATCATACCATCGAGAATACCCCAAGTATAACCAGTGGCTCCATAAGAACGCTCACGGCATTCATATACAGAACCAGAACTACCCTCGAAATGATATACACCATCAACGAGAGTAGCCTTAGTAATACCTGAGTTTAATTTCCATGAGTCGCCATTGAGATATCCACCACCCCAAGAACCAAAAACACGATAGTGAGTTTTAGCATTATTGGTAATAGATACAACCATCCAACGATCTGGATTATATGTACTCATTTTCCAAGTACCCAGTTCTCTGCATAATCTTCAGCGTCATCAATCACATCAAATGTTGCAGTAAAATAAGTACCAGCTTCATTTCGAATAGAGACTTTATATTCTTTAGTCTCCAAGTCTTTATAAACGCTGGCGCTACGATTGTTTTCTTCTCCGATATACTCAGAGACTAGTTTGATTGCACTCATACTTCTACTACTTTCAATTTAAAGTTATCAGCGATCTCTTCGTGTCCGATGTATCCACGAGGATTACACACGATACGAGTATCACCAATCATATAATCAAATGCTTCATGGGTGTGGCCATGAGTCCACAACTTGATAGCTGGACGATCCAAGATAAACTCAGACAAGTCGCTATGGTATCCACCATTCATTACTTGGTCATCCTTATAGCGAGGATGGCAAGACGTATGAGATGGAGTGTGATGACCAACGACCACAACAGACTTCCAAGGTGGAGTCTCAGAAACCATAAAGCTGATGTAATCCAAACACTTCTTGTGTTCTTCAACTGCATCTTCTGGACAGAAGGTTGCAGTGCGAGTTTTGAACACAGTTTTTAGTCTCTGTTCTGCAGGTAAGGCTTGGAATTCTTCGTCAGTCATTCCAACTGGTTTGTCTTTGAGAACTTCTGTACGATAGCTGACTTCACGATTGCTGTTTTCCACGCAACGGAAATCATTCATCATACGCTTCATCGCATGCAACGTGAGTGGGTCTTCTTTGTTCATATCAGTCCACAGAGTAGAACCGATGAAACGAACATCGCCAAGATCAAACACTTCACGATCCAAGATGTGAAGATTAGTGTGATGCGCCAGCTTACGCTTCAATTCATTTAGAGTGAATTTAAAGTCGCCATGATAATGTTCGTGATTACCTGCAACGTAGACTACGTGAGGGAACTGGAAACAAACACGATTGAAAAAGTCATGGAAACGTTGAGAACGTGCGCGCGCAAAACCCATCTCTTCTTGACGACGATCGTACATATCCAAATCACGTTCGACAAGGATATCCCCAGACAAGATGAGTACATCCACGTTGTCTTCGTTCTTGATGTTAAGGTCACCAAACTCTAGATGTAGGTCTGAACACACACCGATTTTCATTCTGTTTCTTTCCTGTTGTAATAGTCGAACATGCGCACATAGTACGCAAATTGTCGAGGATGATGTTCGAAGTTTGGCAGTTCACCAAAGTATTCTTCCATAGCCTCATACTTGGCCAATGCTTCTTCGTCAGTCATATGTATATTTTAGTCTAAAAGAAGAATAAAGGCAAGTATTAATGCCAGACCTGGATTGCCTGTGGCTACAAGAGCCAATGCAACTACCCAGCCCATAAAGTTAGCTTCACTCACACAGTATCTCCACAGCTTCGATCAACAGTTCTAGTAATTCGGAATTGGACAATTCATCCAACTCGTTAGGAGAGATATCCAACTCCACCATTAGATCTGGATACTCTCGCATCAATTCACTGATACGTTCAATTACTAAATTTCTCATCGAATTAGACTCCGCGCAACAACTAGATCTTTACCTTTCATCCAGACACATTCGTCGAGGATGACACCATTTCGTACAGTACCTTCTTGCAGCAAATGGAACAACGACTGCACTGTAATCTCGAACTCTACACCACGAGGATCCAAAACCTTGAACAGCTTATTACCACGATAGCGATTCACTGTATCAATAATCTTGAAACCTTCCACTGGAACGTTATCCCAAATCTTGGGTGCATACAACTTATCGATGGGACGATCGTAGTTTACAACAGTGTAGGGATGACCATTGGCATTAGGTGTGTTTGGAGTATATTTCCACTCAGAACCCTTCTCCCATGGCTCACCATTCTTCTCATAGTACCCATCATAAGCCCAACTATGCTGAGTGCTCTTACGCTTGGCATCCGTAGCCTTGTTAGGCTCATGTGGATGGAGGAAACCGAAATTATGCTCGATCTCGTTTTTGATCGCCCAATTTCCAGGTACAGGATATTCGTTTTCAACCCTCTTCTGAGAAACCACGTAAATTTGATCAGGAACTTTTTTAGACATCGACATCTCCAATACAACCGCAAAAGGGTAGACCCCACACAACTGCAAGACCAATCCAACAATCTGGACTTACAGAACCATTATCAAGATAGACTCCAACAAGAGAGCCCACGAACATACCCAGAACTCCGATGAAGAGCCAGAATAATACAGTCATCCCATCGTTACTCATTACTCATCCTCTGGATACTCATAGTACCCTACAACATTACCAATATCTGCCACTAGGTTAGGAGCCTCTTCATAGACTCGATCTTCACAACAGCACTCTTCACAGGACACTTGTTGAGTCTCAATAAAGTCTTTACAAACTTTCCAGAGAGCCATCAATTCAGCATGGGTGGGATTCATAATGTAGTTCTTTCATCAATTTTCTTACAGATCCAATAGGTCAAGAGAGCGATACCTTCCCAGTACGATCGTTCTAGTGCAACTCATATCTCTCCGAGGTAAAAAATTGGGCGAACAGGTTTGACGCCATCAAAATCAGGAATACGTTTAATTCTCTCATTTTCCAACTATCCCTTCAATTATAGCTGTGAGCATACACATAGCACCAAAGAACAACCATCCATACACAGCACCATAGATGATACCGAGACAGAAAGCCACAATAATTACTCCAATAGCCCAGTCCATTATTTCTTACCTTTCAACTTTAAATATTGCTCATCATCTAGATCTCGAGCACCATCACAACCCTTGTTAATCGCCTTCGCAGTGGCTTTATTACCAAGTCGAACTAATCCACACTTACCGCAGTAGAGAAACATCCCCACTGTATGCAGCTTGCGGTTAAAGTTATGTCCTTGCATATTATATCCTAGGGATAAAAAATTACCACAGGAGTCGAAGCCTTTATAGCTTCCCACTCATCCTCTTCCATATCCACATCATCGGCAGTCCAGTCTCGAGGATACGCTTCACGATTATTCCTATCATAGACTGCATCAAAGTCTGCACCACGGAATTCATTGAATCCATTAGCCTCAGCATCCTTCTGAAGTACAATCTCCATATCTGGACGGGAGAGCAAAATTTTAGCTAGTTCATGTGTATTCATATTAACCCTTAATGCCCAAAGCAACCTTTTCCAGATCCGTCAGTTTAGCCAGACCACTCTTACGAAGATTCTCCTGAGAATACTCGATTACATCTTGCATACTCTCGAAGATAACGAAATTTTTACGAATACGAGTCTTACCGAAGTAGTTCTTATTCTTGTGAGAACTAATGAACTGATTAGCCAGAACCTCAGTGTCAAAGTATCCCACATGAGTAGAGTCTCGATCGTAAGACTCATACACTTCAAAACAATCAATATGAACTTGCTTCATTTCTTCTCCAGTAATTCAATGAGTTTAGCAACCTTCTGGATTAGTTCGATATTAGCCTGTAACAGCATTAACTCGATCTGCTCTTTGGGTATAGTGACCTCAACATCTTCGTCGTTCATTTTAATACCACCAAGAAAAACATTAGATTAACACCAACGAATACGCCAAGAACAAAGCAATGAATATAGTGAATCATAGTGAATCCTTAGACCATTTTATTGAAGAGAGCCTGAAATTCCTTAGAATTCAGTCGAGGAGATGCAGCTTTAAGAGCAGTAAGTATCTCCAAGGATTCCTTGCGTGCGCTACGACGGGCACGACGACGAGCCAGTTTAGCCTGATGAATATATTCGGCTTGGATCAGAGAGAAGGTTGACATAGTTAATTCCTTAGTACAAAAGGGTTTTCACACAAAAAATTTCTCGGGCGCATTTTTTCGAGCAACTGAAACCAATACGCTTAGAAAAAGAGGGGAGGGGTTGTATCGGGTTTTAGGCAGAAGGGGAGGAGTCCCTTCAATACAGATTTTCATCCTCGCATCGTGATTTTATTCACACCAGCAGCCATAATCATCAATCCACCAATAGCCACCAAGACCAATCCTAGCAGCTGTTCGTCGCTACCATTGTCCATGCCACCAACTGCACCAAAAACCATCATAAATCCAACAATCGCACGAATCATCATCATTCTCCAGTAATTACAGCAATTATACCACAAATAACAGCTTCACCAAGACCAAACGCAATAGCACACAAAGTATTCATGAATCCACTCTTTTCTTTGTCGTAGTCGTATTGCATCATTCTCTCCTAGTATGGCTCTATTATACAGCAATTTACAATCTCGACAAGCACTATATGGATAACCATACGTGCCTGAGGGGATTATGCAGTAAGCATGTATGTAGCAAGGTCTTTCCAGTCTTTGTTACTAGCACGAACCTTAGTAACAGAGATAAGGGTACGGAGCGACACTTCCTTGCAGTCGTCCTTGATCTCACGAATCAGAGCCAGAGCATCAGTCTTGGTCTTAGCATCGTACTCAGGCAAGAACTCAGCAGAGAGAGCGATGTGCTCCATACGATCGATCTTCTGATCCAGAGTCATAGACAGGTCGATCATCATCGAACGACTACGAATGGCTTGGTCGATACGAGACTGGTCCATATTAGAGATGAAGATAACACGACCTTCGAAGTTGAAAGAACGAGGCAGATCGTCATCACGCATATCGGCATTCCAGCTAATAACACGTTTACCGTAAGAGTCCAAAGCACCTTTCAACAGGTTCAGAGCCACTGGGTCTTTCAACACAGCATCACAGTCATCGAACACAATGATAGACTTGTTGTTCTCGAACAGAGTGCGGTAGAGACCTTTGGCAGTGCTATAGCCTTTAACCATCGTGAAACACTTGCGAGTATTGATGATTGAACCAACTTCAAACTCAGCCAGATCAGTGATGTCTTTGTAACCATTAGTCTCAAGAGTCTTAGTCACAGTGTAAGTCTTACCGAGACCGCCTTCACCAGTGATCACAGCGGATGGCTGAACACCAGTAGCAACCATCGTCACCAGTTTCTCAACGAAACCGAATCGTGTGTTAATGTCGAAACGATTAGACTTCTCAGTGGCCACGACGATGGCTTGTTCCATGTCACCAGCGAGGGCTTTTACTTTGCGCTCCACGTATGCCTTAGAATAAGACTTAATAGTCTTCGAACCCACTTTAGCCACGTAGTTACCACTCACTGCGTCAAAACTCACTGTAGTCATCTCAAATCCTTTTCCTAATCAACTGTAGTAATTATTACCGATTGCAACATTAAAGGCAAGGTCTTTTTGAAAGACCCCACAATCTGTAAGGTTATCGACTCGGAAAATAGTAATCCATAAGTTTTACTTGAAGGCTCAAAGCGGATCGGGCGGTCTCAAAATCGGGGGCGTCCAGTGTGAGGTCGGCCAAAAACTCTAAAAGTTCTGAAAGTTCGATATAGTCCATAATCACTCCAAAAGAGAGATTATACACCACTCGCAAGACTAAGACAACACCTTATTGATTATGGATACAGACACACTCGTACTGGAATACTTCTTCCTCGAACTCATCGATGGACTCGTCGTCTCCTACAGCTTGGACCACTAGTCCATCACCGATCACCTCTAGTCGAGTAAGAGTAACACCCATCGCTTCTGCGATCGAAACCACTACAGCTGGGTCTACCAGAGTAAGAGTACATTCAAAATTAGTCATCAGTCCAGTCCTTATCATCCACTCACACAGTGAGTATACCATAAAGTCAACTGTTAGTCAACTCTTTTTTGCAACTATAGTCCGCTATACTTCAGACCATAGATCACCATCTTGCACGAATTGGTTGACTTCTAAGTTATTCTGTGTACGTATAGGTGCGACTGGCTCAGGCTCTTCGTGGTTGTTGATACGCCATCGGGCTTCTTCGGCAGTGTCGGAATCACCAGTAATGAACTCAGTTTGCTTCTGGCGAAACACTTCACGCATAGCATCAGTCCACACACGACCATTACCACAGCTGCGACTGCAATATTCCCCGCGCTTTTTATGCTTGACGCCACATTTCTTGCAGTCTTTTTCTTTATATGCCATATACTTTTAGCTTATTAACACTGAATCACCCTATTTAGCCGTGCTCGTCCACCACATCCTAGACACTGCCTATATAAGCATCAATGCAGCTGGGCTGTGTCTCTCTCGTATTCCTCACTCCATTCTTCTTGATATAACTCCCAGCAATGGCTAATGATATCATCGTAGACTCCATAGTAATAATCTCTCTCGGTCATCATTGACTCTGGGTCTAATAGAATCAAGAATCGAACGGCACTGGATACTGCAATTCTTTCGTACTGAAGAATCTCTGTCTTAGCATATAGAGCATCGTACACGTCCTTACGCATTGGATTGTTCTTATAGTACTCTGCCTTCTCTATATCGAATTGCTTGGTTGATTCTTCTAGGTAAGCTGAATATTCTGCTCGAGTCATACTTACTCTTAGTTCTTGTTGTTCGATTAGTTCTCTTGGAGCATTGGTTTGCTTCATCTGGATTAGAATTTTTTCTTGTTTTTCTTTCCAGTTCTTCTCTCGAGTGATTGTGTCTTCCAGTATCATTTCATTTTCTTTTAAATAGCAGCATTCAACGCCATTGCCACACTCTCTGCATACTCTAGCTTCTCGGCATCGCTAGAGAAGTCTCCATCGATATACATCCTTGCATCATAGGTAAAGTTATCATCCTCTACCCATGTGCGACCATTGGTATCTTGCTGAGCACTGAATTGCTTATAGTCCGACCAGCCTTGTTTCTCTCTGTACTCTCGTTTCTTCTCGGAGTTTGGATCACGTAGGTTCATTGTCATCTTGTTTCTTCCTCTCTACTCTCTCTGTTAGTAGTCGTTTCTTAGTCTTCCCATCGGTGCATCTCCAACAGCCACATACCCAGAGCTTCTTCCTTGTATTCTTTATACCTTTGTCTCTGTTCTTTCTGTCACTCATTGCATCTCCATTGAGAGAACGGTCTACCTTCTCTAATTGCTTCTGCCATATACGCAGAGTATTGTCTACGGTACTGGGTGAACCAATATGGATGAGGATAGTCAATCATTGGATTCTCTCTGTATCTGCTCTAATTGGATTAGTTTGCTCTCCCAGCGATCCATCATAGTTCTAAACTCGATTCGATTCTTCTCTAACATAAACATATCACCAGAGAATACAGCTGCATCGATCTCGTCAATAGCGGTATCGGACAGACGATTATAAGCATTTACATAACGCCATTCATCTAGTTTATCCATTGTTATTCCTCATTTTCTTTAGTTCAGCCACTGATTCTATTGGCGCTTTCCCATGATAGAAGTTAGCTCTTAGACGAGTCCATTCCTCTTGGGTTGGATTCGGTATCTTATCCCATCCACATACTACGCAGACCCACTCTGACCAGAGACTAGACTCAAGAGCTGGATTATCTCTTAGGTAATCATCGGTCATACGTTGTTTGCTCCTATTCGTGCATAGCCACTGGTTGGTTTATTACTCTCTGGATGGGTTGGCCAGCTTCTTGGATCTACCATTTCTCCAGTTAATTCATAGCGAAAGTCTGGATCATACACCATATGACCACATGTCTTATAAGAGATACGTTCTGGATTATAGACGAATATCACTCCACGTTGCATACAGAAGGAGAATCCTTTCCTCCAGACTGGTCCATTGATAGTGCCGATGTATTGGACTACGTTTCCCTTATGCATCTCTAGTATGGCTTGGTGGTAGTCGATCATCGCTTTCTCCCATAGATCCTATCCAGTTCTTTCTCGTATCGTTCATCTGATGCCTTATTAGCCAATACGAACCAGACGGCTATGGCGCAGAGAGGGATTATTAGTATTGCAAAGAGTAAGTATATCATTTGAACGACTTGATCCACTCTATTAGAACGATATTGGCTTCTGCTCGAGTCAGATCGAATTGGGCTTCGAGATATGGACCAGCACCCCACATATTAGTTACTCCACTGTCTCTTAGAGCAATTAGGTATTCTTTGTGTTCTTCAGTTAGTTTCATCATTCAACTCCGAAGTGTTCTTGAATATTATCTACAATCTGTTGATATGGTTCTGGCCGCAACAGTTTCTTACTGCCGTGGGTGGTATCAATCACATCAATACATTCTTTGATAACTAGGGCCGCATAGAGTTCTTTGCTAAAAATCAACTCGCCATTGTGTTCTACAAGACTTTTTACAGCCAGACTTTCTAATAGTTTAGTCATTCTTTACTCCTAGTAATTCTTTGATTAGGGTCTTTTTATCTTCCGTGGTCATCCCAAATTCAAATCGTTCTCGTATATCACTAACACAATGTAGCCTGCCAGTATTGTAATCGCTGTTACCTACACGGCTTTTACAAACTTCAATACAATCGTCCACAATTCGTTCAGCCAATGCTTCAATCAATGCCCACTGCTTGGTATTGTTTAGATATTCAACACTGATGCCAACTTCCGTTGCTAACTGTTTAATTCGTTCGTTCATCATTCAACTCCAAAGTGCTGTTTAATCTCATTCATACAATGAATGCCACCTTGTTCAAAAGTATCAACTGATTTAGGAACAGGATCACTAATAACTTGTTCACAACATCCGATACATTCTCTCACAATCAACTCGGCGAACTCGACCAAATTCTTTTCTTCGCACCAATACATTGATTCTCTGCCATCATAGATGTTTGCCTGTAACAAGAGTTTTTTAATTCGTTCGTTCATTCTTCAACTCCGAAATGTTGTTTAATCCTGTCCTTGATAACTTGAGAAACATTGCCATTGATACCATCTTCACGAGTATACCAAACCTGCTCCATACATTCCCTGACCATCAACTCGGCGAACTTTTTGTAATCAAATTCTTCGCTGGCGTGGTCAACATAAAACTTACGGGCCACGCATTGTTCAGCAAGTTGTTGAATTCGTTTGTTCATTCTTCAACTCCAAAGTGTTCTTTGATCGACTGAGCACAATCTCTTGGACCGCTGGACGAATCAGGTTCATTATCCCATCTCCAAGTATGGTGTCGATCTAGGCAAATACCGACACATTCCTTAATAAGTAACTCTGCGAACTTTTCTGGATCAAATGAACTGAATTCAAAATTACCATCACCGACATTCTTCTGATAAGCAGGAAAGTAGGTCAATTTCCCATCATACATACGAACAAGTCCACCAGATTGGTTGTAAAGTTCTTTGATTCGTGCGTTCATTCTTTAACCCCGAAATGTTCTTTATACAAGTTGTGCAAGTTTTTACAAGTATTATGGCCCAATAATGTTGAGTTGATTTCCATACATTCCCAAACAATCAACTCGGCAAACTTTTCCAGCATCTTGCTCTGCGAATCATTCAAGAGTTCTACATCAATAATGCCAGTTTGCCCAGCAAGTTCTTTAATTCGTTCACTCATTTTTCAACTCCAAAATGATTCGCAATAGCAGAACCACAATTCATAGCTCCACCCCAAACACCATTATACAACTGCTTACCGTCTTGAGTTAGGAAAGAACTGCTCTTTAGCTTATGTGCATCCTCAGCAACTTGACCACAGCAACCCATACACTCTTTGACAATCAACTCGGCGAACTTTTTGTTAAACCCTGCCAAGTCTTTCATAATGATATTAGTATTTTCCGATCTCTTATATCTTGGATTACGCTCCACGCTATCAGCAATAAATGCCTGCATAGCAAGTTCTTGAATTCGTTTGTTCATACTGGCTCCACTTGGATGTTACCCTTGACTACCTTTAATAGTGTAGCATACAACGGGTGAAACTTTTTCTTTCCCTCGACTGCAGCTTCAACTGTGCGGAATGGACCAGCGTGGATGCCTTCTGCATTGGCGAGATAATATACTTGGTAGTTTGTCATGCTTTCTTCCTTAGTGCTTTCATCCATCGAATCTCTGCGTTCAGGATCTGTATTGCTTCCTTCTGTCGTTGCTTGGTTCCTTCATAGGCTGGACCGAAGTCGATAGTTGGATCTGGCACTAGCTCTTGTAGCAGTTCTTTAATCTTTAGTGCATTCTCTAGAGTCATAGCTTCTTCAGTGATGGATAGTCGTTCTCTAGTTCTTGCAGGCGACTCTTTAGATTGAGATATTCTTTTGATGCTTCGTTCTCTGCTTTCACTCGATCTTGGCGACGTTCTGCCTTAACCTTTAGAGTTGCCAGTTGTTCACTATCTGGTAGAGATAGTACGACTAGATCGAGTGCAATCTCCACCTGCTTTAGACGGATGAATAATTCAGTTATTTGGTCCATTTTTCTTCCTTAATAGAGAATATCGATATTCTCCCAGTTCCACGCATCGTTTTCTTAGTTGATATGCCAGTTGTCTCTCTTCGGGAGTCCAGTTCTTTTCACCTGTATTATGTAGAGAGACGAATGCCTGCTGGATCTGGCTTAGTTCTTCAGTTGTCTCTTCCCACGTCATCGTCGGTTCATCCATGCTAGTATGTTTGCAGGTCATTGGTCCACTCCAAAGTGTTGTTTAATCAATTCAACTGCACGACCACGAGAGACCATATCACGTAGCATAGGATTCAATGCCACACTACACTCTTGGATGATCAACTCGACGAACTTTTCAGGATTGAACTTATTAGGTTGCTCCCATAAAATGTCTTTAGTTAGCGTTCCTGTTCCTCTAGTCGGAGGTTGTGGTTCATGCGCCTGTTGGTAAAGTTGTTGAATTCGTTCGTTCATTTTGAAATCCTATATCCAACGCACCACAGATCGATTCGAGCGAACCAGTTACCCCGATTCTTACCGAAGCCGATACGTAGCATTCGATCGTCCTTGTCCAGTAAAATTTTAGTTAGCATTCGTATTTCCTTACAATCTCATCAGCGCAGTGGTGTCCATCTAGACCAGCATCACCTGCATTTTCACAGATGATTAGAACGTCCGAGATAAGCAACTTGGCGAACTTCTTAGAATCGAACCATGGTGGACCATACGGTTTAGCTTCCCAGCACTGTGACTCAAGTTCTCGAAGTCGAGCATTCATTCTTCACCACCATGATAAATGTGTTCAGTGACTTCCCATTCCATACGATCAGAATAATGGACTCGTTCCTTCTCGATAAACTTACCAGCTTTCTCGAGGGTTTCAAATAGGCCACAGTCGATTCGTTCAGAAGGACAATGTGGATCAATCATATCTACAGCGTATGCTACTTTCATTGTGTTACTCCATTCATTGGTCGTGGACCAGTTTCCTCACCGATAATGACTGTACTTGATTGTTTGGCAGCAGCTTCCAGTTGAGCCAGAAAGTTTCGATTAGTCCGTTCTTCGTCCTTCATGGCACACTCAAAGCAGATGTATGCTCCATTATGTCCATATGGTCGGCAGTCTTCGTCTTGTTTACATTCAGTGCAAATCATCGTGGGTCCAGTGGCATCAGTGTACCGTTTTGCGTTATAAAATACTTACCAGACTTGCGGATCTCTTCCTGTCTGATATCAAACTTTGCTCGTTGGTAGCCTTCAGTGTAACCAGTGCAGTACATCCATCGTGTAACAGCCACTGATGCAATGAAGAGTAGTAGTACGTCTTGCCAAATCATTAGTAACACTCCTCGACTGTGACTGTGTGACCAAGATGTTCCAGTAGCTTCTTGATGCCTTCTGTTCCCATATCTTCGTCGTTATGATCCCAACGGAAACGCTTCCCATCTACTTCAACAGACCAGCCATCGCAGTATTGTTCAATTGTAATATCTTTCATTCGTCAACTCCGAAATGTTCTTTGATAATGTTAGCCCAGAAGCCAGTGTCAGAATCATCCCTTGAATTTACAGCACTGGCACATTCTCGAACAATCAACTCGGCGAACTTTTTTGCAAATTCTGGATGATAGTCATAATTTTCAGATGCCTGTAGAGCAAGTTGTTCAATTCGTTCGTTCATTCTCTATACTCCGTAACGTAAGGTACAGTGACCCATTCCATCAGATGACCATCCCAGTATTGTAGATTAGTGGACGACTTGTTCTCCAGTCGTCGCTTGGCGTCCATGAGCGACAGATCATTGGCTCTGGCATATTCCTTCACCGTCTCAGCTGTGACTCTATTTTGGATAGTGAAATATCGTAGTTTAACCATGGCGATAGATCTCATTAATTGTCTTGTTGGCAACCACTTCCACGTCAGCGAGGATACGCTTGAGTTCGTCAATGTTGACATCCAACATCTTTACTACAATATACGCTACCATACGTTCGTGGGCATCTTCGGAGTTTAGCTTTTCTCGTTCCGAAACAAGAAACATCTCCTTGCCAGCGATCGTATTCTCGAGGTTTGATTTAATTTTGAAGATATCCATGATTACTCGCAACGGGTGTTAGTGAATGTACCGAAGACTGGACCAGTGTGTTCAACCTTCTTACAGGTAGCTGGCACTGACTTGTAGCCCATACATTGGGTTTGCTTCAGGGAGTTATTATACTGATAATGAGTACAAACTGATTTCTGACCTTCGAACGTATCCAAGACTTTATCGCTACCAAAACCTTGATCAATAGCACACACCACGAGCAGCAGAGGCATAGCGATAATGCAGCCAAGGATCAAGTGGGGGATGTAGTCAAGAGGGTTTCGCATTTCGTTCTTCCTTATCAGATGAATCTATTATACACCAATCCACGAGAAAGACAACAACTTTCTGCTAATAACCCTCAAATAAAAAGTAATACTTTCGGTTTACTTTTAGTCGTAGTAAGACCTACGTTGTGCTTGCTCTTCGTAGCCCTTACGACACTCGTCCCAGTCCTCTTTCTCGACTGCACCGATAACGTCGCTCAGACCCTTGCCATCGTCGAATAGCTTCTGCCCGATAGCGTATGGATCGTAGTATTGCTTCCAAGCACGTTCAGCGCAGAACCGAGCATCCTCGACTGGTTGGTGGTCGTATGGTTCGTTTGGATGACCTTCAGCGCAGTCACGTTCATAGTTCCCAGCCATGTAGCTAGCCAGAAACGTGCACACGTAGTGGTCTATGAATTGTTGCTTGGTCACTGGAATTGCTCCGATACGTTAATGCACTCCAATGGAATCAAGAACACTTCATGGCTTGAATAGACTCGACAGAATCGTTCGTAGTCATAGCGATAGAATTCTTCCACTGGATAGCCCAGCAGCGTCTCAGTCAGCCATTCATAGACATAGAATCCATTGGTGTCATCTTCGTCTTCCTCATCTTTGATTGTATAGAAAGCATCGATCTGATCTTGGAGTTTCTGGTTTGGTTTGCATACTGTCAGAGCAGATGTAATAGCAGCAATCAACTCATCACGAGTGGTTGCTCCATTACCAAGACCATTGCTACTATTGCGTGACTTAAATTGCTTGGCGAGAGCCACGAGGAATGTGACATCGTTGATGCCAAGACCATTCAGGATCTTTGTCTGATATGCATCAGCATCGTTCTCCCAAGTGGTGACGTGCAACTGATAACCTGCAGGAATATTACTCATTATCTTCAACTCCAAAATATGCCTTTACGACTCGAGGCTTAATGTTACCGTGTCGGTTCTGTAATGTCAAAACTTCTTCACCAATCAGTCGTGCGAACTCAGCCAGCAGCAATTCTTGAGTGAAGTACGAGCCTTGTTTCTTGAATGGCTCATACGCTTTATCCATTAGACATTTGACTCTTTTGGGGTTCATACGTCCAATCCAAACTTCTCTTGTAGATGGGCTTCGATCTCTTCGATAGGTACACAGTCGTCTGGTGGATACGAGTTACGCAGTCCACGGATAACCTCAAAGATCAAATTCTCAGCGAAACAGTGCATGTCATCCATAGAGAGCAGAGCAATGGGCACACCAGCGACTGCCTCTTCGAATACGATGTCAGACTCTCTCATCACTTCATTAACGATACTCATTCTTCAACTCCGAAATGTTCTTGGATCAATATCCCAATGTTCAATAAGCATATCACAACTTTCGTCATATCCATTCTCAGCAAACATTTGGACACATTCTTTTACAATTAACTCAGCATGTTTACCACAGGCAGTTGCATAGTAGATGTCATTGTATCGTCGTTCAGCAGGAATTACACTGTTAGTATATTGGATAGCCTGTTTATACAGTTCTTGAATTCGTTCTACGTTCATTTTGATTCCTCAAAGTTCACTAAGTCTTTCTCAAGCACTTCACACCAAATTTTCGTAGGTTCAGAAATCAACGCAAATTGAAACCATGAGCCGACTTGACGCAAGTATTCCAATCGTTCAGGTTGCCATTTCCAATTGTACTTGCCACCACGAACTAAGGTATCTTTGGTTACAGGATTAGTCATCATTTACCCCACAACAATAAAAATTTCCATATGACGATCTCATACATCGTTTGGCCATTCATATTACGAACCTTGCCAACGTGGATGTAATCAGTCTTTTCTTTCTCACGATCAGTGATATGTGTCCAGCAGTCGTCAGCCCAGTTGGCAGAGAACAGATAGCCGAACATTGTGAAATATCGTGGCTCATTAGGGCAAGGATACGTATTGAAATATTCTCGTGCTCTTTGACTCATCATTTACTTTCTGGTAGTTTACAATCAGCATCTTTACCGCACCAGACGGATTCGATAACTCCCTTGACACCATGTTCATTCACAGCGTCAATACTCTTGTATGCGATAACACCCATAGTGATCCAACTGGCGAAGATGAATACAAACACCATTCCAATAAACCAAGGTACGATTTTATGTACGTTCATTTTGTTTCCTTACCAGCTAATTTGAATGCCGTAGTTTATATGCTTTGGACCATTACCGTCATCGTCTGCTAAGCCGCGAGGCACATACCAGTCACCGTCGAGTTTAATCTCTGCACGATATCCCAACTCTTTGAGTTTCCAAACCACAGCCTTTTGCAAGGGAGTAATTATCTGATCAAGATGGTCGTATGAGCCCATACTACCCAAGTGGATGATAGTTTCACGTTTGCCACCTTCTGCGGCTTTAACGACTTCTTTCTCTACTGTATGCTTCAAATAGTCAGCAACTTCTTGACCACTTTGGTCATACAGTTCTTTGGCTTCCTTTGCGGTAATCATTTTGTTTTCCTTAAATGCTGCTGCCGAATTGGATAGTGAAGTATGGACGAACAGTCTCGCCATCTTTGTAGATGCAGTCAAAGTCCACGTCGATACCTTCAACGTAGCTGGCATAACCACTGGTGTTCTCACGAACAGAGAATTCTACCTTATACTTCTCGCACATGGCAGCAAACTCTTCCTGAAACTCGATGGCAACTTGTTCTGCCACAGTGCGTTGTCGAGCATTTTCTTCGTTGCTCACGTATGTGCTTGGGTATACTTTGATAGTCATTCTTCACTCCATGCTTCTTCTTGGCAAAACAACCAAAACCATTCCAATTGTTCCTGAAATTCTTTAGCGTTCAACATTTTGATCTCCTAAGCAGATGACTCTATTATACATCAATTTGCAATAAAGTCAACAACTCACATAAATTCTTCTGGCTCACCTGCCCAAAGTTCTTTCAAGTACAATTGCTGGCGCACAGCTGCTTTACGAAACGCTTCGGGAGTCACTTTGCTAACATCGACTTCGATGTACTGATTGTGCCACATTTGCTCAGCAAAGTCTTTCAGATCAGCGATAATCTTTTCATCCGACCAAGTTGTTCGCACAAGAGCCTCGCTTGGCCAAGAACAGTCGTTCATAATGTTCTTCAAGATTGTCGAGGGTTGGTTCATTTTGCGTGGCATTTTGTTTCCTAATCAACTGTAGTTATTATACATCAATCTGCAATTTGGACAACAACTTTCTGGAATAACCCTCAGAAGTATGGGGTTTTATCTGTCAGGATTCGGTCGTGACCGACGATAGCCTTAGCCTTCCACTTCAGAGCACGGCGAGTATAGTGTCCTTCTTCAGCCCTATGGGACGCTGTAGAGGCGTATTCCTTGTATGCTGCTACCTTAGCGTAAGTGCTCCACAAGTAATTGAGGGCTTTACCGACTTTGATTAGATCCATTTTGATTCCTTACTTGTGAAGACGATCGATCTCAGCGTTGATCTTCATTTGCTTGATTATACTACGATTGTAGAAATAAATTCCAACCATACCCAACAGAAGCCACACACCAGCCACGATAACTGCTATTTTAAGCAGAGTGATCAGGAATGTAGGGATAGCGAAGGTAGTTATTTCGATGTACATTTTATATCCTTAGATGGTGCAGTCGTCAGTCTGGCTGAAGTAGAACGTATGGGGAGCAGAGAGCATCAGCGCAGTCCGAGTGGACTTCTTTACATAAGTGTTACCATTACAGTTAAACACTTCACCGATACGAACAAGACGAAAAGTAACACGCATTTTGATCTCCTTAGATGGCGTCTTCAAATTTCTCGAGGATGGCACCCAGTTCAGAATCACTGCTACCACGCAGACGATCCATAAACATTTCAGAGTAAGTACCAGTCTGGATAGCATGGTCAAGAATCAATTCAATCAGATCATTTCGGTTCATTTCGTTCTCCTAATCAACTGTAGTTATTATACAGCCATCTTGCAACTACGACAACAAGTATCTGGATAACCTACAATTCTGAGGGTTATTATCGAGCCTCGAAACGACCTTTAGCGTCCCGAGCAGGGTGACGATTGATCTGGCGATAACCCTCTGTACGAGGCTGATAAACGGCTATATCGACCTTCTCGGAGTCCCAACGCTTGGATGAGTAGGTGATAGCCTGAGCCAAACAGTCGGATTCGAAGAGGATGGGAGCATCGTCCTCGTGAGCGCATTTGTAGTTAGGCGAGAGGTGGACTACGACGTATTCAGACATGTTCTTTCACCATTGCTTGAGTGTAATAGATGCTACCGCTATAGTGGCAGGCAACGCTGATTCCACCTTGTGGCGTGTAGCCTTCACCAATAAAATCGTTTACACGAACCATTAGCTCTTTAGGGTTTGTTGCTTCAACTAGGATATACTTCATTTTGTTGGCTCCATTGAGTTCAGGGTCTGTTTAATGGCTTCGGCTAACTCTCGGCTAGCAGCTTCAGCGACGTTCTTACCAGTGGCGTCCTCGACCCAATAACCATGAACACGGAAAGGCATCGTGAACCAAGTGTTAGCGTAGTAGAGGCGAGAGGTTTTGTTTTTCGTTTCCATGTAGTTATTATACATCAATTTGCAATAACGACAAGGGATAAATGACAAAACCCCACGCAAGGTGGGGTTATTAAAAGTAAACCTAAAGGATTACCCGTACCAGCTATGGTCTTTCACGATCTCTTCGCTCTTCTTACCGCAGACAGTGCATTCATTCCAGTACGTAGTGTGGGCTGTATCGTTGTAAGAACCACTAAAGTATCGACTCTTCCGTTCCAATGTACCTTCGTGGGTGCACTGGTCGTATATCTCCTGAAGTTCTTTCTGGTGCTTACGAATCAGTTTGACCTTAGCGTTTGCACGACGATTGATTTCTTTGATTACGTCAGACTCGTTTAACATATACTAACAATCCTTTTTTAGTGGCAGTCTCGATCATATTCTTAGTGCCACGTGACTGTCCATCCCAGATAGCAATGAGTGCTTCTGCATTCTCTGCCATCTTACGATTACGAATTGGACCAGCAGCACGACCATGCGTAGCCCAGTCAGCTTCGTACACGTTGAGAGTTTTATTCATCTCTTCAGCGTATCGTTCTCCAAGAGCATCAACACCATTGGCTCCACCAGACACTACAGTAGTAATATCGAATTGTGCTTCCTTGATTGCTTCTAGGAGAGTTTCGTAGTTATGGTAGTCACGACCACCAGCAATGATTACCTTCATCGAATCCAGCCCATATCAGTGGCAACAGTGAATGGAAATACCCAGAATGCGAATATCAATAGTAGAGCCACACCAGCCTCGTCCCAGTAGAACTTACGGCGACAGAAATTAGCAAAAGCCATGCTAGCATAAGTTGTGGCAGCGATGTATGCGATTGTCAGTACTGCGAATAGTGTCATCATTTTGCGGTGAGCCTTTGAATTTCTTTCCATACATCGTCTGCAGCACGAGCAGCTGCAGTACCAGAGAAGTCCTCACGGAATGCTGCACGAGTCAACACCCACTGTTGTAAGAATTCTTCCTTGGTTAGTTTCTTTTGTCGAACTGGAATTGGTTTAGTTTTTGGTTGCATTGATTTTCTCCAAAATAGCAATCATCTCAGGAATAGCTTTCTTGTCAATATGCAAGAAGATTCCACGTTGGTAGATATCGTCGTAGTGATGCAGACGCATACTGATTGTAGTATCACGATCAGCGATAGACATGTATGGACGACCATTTCCACCAGTGATAGTGTGTAATGGAATCTCTTCGTAGCCCTTGTCATCGTCGCCTTGTTGTTCAGCGCCAGCACGTATATTGTCTAATAGGTTCATACTTTAAGAACAGATCTAATAATTTTAACTTGAGAGTCTGGAGCCAGATAAGCACGACAAGCAACCATCTTATCACCAGTAGCGATATCGTCTTGGTAAGTAAACTCAACCAGCTTGTGCGTTAGCATGTAGTCTGCCATCTGATGGATCAATTCAGCCTTTAACTTATCTCTGGCGTCTTGATCACCATCTTCCAATAGAGTTTTCCATTCATAAGACATTCGAGCACGACCAACCACCATCTTACCACCGATGGCATATTCGTATACATCGAACCTCACATCACTTGTCAGCATCTACTTTGTACCAGTAAGAGTAAGAATCAGGTTCATCTTCGAAGTCTGATTGTTTCTCCGCATGTCGTTCGCAGTATGGGTGATCACCAGCAAATTGTGTAGAGCGAATCCACACAGCAGGTTCACTGCACTCCATGCATGTTAGTGTTATTGTCATTTTTCATCTCCTCGAGATAGCCTCTGATAATCTCAGAGAGTAATTGTCTAAACATTAGTGTCTCCTGTGGTCTGTGCAACAATTGGACTGGTCAGAGTCATCTCTTGCACTGTACCGTCTGCAGTCTTGCACCAGATAGTGTATGGTGGCTCCCAAGGATACGTTGGACCATATGGATTCTTTGGTTGAATCGGTTGGTATGGCATCGATGGATTCCAAGGTGTATATGGCACTGGTGGATTCACTGGTGTCAAAGATGGAGTCGATTCATCGAATGTACCATCATCATAGAACGTAACGATTTTAGTAATTTTCTTCATAGCCATTCATCATCCTTATCCCAACGGCGATTGATATAATATTCCTGCACTGCAAGAATTGCTTGAGTTAGAAACCATACACGTTCTTCACGATCGAAGATACCATCACCTTGTGGTTCTGCTTCATAAACTACATCACCACCATAATCTGGTACTGATGCAGTGAACCCACCATGACGCAGACGGAAATATGCAACCTGTTCTTCACCAGCATATACGTCATATTGCTCTGGACATGCAGAGCAAGTTTGTTGAAGGCGATAGCCGTGAATCATCACTGGCTTCTTCCACATCTTTACGGTTTCAGGGGTAACATTGTCCATGCGCTTGTATCTTTCATTACATATTCGTTAATATAATCTGGGGTGTTACTTATCAATTGTTTAAGAACCTGAGCATCAATCTCTTTAGCGAGCAATTCAGCAGCTGATTGTACCACATCATCTGGTTTTAGTTTCGGAGTTGGTCTCTTTTTAGGAAATAGTCCATCGTAGACATCAACCAATGCTTTGTTTGGCACATCAGAAGCCAACATCAATGTCTCGAGTATTTCGACAATGTCTGGTCGTTCTCTCCACGTACCAATCAATACACCCTTTGGATTACGAATACCCTTAAGATGCATCACATTGGTCACTGCCAGATAGTTTGGCATCAATAATGGTGGTGCGCCAGATATCGCATAGTTTGATCTCTTTTTAGCGATGTATTCTTTTGCTTGGTCAAACGTACCAGCAACTACGTAGATGTGAGTCATTTTGTAACAAGAGCAACCAAGCCAACATAAGTCATTGCATGCAGGAATTGATCCATGCCAAGCAACCACCAGAACTGTTCATGAGTGTTTGGACCCCAACCCATCTTGGCATTGAGATTCATCTTAGCCCAGTCGATGTTGTAATGAATCGCAGCATCCAAGAACGAGAGATAAACAGCAGCCTCTGGAGCATACCAAGCGAAACAACACCAAGTACCCATGCCATGGAATGCAGCATGCAGGATTCCACCCACATGGCCATACGTACCTTTGTTACTCCACTGGAACTTAGTCTGCAGTGGAAAGTCCACTACAAAGTGTTTAGTGAATAACAGAGCAATGAGTATTAGTGTATCGTTCATTTGTTTGCTGGAGTAAAGAGTGGATCTAACGGAGCAACATGCAGGTGATCAAAGACCAATTGGAACTTTGGTAGTGGCAGAGTAGCAGGATCGATATCCTGAGTGATATTGTATGCCAATGTCACATGTGGTTTGTACGAATCGTAGTCAGATGTAGCACCCATTGCACCAAGAGTATTATTCAACGCACGAGCCTCAGCAGACTCAACACGGAGCACCAAACACTTACCACCATCCTTAGTGTCGAACATTTCATAACCAACAGCATCAGCCTTCACTGAGTATTCACGAGAGAGTTTCTCTGCATCAGGCACTGGTGTGCGAGAGTAGATTACAGTGATGTGATACGAATTCTTAGTGACACGTTCATCAAGACCAAGATTAGCCTCAACAAAGTGGTCCAACAGATCCATTGACGATTCACTCATTTCCAGAGCAACGTAAGTGCCATCCTTATGCTTGGCGTATTCTGATAATGTGGCTAACTTCATTTAGTCTTCTTCCTTGTTGTGGAGCCAGTCGAACTCTTCGGCTTCGCTGGAGAGGATGGCGTCGTTTTTCTTGTACTCTTCGTAGCAGTCTTTGCAGACACTTTTGAAGGCAACGGCTTTTTGCCAACCGTCTTCGTTGATCTCCCACTCTTTGGTGGCGATGTTGTAGGTGTCTTCGATTTCTTGGACTTGGTGTCCGCAACTGGCGATGATAGACATTCGTCTGGGTCTCCTAACATTAGATGGTTGTAAATACGTTCATTGATTTCTTCAACATCGTATTTAGAACCGAGTCTATCCTCGAATGCTTTCCACGATTTTAAATTGTATCCACGACACGGAACCTTTAACTCAAAGCCAGAAGGTAACGTGACGTGAAGAACAAAGAACTTGTCTCTCATTTAATTACTGCAGACCCCACCACTTACCAGCACCATCTTCATAGATGTCGTCTTTGGTATTCAGGTACATCTTGTCACCGTCCACTGGATCGATAACGAATGGAGTAGAACCATCGAACTGTCGAGTCAGCATGCCAACGATAGGTACACCGTTGATATTCAGACCAGTCGTTGCTGGTGCATCAGTCGTAGTTGTAGTAGTGGTAGTTGTAGTCGTTACAACTTCCTCATCATAATCCCATGGACCCACGGCATAACTCCTCATAATAGAAACAGTGATAATAAGAAAGAACAGAATCAGGACGATAAAAAGAAGTGCGCTCATGCTAAAATTCCAATCAAGATAATAAACAAAATAATTGCCAAGAAACCAAGCAATACCATACCAACAATGTCACCAGCAGATGGACCAGATTGAATCACAACTGGTTGTGGTTGTACTTGTGTGGCACCAGCATCAGCAGGAACAGGTTGTGCAACCATACCACCATTCATTGCAGTGAACTGACCATTTTGGTAGACACCGACTTGGTAGCCTTGTTGGTTCACAACACGACCATCTGGATACAAGAGTGCGTTGTTACTGTATTGACCTGGACCAACGTACATAACTGTGTTGTGTGGGTGCATCATATTCGCAATGATCATACCAGTCAACAGTCCGTTATTGTAGCCGTAACCCATACCCCAACCACCGTACATCATGCCACCGCCGATATATGGAGAGTTGTAGTGGTAATAGTTACCAGTTGAACTACGTGATGCAGTGGTAGTAGTTGTAGTTGTGGTAGTCGTGCGAGGTGCAGCTACTGGAGCAGATGGGCGAGATCCAACACCAGCAGAAGACGAGAAGCCACCACGACTGCCAGCAGAAGATGATGCATGACCACCGCCACCACCGTGTCCGCCACCACCAGATGAGCCTCCACCTTTAGCGTCGGCAACGTTGGCTACCAACATCAAACTAACAGCGAGGACAGCGAGAAATTTCTTCATGATAATTTTCCAAGTTTCGATAAGTTAATTATACCCCAAGTCTTATTGCAAGACAAGGGGAACTGATCACAGAGCCAAGTAGTTGTAACCAGTGCTCTTGGCACGAGTCAAGATACAAACAGCGTTGTCCACTTGGTAGACGAATCGACCTTCTGTTGCGTCGACTTTGATGATGTTGTTTGGTGTGAATGTCACATCCTTGTACTCAGCGTCATCGTTCTCTGGTTCTGGATCCCATTCACAGTAGATGATACCAACCAATGGATTGCCAGACCACTTCTTGCGAGCATCGACTTCAACACCATCAACCAACACTTTGCATTCAAACTCACCATTGTTGTTGAACTCTGGTTTAGCGTTCAGCATAGATAATGCATCTTGTGGTGTTTCACCGTAGCGATTCATTTCTTCAACCAATGCTTTCAGCATGTCGAAGTTGAATTGTTCGAACAAAGAAGCGATCTCCACGATCTTATCGATGTAGCCTTTGTTGTCCAAACGTTCATCGCAGTACTCACGAATGAAGTCAGAGTCCAAACCTTTAAAGTCGATCATGTAGTAGATACGACCTGGACGGTTGCGCATGTGCTCATTGACACGCCACTTATCATTACAAGTCAAGATGAACAATTTGCGAGAAGGGAACACGCCATCCAACAGAGTCAGAGCAGCTTCTTGTTCAGAAGCATCATAAACTTTCTCGAACTCATCAAACAAGATGATACATGGTTGTTCGATATCCTGCATAAACTTGTTGAAGGCATCACCAGTCCAAGCAGCGTTGATGATGATAGTTGGAACACCTTGCTTTGCAGCTTCGATGGACAGAGTCTTGGCCAACAGAGTCTTGCCAGAACCCTTCTCACCATTCAGCATAATGCCAGTAGAGTTAGGGCGATCGAAGAATGTATTCAAGATACGATCTGCGTGTCGAGTTGTATTTCCATACAACTTTGGAACTTGAGGGAACGAGTCCACCATTTCCAAGAAGAACTGACCAGTCATCTCGTTGCGTTTGACGGTGTAATTACCGACAGGCAACGTTGGCTGCAGATCCATTGCTTCCTCTGACACGACAGAGTACATATTACCATTACGAATAAAGTGAGACATTCAATTTCCTTAAAACAATACCAAAATTATACTACAAGATTCACTGCAAGACAATCATTTTTCACCAAGCAGATACTTGTTAGAGATAGCTTTCATGCTCATGCCACCATCGACTTGCTTGAATACAACACCTTCACGTTCAACATCTGCAAGAGTAGACTTACCTTCAGCAAACGCCAGCATCTGTGGGATGTCGGTTAGACCAAGAGTATCGTACATGTCAGCAGAAGCTGCAAGAACAGGCGCATGCTTCAGACCCATCTGTTCGATCAGACGACGACGAGCCTGTGGCAGCATGTATTCACCAGCTTGGATGTTGTATACATCGAACACACGGAACTCACATTCTTTCAGATTGTAGATGTTGCCTTGAATTCCTGGTCCAATCAATTCACCTTGGATAGCGAAGTCCCAGTACTCATCAACAGCCATCATCTTTTCTTGGATACCTTCCTTGCGAGCAGTAGCCCAGAAAGAGTTACCTTCGGTTTCTTTCAGATCCATGTTACGAGAGCAGACACCAAATTCACCTTTGATCTGGTACACAGTCATTGAAGAGCCTTCCAGCTTCTCAGTCACCTCGAACTTCAGACCAGCTTCATTGGCAGCAACGATTTCTTTCTTCAGGTTCTGGCAACGCTCTTGATCAGTCTTTGGAATCAGAGATGGAAAGTTACCTTTACACACACCAGCAAGTTGGGCGTTCATTGGCTTTTCCCACTTCTTGATGCCAAGCAATTCAGTCAGGTCAGCACCTTCTTCAGCGCAAATTTCTCCAAAAATCTGACCACCAACATGATCATAGATTTCAGAAAGTGGCATCAGCAGACCTTGAGACAGTTGGCCACGCAGTTTGATAGTGCGCAGACGTTCACCCTTGACACCTTCGAACTCACGTGGCTCTTTACCTTTAGACAGGAATGGAGCAAGTTCAGTCGGGATCCAAGAATCGATCTCAAAGTACACAGCAAAGTTACCGACATTGTAGAGACCCTTCTGAGCCACTACCTTCCAACCACCGATGACAGCACACTCAATGGCATCTGCACCTTCGATGGGGTTCAGTTCATCAATACGACGAATAGTAGCAAGTTTACGCATTTTCAATTTCCTTCATAACAAATAAATTTTGTGGTACTGGACCAAACAACGAATACAATTGTCTACTTGATGTAGACGCCACAGCGAGTTTCATACTCTTCTTGGCAGCTTGTGTCTTGTAATAATCACGGGCAATTCTGTTGCGAACGGCACCACGACTATTGTTACACTGATAACAAGCAGCGACTAGGTTAGACGAACATTCAATCTTACGATGTTTCGGGCTAGACCATTTATCAACCAAGTGCTCAATGGTCGCTTGGTTTGGAGACTTATTAGTCTGGTTCATTTCGCAGTTACAGTAATAGCACTTATTACTCTGCCGTGAAATTAAACTAGAGAGAGTCATCAGTACGCCACTCCGTAAGCATAGAACTTACCATTATCGTACTGACCAGTTTCCCAGCTAACACGACGATTACCGCAGTCGCAGCGACGATCCACTCCATCCCAACCATCGCAGACTACATCTTCATCGTAGTCCATACAGTTTTGACCTTCAAACTCATCCACACCACCAGCATCAATGCCAGCTTGGATGGCTTCCTCAGCAGTATTATATCCTTGGCTCATGATAACTCCTTAGTTCTTGTACAAGATTGCAGTTTGTGGATAAGTCACACCAGTGGTAGCAGGGAGCAGAACATTACTACCATTTACATTATACACTACATAAGTGAAGTGTTTGTCAACGTAACTCTTACCAGACCTTTCCTTGTAGCCTTCAGCTTCGAAACCGACGAATGTAGCAGTCACCTTCTCATTTACGAACGTCTTTGGTGTCTGATCAGTCCAGCTATACGAAACGAAATAAGCAAGGACACAAGTCACAGTAGCCACGAAGAACCACTGAAAGAACAACTCAGCTTCATTCATCAACACAACGAGGGTGATAAAGATGCAGAGACCGACGATGATACCGAATCCAGTATGGTCAGCAGGGATAGTGGCGAGAGGGTTAAAGCTATACATTTGGGTCTTTCTTTCCTAATCAACTGTAGTTATTATACAGTAACTATGCAAGATGTCAACAACTAAATGAAATAACCCCACACGAAGTGGGGTCATTAAAGTAATACCTAAGGTTTACTTTTTAGCGTTGGCTCGAACCTCTGCGAAGTCGTATTCACGGATGATCTGACCATCACGGAACACGGTCTGCATAGCCTCTGTCCAGCCTCCGAAGCCTCGATCAGTCCAACCAGCAGGTGGTTTAACACCAGAGGCGAACTCACCTCCAGAATTGGTCCAGAGGGTCACTCGACCGCCTTTAGAACGCTTTCCAGAGTCGGTTACAGGGTCTTTTACAACGTCCTGCCACACGCCATTGATCTGGATAGACGAACACTTCATAGCGAATCGTTGTGTATCTCGGTTGACGATCTGGAGCAATGCACCACCCATACCGAACGCAATGTTATCAGCAGACCAACCCATTGCCATGAAGGCACCAAGGATGGAACGGATGGACAATTCGTTCACACCGTCACCTTGGATCAAGCGAACATTGTTCAACACTTTGAATCCTTTGGCGTTGGTTGTGTAACCGAACTTCTGACCAAGAATCTCGATCAATTGACGGTTAACAGCAACAGGGTCACCAGAGTCAGGACGAATCACAACAGTGGCACCAGAAGCAATCACTTCGTCACGCAGTTCTTCACCCCACAGTTTTGATGCAGCATTGAACACGTCATAGCTATCAGACACAACAGCGAGGATGGAACCTTCACGACCGAATTGCTTCAGCATGTTACGGTATGCATCTACTTCACCATCACGACCCCAAGATGTTACAGTGCTGTGCTCAGCTGCAGGAATTGAGAACCCTGCGATACCAGCGTTATAATACTCACGAGCATAGAGCAAACCAGTAATAGTATCAGTGCCCATGAAGTTGACCAAGTGAGCCGCACCCCCAATTCCAGCAGACTCAAGGCTAGATACACCACGAGCACCAAAATCGTGCAACTTAAAATCAATGAGAGCAGGGTCACCAGTTTTCTCCAAGTATTCAGCAATCACTTGCTTGATAGTATAAGACTGGGTTGCCACAGTTGTACCATACCATACGGCACGGAGCAATGCAGTTTCCAGATAAGTTGTCAGCCAGAAACATTCTGGGTCTGTGTTTTCGACAGTCGCCAGTACATTCGAGACAGGCACCACAGTACCTTCAGGTACAGCACGAATGACCAGAGGCAAGTAGCCTTTGTGCGTATCAAGGATGTATTGCCACCCCTCACGATTAAATGGCTCGCCGTGGGCTGTAAGAATCTCATCTGCAACATCAATGTCGGCTTGTGTGATGGGGTCAAGTAAATACTCCTTAATGAACGCTTGAAGACCGAACATCAGTGTGCGATCGTATTGACCACCACGAGATTCGATATAAGAATAAACGCCAGTTGTACCAGCAGGATATTGTTTGAACATGCTAACTTTGTAGCTGTCTGTGTTCAAGAGGATGTTTTTTGCGAGTTTCATGATTAGCTCCTAATCTTTACAGTTTTGAAAATGCTGGCATTGGAACAACACCAGTTACTTTTGACAAGATGTCTTTGTGGTCGTCATACATCTGAATTGTATTCAGTGCATCAGTGAGTGGCACCCACTTACACAAAGCAGCATCGTCGGCACCATTGGCACGTGGCAACGAGAAATCAGGATTTGGATTGATTCTCATATACACAGCCATAGTGTTTCGGGGAATACCGAATGAACGACTTGGATCATCGAACAATTCAGTCTTCACGATAGAGCCACGGAGAACTTTCTCTGGAACTCTAACATTGGTTTCTTCGATCAATTCACGAATGGCACAATCGAGGAATGTCTCACGTTGATTACGAAAACCACCTGGAAGAGCCCATGCTCCAGCACCTGGTGCGAACTTGCGTTGGATAAGCAACACATGTCCTTGGCATTCCAGAATCGCATCAGAGCAGTTGAAGTTCAAAGTCTCTGGGAATGGATAGTTGGCGAAAGTTGTTTTCTCTTTTTGGTAGAATGCGTAGTCAGCTTGAACAGTTGCAGGCATGTCTGGATCTTTCAGATCGAACATACGCTGGCGAACCATCGTAGCGTTCACGTTGTACTGTGACTCAATACTCTTGAATGGCCAGTCAGGGAACCATGTCAGATAGTTGTTACCTTCTTTCATGTGACCGAACAGAGTTGGAACGCCCATGTCATAGTGTTCAACAGTGGCACGAACGTCCGACATCCATTGTGAGTCAGAGTAGCGATAGTCGTTTAGTGGGAGAATCTCATAATTCGAGATGTTGACATTACGCAGTTTGCTACGTAACATTGATACACGCTCTTGGAATGTCCAAGGGTTTTTGATTGATCGACATTGATTCGCAGAACCAACGAGGATGTAGAGTTTATCTACTTGAGAAGCGGCAATGCCCAGTGCGTGGACATGACCAGTGTGAACGGGTTGAAAACGTCCGATAAAAATTCCATTTTTCATTTTCTTAGCTCCTAAGAATTCATTCTAGAGTCTGACTACCAGACTCTTTGTTTATATATCTTACTCCAAAACTATCTGCAAGTCAAGTAGTAATTTTCTCAAAAGAGGCAACACGAGCCTTGATTTCCATGTAGAAGGTTTGGTACTTAGCGATTCGAGCGATATCCTTCTCAGTCACACCCTTCAACCGACGGATATCGGTATTGTGTCGCAAGTCAGCCATCTTAACACGCATGGCGTCGTAGTTGGAGAACACGCCAGTCTTGTACTCTTCGTAAGTCTGGCCACGTTGCTTTGTCAAGCACTGTAGACCTTTGATTACTCGCTCAGAGATGCCAGCATCACGTAGATCTTGGTAAGTCACATCAGTGTCTTCAATCACGTCATGACCAAGAGCCATGCACATCAGTTCTTCGTCGTCAGACTTCAGGTAGTGCATCACTTTCAAAGGATGGAGAATGTAGGGATTTCCACCCTTGTCGAATTGACCGTGATGAGCATTAACAGCGATGTTAAGCATTTTGTCGAGCATCTCACCTTTTCTCATAACCTTCTCTCCTAATCAGTAACTTTATTATACAACAAATATCATAAGAAGACAACCAAGCAGACTAATCCCATGACGACAATAAGGGCAATAGAGTCAGCCAGATCCTCTCCAGAACTAATACTTTTGGTTGACTTTAGGTAATCGTACCACTTCATTCTGGAACTCCAATAACTTTACAATGTTGGTCTCTCGGGAGACTTTTCTCGCACTGTTGCACAGCTTCTCGGTACTTAGTGTTATTGCTCCAAGGGCTGTTGAACAACCAAATTGCGATCATAAAGCCCATTAACATCGACCAAAGAACGTCTCTCATTCCCACTCTCCTACAGGCACTACGATGCCACCAGTTGTTACGATACCATTGACCACTTGAGTAGACTCTTCAGAGTCGTAAGTCAAGCCGAGAACCTTCATCATCTTGTGCTTGACAAGCATGTTCGGGATTCGTAGGCGCTCAGTGGCAGTAAAGCCCATCATTGTAGCCACTTCAGTAACCGCACCTGAGCGACAGATTCCAGCGTGACAGTGGACCACTACGTTCATAGAATTGTCCAATGCGTATTGGAGCAAGTCAACCAGTTCTTGGGCGTCTGCGTCACTGATGAGACATTCCTCTGGGAAAGTACCATCGTTCTCAGCATCGAGGAACTCAAAGTGGCGAGACACTACTTTGAATGGGAACTTCGGTGTAGGAAACGTAGATGCAGGATCTCCAATTTGGATCAGCATGGCATTTGGACCAGCATCAAAGTGATGGCCATTACGCACAGCGTCCTTGCTTACATTCTCGATCCAGCGAGTCATTTTGTTACCTTTGATAGTTGTACTTCGAATGAAGACTTGTTCATTTTGTTGTCGTAGAAGACGAAGGTCTTACCAAGTCCAAGGCTGTTACCCATTTCCTCAGCACAGAGACGCACAGCTGCATTCACAGCGATAGAGTCACCCACGCCACGCTTGATGGCAGTAGCTGTTGAATAGAACGAAACTCCATTCACAATCACACGATATTTCATACCATTTCCTCGATTTCTTCACAACAGATTACACCACCATTGATAGTGAGATACAACTCAGCTACCGACTTTATATAGAAACACATTACTCGACCAGTCTTTGTAATCAGCACGTATTTCATTCGTTCTCCTAAGCAGATAACTCTATTATACAGTAACCTTGCAAGAAGTCAACAACTAAATGCAGAAAACCCTACACTCGGTAGGGTTATTCTTGGAAAACGAAAGTATTACTTATTCATAGCTGTTAATGAAGATCTTTTCTTCTTTGGCAGTTCTTGAGATCCACTTATCAGATGGAGGTTCAATCCCGTTATCTTTCATAATCTCGATCAGGTGCCAACGATTTGACTTTAGAATCTGTAGGTCGATTCCATTGTCCTTGGCTATCTGCTTGGCAAGTTCAATCTGATGTTCATTGTGTTTGAATACGATAAACTGCCAGACTACAGCTACACCCATCGACGCGCCCAACTTCATTGCTTCAAGAACTTCATCGAATCGAGTATTGACACGATAGATGTTTGCAGCTTCTTGGTCAGCGCCGTCAAGTCCGAATATCCAACTGACATTCTTATGTGATAGCGAGTACATTTTCTTCCACCACTCAGGTTTCTTTCTTGTACCATTGGTATTGATAGAGAAAGACTTATGTGGATTCTCCGAAACAAGTTTCATAACCTGATCAAACTTGCTATGGTAAATTGGATCAGAAATTTGACCACAGAAGCTAATATGTCTAGCTTTACTAATGACCATCTTCAATTCAGTCATAGTCATTTCACCAGACTCCTTGATTCTTTCCTTACCACCTTCTAGCTGTCGGACACAGAATGGGCATTCTAGTGGACACTTATACGTAATATCCAAGTTGAATTTATCTACACTGTTGATGTAGTCAGCATAGAAACTCGCGAACTCTTTAGGATTCATTACACTTCTGCTTACACACTGTTGGTGCATTATCTGGATCGTTAATTAGAGTGTTATGTAGATTGACCCACTGCGGAGACATAAAGATTGTCTTGAGAGATGAATGTTTCTTCATCTGCAGATCTTCATTTAGTAAATCAAACTTGCTGATGTCCTGTCGTTCAGGATTGATTGAGTTTGCCCAGCAACAGGGTAAAAGATAACCTGTTGCTGTGTGTCCTGCGCTAACCTGAGATTCATTGATAACTTTTTCTCCATCAATGATCCAGTAAGGATGACACTTTGGTTTAAGCATCAACCACCACGTCCTGCGCCACGATTAGTTGGTCGTGCAGCAATACGATTAACAGATTGCTTGACCAGCTTAGTAGCTTCACCTTTACTGAAACCTCTTTGTTGGAGTTGCTTACGTGCTTTCTTTTTAGTACGTTTTAGAAGTTTTTCTGCATGCCACTTATCAGCAAAAGATGCATGTTTAACTTCAGTTGTTTCAGTGTTCATAATTTAATTAGATAGTAGTGACTGTTACAGTATAGCCATTTTTTGATGCAAGATCAGTGATGAACGCAGACCATTCATCTGCGGCAGCTTGATCAATCCAAACTTTAGAAGCTGAAAGAGAATCAAGCTGCACGAAATCGACAGTTGTTTTTCCAGCAGCAATTGCATTTTGTACCCAAGGTTGCTTCACAGATTGAATATTAGAATCTGTGGCATATCCTAGTTTATTCCATGCCGTTTTAGTAGTTACAGACATATATTTTCCTTATAGTTATTATGATAGTTGGTGGAGATATTCTAGGTTTCTCGCTTATCGCACCATGATCGTCCTAGTACCTAGGTAGACCAACTTACCATATAGAAACATACTGCCAATTATTCTAGATATGCTAACAAACCTAGACTATTTTTATCTGAAACGACTCGGAGTACGACTCCCAAGCTCAATATGTTTTTATATAGTGGCAGTTTAGTCCGACAACTGCCAAAGAGTTGTTGTAGTTTGCTCTAGAAACAACATACATTTAGCTTTCGCAAGGCACTCCACGTTTGTACCTTCTGGTAGATACCATAATTCAATATACTCCCAGAAGTCGTCACCTCCTGTAACCATTACACTTCTCTTGTTCGGGTCATGACTCCCAAACTCAAAATGTCTTGACACGACTGGCTATGCCTGCATTTGACTAAAAGTATACTGAATTATAGTGACTGGTGATTACGCACACCAGTCAATGCGCCCGCCCCTAAGCGACTAGGAATTATAAATAGGTGTGAGTCACGAGATTGCCGTCTCTACTCACTCTAACATAAAAGGACTATGCCAGCATGAGTATTTATACTTACACCCAAGAGTCATTCGACTCACAAAATCTCCAACTCTCTAAGTTATTCTGTATCGAGTACGTTCACATCAAACTAACAGATGAAGAACGAACCGTTGAACGAGTTAAACACACAAGATTCAAAAACCCTGGATTTCCTGGTACTGGTCGCAGAGCAGCTGAAACCAAAAGAAAACTAGGCATTCCTACTGGATTAACATCAGAAACTGCAAAGCGTATGGTTGAAACAAAACGTAAAAAATACGGTTCTAATACCTACCATATGCAAAACACTGAGTGTGTTAATAAAGCCAAACAGAAGAATCTAGAATTGTCAAACAGACCAATCGTAGAACAACTTAGACAGTTGGCGAAAATTCACCAACTGAAACTTGGATCAGGGTGGATCCGAAAATCTGACCACTGGATCCAAGAGATGATCGATCTAATTAAAGATCGTAACGTGGATTCATCAATGCCTTCAGCATGATGCTGTGTGGAGTGAATTGCTCAGTGTCGCCACCAAGAACCGCTACCATGATAGCTGGGCTGAACCCAGATACCAAAGCTACACCACGTGTGTCATACTTAACAGGAACATTGTCCTTAGCGTTAAGATTCCAGAACACGATCTTTGGCAGTTCGTATCCTGCGTCTTCGAACTTGCGAGACATCATCTTCATCGCAGTGTCGTCGAAACGAGCACATTGATCGAATTGCATGTCTGACATGATCAGAAGCATTTCTGGCATTTCTTCTTGAGGAACATTACCGTTCTTGGCAGTAGACAGGATCTTGTCCATAGCCTTAACCAAGTTAGTATTCATACCCCAGTTAGAAGATGACATTTGTTGACACTTCTCAACGATGTTACCCTTCAGATGCAAAAGTTCTGGATTGCCAGAGAAAGTCAGGAATGTATCCTTGAACTTACCCTTGTTCTTGTCGGCAACGTACAATCCCAAAGAGATCGCAACATCCATACAAGTAGTCACTGACTTGGAATCAGAACCACCTGCGCGGCAAGACATGGAGCCAGAAACGTCAACCAAAGGCAACACGTTAGCGTCACCGATGAAGTTTTCCATAGATTCCCATTGCTTTTGCACAACCACCAATTCGTTTGCAGAGAAGTTGTTACGGTATGAACCGATAACACCCTTCAACACATCGTATGGGAACACTGCACCAGCGTTTACCTTAACTTTTGGGTCATCACCCTTAACCAAAGCAGTTACGTATTCAGCGTACTTTGAAGTGTTACGTCCAAAAGCCTTCTTATAACGAGCGTGTGCCACTGATGGAACGTGAGAGAAGTTGATTTCATCCCACTCCTTGGCACACATGCTTTGTTCAACCACTTTAGTCATTTCGACCAAAGACTTACGGTAGAACTTAGGTGACATACCGAAGAACTCACGAATTTCTCGTGCGACTTCACCTTTACGTGGAGTCCATTTTGCAGCCAAACCATTCTTAGCACGCAGAGCGTCACCAAGCATAGCGTAGGCTTGTGCCTTCAGAGGTTGAGTCTTGAAGACGAACAAGTCATCCCAACGACCAACTTCTGGTACTTTCGCCAGCAACTTTGCAGCTAGATCTGGACGAGTGTTTTCTAATTGAACCATGATTTGACGGAACAATTCACGTTCACCAGCACCACCACGTGCGTCACGTAGCCACAAAGCCAAGCGCAAGGCAAGGTCTTGATCTTCTACTAGAGCAGCAGTGAACTCTTTGGTGATGTTTTTGCCACGTGATGCGCCAGCTTTGAAGAACAGGTCTACAAGAGCATTGGCAGTGGACTTACGAGCACGCATACCATTTTCAGTACGGGCTTCTTGATTAACAACGGCATTAACAAAAGTGTTCATATATTTTCTTTCAAGTAACAGGCGAGGATTCGCCTAAGGGACAACAGGTTAGTTCTTTGCCCGATTTTATTTTCTCATGATCTAGCTAACATGAGAGATAATGTAACCTTTCGGTGACATCATCAAACGATGCGATTATTAGTCGCTGTTGATTGCTGAAACTAACCTAACGAAACTCTATTCTACTTCACACCTAGAATAAAGTCAACAAAAATAACGGGATGAACGGGTAAATAATTTTGGTTACTTAAACCATCGTGCTCCTTTCGGCTTAGCCCCACGAGAATCGTCCAGTTCGCTGGTATAGCCTGACAAGTTCAGGCAACTTGGTACACATTCGGGTGTAACTATCTGACCCCTAATAGGGGCACAAGGCATAAGAGCATGCAATAGTCTTTCCAACCTAGTTTCAGTTATGACGCCTTACGACGTTTCCTCCTGTTGAAACTACTCTTAGCACAGTATTGTTTAAAATGCTGTAATCATCCCAATTCAGACTAAATTATACATCAACTTACGTTGTAAGTCAACAAGTATTTTGTTCTTTTTATAAAAAAAGTGCAGAGGGGATTCCTCTGCACGAAAGGTGTCTCCACCTGTTCCAGTCTAGCTGGTAATCTATTTAGGCAGCCTTACGGTTGCTCAGAATGTGTTTCATTCTATCAGCGCAGTAAGAAGCAGCGAATGCATTTGGTTTAACCATTGGCACTACGTTGCACATACCACGAATGTAGCCAGTTGCTTCGTTGATAACACAAGAGCTACCATGCATTTCGTTAGGGTTGATGTCCAAGTGGATTTGAACATCACGATCTTCCAAAACGTCATGCAACTTTTGGTACAATTCTGCTACTTTGTAAACTTCATTCATTAAACGCATACGTGGACGATTCTTCTTTTGATCGTAGTCACGTTCGCGTTGTACTTCACCGAAGATCTTACATCCATGTTTACCATCGATGTGTACTACTACGGCGAGTGTGTAATCTGCATACCAGTCTTTACCAATATTAAATCGTTCAGAATCTCCACCAATGTAGATTTTAGTTTCTGGACTTTGAGCCTCGATGAATGCTTTAACTTCATCGATATCGATTTTACGCATATTACACCTCTTTTCACCTCATTAAAAAATTGGAGCGGGTATGGGGATTCGAACCCCAACTTTGAGTTTGGAAGACTTACGTGCTAGCCGTTAAACACTATACCCGCATAAATGGCGACCCGAGAGGGATTCGAACCCCCAACACGAGGATTTGGAATCCCCTGCTCTGCCAATTGGAGCTACCGAGTCATTATTTTATATACAACGTATCACCAACACAAAGAGCATCCATCTCTGTAGTATTGAACAATTCAATTGCATCTTGTATTCTGCCAGCTATAGGTTTACCACCTAGATTCAACGAGGTATTCAACAATACTGGCAATCCTGTTAATGATTCAAACTCATCTAACAGAGAATAGAACAATCTGTTTGATTCTACAGTAACTGTCTGGTGACGACAAGTGCCATCAACGTGAGTTATTGCAGGTAAGTTCTTATCAATAACATTCGCAGTAAATAGCATGTATGGATTTTCATCCAAATCAAAATACTTACTTGCTTTATCTTTCTTAACGCTGGCACCGAAAGGTCTAAACCATTCTCTACGTTTGACTTTACTATTCAAAATATCCTTACCATCTTTGATCGTTGGATTCATTAGAATAGATCTATTACCTAGAGCACGTGGTCCAAGTTCACCATGTCCCTGATACCATCCTACAATCTTACCGTTAGCGAGCATCTCAGCTACTTTTTTAATCGTTGAAATAGATGGAGTGGAATCTGGAGCCTCATCATCTTGGATATAAGGAAAATCTTTAATCACTGGCTGATCAACTTTAAGCATGTAGCATGCATATCTCATACAACCAATAGACAATCCACCATCATAAGAAGCAGGTTCAACTATTAAGTTGTAACCATCATCTAGTAGTCTTCGATTCCAGTCAACATTCAAAGCGACACCGCCAGAATAATAAACAGGTTTAGATTTGTCCAGAGAGCTAAACTGTAACTTAACAAAATCATAACAAATTTCGTTAACAGTTGAAATTGCGTTTAGACGTTTAATCCAATCATCATCAAAACAAGATTTCTCGTCTGGAGGAGAATTCGTACCTATATTTACGCATTTTAAGCAATCAGATAAATTATTCGAACTAATTTTTTTTAGTAAATCAAAAACTTCTTTTACTGGCTTTCCATATGGGATTAACCCCATTACTTTACCAGCATAGTCTGTATGCTTAGAACCAAGATTTAGTATCTTACCAATATTATCAAAAATATGCGCTGGATTACTACACTTTAGTCTTGTTATGTTATCATTATTCTTTACCATAACAGTATGGTCACCAGAACCTTTACCATCAATGACTACAGCATTATCATTATTATACGATGATATAGACCACACATGAGCTAAATGATGATCAAGTATAAAATGTTTTTTATTCTTTCGAATTGATGTATTACCACCATATGGTAGTCTTGTTATCTTATGAAAGTTTGATACACCACCGCCATCGGTTTCTACAATTAAATCAATCTGGTCGAACGGTATATTCCAATCAGATAGCTTTTGCCAAAACCACCAGTCAGGGGCTTTAGCATGTTTATCTTGTACTTGTCTTTCCCATTTAGCATATTTAACTACACCATCAACATTAACACAAATACTGCAGTCATGATATGCCTTACCGATACCAACAGTAATCATTAGTTATCTTTCAGTTTCAAGACTTCTTGGGTCTCTTCATTATTTCTAGTCGGTTTGTCTTCAGACTCATCGACTTTCTTTTTGTTACCCCAGATACGATCGTATCCGTTGTCCCATTGATCTTTATCTTCTGGACGACGTTTGTCGCCTTTACCACCGTCACTCATAAAAATCTCCTAACTGGTGCTGCTTGTCGGATTCGAACTGACCACCCACGCCTTACTAGAGCGTTGCTCTACCAAATGAGCTAAAGCAGCATTAAACTTGGCTCCCCTACGTGGGCTCGAACCACGGACATTTTGATTAACAGTCAAACGCTCTACCAACTGAGCTATAGGAGAATAATTGGTGGGGATAGTCGGACTCGAACCGACACGCACAAGGCACGAGCTTCTAAGACTCGCATGGCTACCAATTACATCACATCCCCATACTTACCTACATTCTTACCAGAATATGTATCAGTTTGTGCATGACAGTTTGGACAAATAATTCTCAGATTACTTAGATCATTATTGTAGCGATTACCATCAATATGATCCAATTCAACTGGAACAGGATTTCCCATCCATTCTGTAGTACCACAAACTTCACAACGGTGTTCTTTAACACCGTCTCTGATAAGTTTTAATTTTAATCTATGACTAGAGATATAGGTATCTCCTGTCATATAAACCTCAGCAGATTTATATTTCTTGTCTGATTTTCTACCTCTACTACCTTTATTACCGTTATACTCAATACCCATCCTAGAGAGGGCATTTTGAAGAGTACCAACCCGACAACAAAGAAGTTTAGCTATCTCAGCTTTTGATCTATCTTCTGCAATCCAACCAAGAATTTCTTCTTTTCTTGGTTCTATGTCATTTCTCATGTTATTACCTTTTGTAGCACATGCTATTACTTAGGAAAACACGTATCTCAATATTGGTCTCGGGTGGAAGAATCGAACTTCCGACCCATGGTCCCAAACCACGAGTTTTACCACTAAACTAACCCGAGAAATCAACAGGATGCTTTTTTACTTTTGACGGCTGTGCTACCATTACACTACTAGTCGGAATCGAACCGAACCTGCTGTTTGGCTTAAAGTTAAAAATATTTGCGGGAAACATCCTAAAACTGGTACCTCGTGACGGGATTGAACCGCCGACCGTCTCCTTGTAAGGGAGCTACTCTACCGCTGAGTTAACGAGGCATAAAATTCGTTACACACTACTTATCTCATTATACGCCATGTGTAAGGGCGAGGCTTTGGTGGTGATGGAGAGACTTGAACTCCCGACAATCTCCGTATGAAGGAGGTGTTCTACCAACTGAACTACATCACCATATTGAAACACACTCTCGACGTCAGGGGTCTTTTCATCGCGCTGGTTAGGCTGCTTCATAGTGAGACTCAACTATTAACCAAGTTGCTCGAAGTCTACTATCAATGATGAATGTATTTCAATATGGTGCCCCAGTAAGGAATCGAACCTTCTTTTGATGCTTACAAGGCAACTGTAATACCAATATACTACAAGGGCAAATAACAGAATCGCTTTTTACGTGCTACCATTACACCACACAGAAGACCAACTCTGCGCTGGGACTCGAACCCAGACCCTCTTTTTTACAGAAAGATTATTTTAATTGCTGTAACGATTCTAACGGTCTTAATCAACAGGATAGCTTTTGTCGCTAGACAACCATAGTTAGCTTTTTGAGTGCTGTAACTATCCTAAAACTTGGTTGCGAACGGTAGGAATCGAACCTACTATCTTCAGCTTATGAGACTGATGAGATACCATTTCTCCACGCCGCAATAATTTACTTCTTTGACCATTGCCAGATGTCATCACGTGTCATCTTGCGTTGGTCACCTTTACCGTACTTTGTCACCATAACATGTATGCGAGGTAGGATGTACATAAAGAACATCATATCATTCGCTTTGCTTCTCTTCTCAACAGAAGAGTACATTTTACCTGCAAGAAACGCTCTTGCCAAGGTAGTTGCTCGGGATTCGTTACGGACATTCCAACGACGATGGGTAATCAACTCATCTAGCTTTCGTGCCAGAGTAAAGGCTGATACTTCGTCGCTTGAACGATGATACTTGATTTGCTTCTTAAGTTTAGCTTCTTCGTGACGAATAACTTGTGGCTCAAGAGCGAGGTGTTTTGCTTTAATTTTTAATTCGATACTCATTTAATTTCTCCTTGTGTTTTATAAAATTGTTTTCAATGCCCAAGAAGAAACTTACGGAGGGCGAATCTACAAACGGAAATCTTTCATCTGTTTTCCTTTCAATAAAAAGTGGTGCGTCTGACAGGAATCGAACCTGCTATCCAGAGTTTTAGAGGCTCCTGCTATACCATACAGCTTCAAACGCATAATCGTATTTATACGAATTAAATTTGTAAGTAATGGAACCTCGCTCATTTTCCATCATTTTACCAGTATTTTCTTTGAAGCTGCAGACTGGTTAGAGGTACGTAGTAATAGTTGATACAAGGTTGTCGCACTGACAACTCGCAGGGATTTCGAGTTCCTGCTTTCTCAACATCTACACTTACAAAACTTGGCGGTCTCAAGGGGTAACGATCCCCTTCTTTAGCAGTGACAGTGCTACGTGCGTCCATGAACACTTTGAGACCTAAACTTTCTTAGGGCGTCCACTCAATGTGGCACCCTTTCTCCAACCAAATGGAATCTCTGAATCTTTTGGAATCTTCTTATTAGAAGAACCATCAGTTATCCACATAGAACCGAACTGAGTATTATTACAACCTTGTTGAAACTTTTTCTCTTTTCTAGTCTTGGCTCTACGTTCAGAGACTTCATCTGACCATATATTTTTGGTGTTGATACCGAGTTTATTGATATGATCAAAACCACCCAGACCACCACGCCTTAAATTGTAGACATCTTCACGCATTAAGAACTCATCGGTTACAAACTCTTTTTCTCTTTGGAACATTTCCTCTTCTGAGTTAAAGGTTTCTAACACTGTTTTGGTAAAATTATCAATTCCATATTTCTTGATGGCACGTTTGATAATAGAACCAGAGCCCATATAGCCATCATTCATGTCTGTTGTTTTATGAACACCGACGTAAATTTTACCATTTACATCGTTTTTTACTTCATAGAGATAGTAGAACATTTATTCCTCCTACATCTATTTAGTAATTTTGAATATTGTGCATTACGAACTTTAGCCGTACTTCTATCGTGAGTACCGAAAAGATTGCTAGCAAGCAACCCGAATTAACACGCCAGACCCTTTGTCTGGATTGACAAGCAACTGACGTTGCTCGATTCTGGTGGATGCCGCTGGACTCGAACCAGCAATGCCATAAGGCGGAAGATTTACAGTCTCCTGGGGTTACCAATTTTCCTACACATCCAAAAACTTGGTACACGATACGGGAATCGAACCCGTCTTACCAACGTGAAAGGCTGGTGTCCTAAACCGATAGACGAATCGTGCATATAACTATTATACATCAACTTACCTTGTAAGTCAACAACTATCTGGAATCTGGGGTGAGATTTGAACTCACGGCTTTACTGGTTTGCAATCAGTTCCCTTGGACCACTCGGGCACCCAGACATAAATTTGGTGCGGATAGCGAGACTCGAACTCGCAGAATCCTGCTTTTGAGGCAGGCACGTATACCAATTCCATCATATCCGCATTGGTGGGTCAGGTGGGATTCTAACCCACGATCAAGGCATTATGAGTACCCTGCTTTGGGACACTAAGCTACTGACCCAAACTTGGTGCGCCCAGAGGGATTCGAACCCCCGACATGCGGTGTAGAAGACCGCTGTTCTATCCAGCTGAACTATAGGCGCTTAACTTGGTGCGAGTAGTCGGAATCGAACCGACATGGACTTGCGTCCGACAGATTTTAAGTCTGTTGCGTCTACCTATTTCACCATACTCGCATAACTGGCGGAAGATACAGGAATCGAACCTGTCAGCCCATTTCTGAACGAGAGTTTAGCAAACTCCTGTCGCACCTTGCAACACATCTTCCATCTTATCTTATACGTCGTATTAGTCTTAACCAATAGTACTTTAATCCACGAACTGGGATCTCAAAATAGAACCCCACTTCTTTCGGAATGGAGCCATACGCTTTTTCTAATGTTTCTTTTGCTTTTGGCATTCCATTCTCCTAATGTTGGCCACGATTTTTGTCATTTTAACTCAGGCTAACGACGACTCCCTGAGATTAGTTGCAACACATTACATCGTTGGTCCATTGCCGTTTTTGAATCCGACAGTACCACCTTCTCTCTCAATGCGCTTGATTACGTCTTCAAACAAGATGGGTCTGAAGTCTGTTTGTTCAACGCACACACATTGATAGCGAGGATCGATTCGTTCAACACCATACTGGTCAATCTTTGTCACACGTGCTGTATGAGTATGACCATGGATGTTAGTACCGAAGCGATACAAGTTGCTTTCATGGACTGGGATATGAGTTAAAATCATACCATTCATCACATGTGAACCACGAATGTCTCTAAAGAATGGAGTATATTCCTCTAATCTAAAGATGTCGTGATTACCTTTAATCAAAACCTTGTCACCGTTTAACCGATGCATAATCTTTAATGCTCTACGATTAATGACAACGTCACCTAAGTGGTAAACCTTATCCGTTGGACGGACAGTTTCATTCCACATCTTGACCATGGCTTCGTCCATTTCTTCTGGATCAGTCCATGGTCGAATTTTCGTAACTCCGTCAGCTTCAGTGAATTTGCATACACCAGCGTGACCAAAGTGCGTATCACTTGTTAAAAATACACTTGGCATATCAAACTCCATTTCAAGTTAAACAACAGGATGCTTATTTTTCAATTACAAGTTGAATTTGGAAAATTGCTGGACGCATCCTAAATTTTGGCGGAAAGCAGAGGAGTCGAACCCCATCCCATTTCTGAGAACCGAGTTTTCAAGGCTCGTCGCCGCACCAACGCAGCTGCATTACTTTCCATATTTGGCGGAGATAGTAGGATTTGAACCCACGAACCCTTTCGGGTTGCTTGTTTTCTAGACAAGTGCCATAAACCAGACTCGACCATATCTCCATTATACAACAGGTTTCGCTTTGCTTTTATTCCAAAAAAGATTTTAATTGCTGAAAGAAACCTAAAACTGGTGCGGGGTAAGAGAATCGAACTCTTAACTAAACGTTGGCAACGTCTGATTTTACCATTAAACTAACCACGCATAACTGGTACCTCTGGAGAGAATCGAACTCCCGTCTCAGCGTTCGTAGCACCGTATTCTAATCCGTTGAACTACAGAGGCATAAATTAGTGCACATCGATCAATTGGGACTCTTACCCCAGCATTTCTCAAGTTACCCCTGCGAGCTTCCTGACGCAGTATACACTGCAAAGACGACCGAGATGGCGGGATCGTCTACTGTTTACTTTTCGGTTAATTACTCCGACTAATTCTTGGTCTCCGTAGAAGGATTCGAACCTTCACCACACCGCCCCAAACGGTGTACGCAACCTGATAACGCTTTACAGAGATAATTGGTACTCGATAGGGGAGTTGAACCCCTCTTACTGGGTTGAAAACCCAGTGTCCTAACCGATAGACGATAGCTCCATAATCATTAATTTTCACACAAGTGCGGGAATCGAACCTCGCACCTACCGAACGTTTCAAAGCCCCTCGTACTCCATAGTACCTGTATGAAAATTGATGATGAATGTAAACTCTATATTAAACCACACTACGCAGGACTCGAAACCTGCCGCCCCAGAGTATTTGAAACATCAGGCGGGTAGCCTTATGCTAGTCATCCTGCAGAACTTCTAACACCACCTCAGCAGTGTGTAATTTGGTGGAGACCGAGGAAATCGAATCCTTCTAGACATCCTCCTTGCAAGGGAGAACCGTAGCCCACTACTGTCCCCAAATTGGTGTTAGTTTCTATAGCACCCATTGAAACTAACAAACATTGAGTAACCATGCATCAAAACAAGATTACTATTTGCTCTGGCTCCGAGTATGAGAATCGAACTCATCTAACCATTGATTAACAGTCAAGCCCCTGCACCTTGCTTGGGTTTCTCGGAATAAAAACAACAGGATGATTTTGACGAACATGTCAAATTAAGAGTTTGGTGTTCTAGTTAATTGCAGAACTCATCCTAAAATTGGCGACGCATGGGAGAATCGAACTCCCGTCTATGGATAGACAATCCACGATAATAGCCATTATATGAATGCGCCATAATTTGGTCCTCTCGAAAGGAATCGAACCTTAGGTCTATCGCTTATCAAGCGAGTGCTCTACCATTGAGCTACAAGAGGAAATACTTTGGTGCCTATGAGTGGACTCGAACCACTAACACATGGATTTTCAATCCACTGCTCTACCATTGGAGCTACACAGGCAAATTGGGGAGATGTACGAGAATCGAACTCGTGATAACGGAATCACAACCCGTGGTTTTACCACTAAACTAACAACTCCATAAACCATATAAAAACACACTACCAAACCGCAGGTATCACGCCCGAAACCTTCATGTACTCATTATTCACAAATACACACAGTAGTATGTTTTTATATGGTGGGTCTACTCGGATTCGAACCGAGAGTCTTACTGGTTAAAAGCCAGATGTTTTAGCCGTTAAACTATAAACCCGTATTGGTCCACCCTCTGAGATTCGAACTCAGTCCTCGTAGATTAAGAGTCTAGTATGCTACCAATAACATCTAGGGTGGGTTGATCGTAATTATTTTGATTTTACGTGCCAACCCAAGACCAATACGGGATCTTGAGTGACACTAACGTTTACCTGAACGTTTCATGCTACTCTCCTTGTTAATAAACTTACCAAACAGAAAAATACTCCGCAGGAGTCGAACCTGCCTACCTCTGAAACCAAAGGCTGTAATCCGCTACATCGGCTTGCGCTTGCCTTTGAGTATATTTCTGTTTGGCACCCGAGACAGGTATCGAACCTATGCTAATTGAGTCAAAGTCAATTGTGCTACCATTACACCACTCGGGAACATACGACTTAGGTAATACTAACAGGGCGGTCGATATCGGCGTTAGCCAAATCACTTACCCCGACTTTCTAACCTAAGTCGCAATAAAAACTGGTACAGATTTTTAAAGATCTAAAGATGTCGCTAAAGAGCAGAGCATCCGAGGTATTGATTATACATCAGCTAAGATATAAAGTCAACACCTATTTTTAGTAACCTTCACTTTCGTGGGGTTTCTAAGGACAAGTCAAAAATAATTTCTAACTCAACCTAAGACGTAATCTTACATCACATCAGCGTTAGTGTCAACAACTTTCTGAAAGACCTTACTAACAGTAGGGTTTCTTTCTTCATCGTTCTTCACACTAACTAAGCATTGATTATACAGCACAAGTGCTTTACTGTCAACACCTTCTTTAAAGACCCCACATCGTGGTAGACTATAAAGCAAAAAACCCTCGAGATTCACATCTTCGAGGGTTTTGGTAAAGAGACTAAGTTCTCTTACTTCTTCTTACCAAAACCCTTCGTATCCTCAATCGCATAGCCAGAACCTTCTACAAATGATGGGCGTGTGCTTGTCCATCCGTTATTCAACGGTAGCTGTTTATGCATATTGGAACAAGAGAGTCTCATAGTAGAAAGAATTATATCCTAAAAGTTGATTGAAGACAAGCAGTTTTTAACCACCTGTAGATCTATTTAGACAAAATTTTAGCTCAGATTGAACTTTTTGTCAAGTATTTTGAATTTATTTTTGGGAGGGCATCCCAACCGAAGATAAGAGTATACATCAAGTAGATTTGCAAGTCAACACTTTTCTGTCTCGATGTTACACTTCACTAGAAAGTTTAACCCATCTTCATTGCGGTAGGAGTTGCGGTAGTAGACATGCTTGATGCCAGCACCATAGATTAGCTTGGCACACTCAACACAAGGAGCATGAGTAACAAAGATAGAAGCACCTTCTCCAGAGTCTGCAGACTTTGCCAACTTAGAGATGGCGTTGGCTTCTGCATGGATAACTTCTTTCTTGGTCACAATCTCTGCAACCTTTGTCTGAGGGTTCACGTACTCGAACTCACAGTTGTTATCCCAACCTGCTGGTGTACCATTGTAGCCGATTGAAGTGATGCGTTCATCTTTTACGACTACCGCACCAACCTGCAATCGCTTGGCACTGGACAACTTGGCGAATCGCTCCGCTGTGTCCATAAATGCTTCTATCCACTTTTGTTTCATAATCTCATAATCCTGTCAAGCACTTCATTGGCTTCTTTCATTCCATCTTCTTCCATCTCATCGTCGAACAATTCATCCTTGGCCAACTGTATCATAACCAAGACTCGCATAGCATCATCTTGGTTCATACTGTCCAGCATCATTTTGAATTCGTCTTCGTGAAGACTTAAAAGAAAGAGAAGAAACTCTCTGTCTTCATCTTCAAGATGTCGCACTTTTCTTTTCAACTTGTGGTAAGAAGCCAGCCTCAGTTACAAGTTTAAGGGTAATCTTCTTAAACATCTTATGCAACACTTGGTCTTTAATAGCAATTAACACTTCAGCTTCTTCAGGATGTACACCTTCTAACAGAGAGATGAACAAGCCTTCACGCTTCAATGGTTTCAAGTCAGCACGACAGAAGACGTATAGACGACGCATCTCACTAAAGAGATTCGTTGGTGTCATACCCATCGGTTCAGCAGCTGGCTTGTAAGGTGGTGTACCTTCTGGAAGAATCATCTTCTTCTTCGGGTCGAATGCGTACTCGAAAGCAAGTTTCAGTACAGCGTCACCTCTATATTTTTCAATCTGCTTTGGATCATCGTTGATCTCTGCAAGCATCTGTGTTAAGTATTTTCTCATTAAAAGTCCTCAAATTTTAAAATTACTAAATAATGGTGTAGGTCACGAGATTGCCGTCTCTACCTATTCTAACATAAAAGGACTATGCCAGCATGTATACTTATACACCAAATGAAGACCCAGTCTTCGAATCTCTAAAAACAACGTTTCCCGACTACTCTAAACTAGAGCCATTACTTCCATACACCAATATTGGTCCAAAGTTATTTGGCGACTGTAATGGTATGTATGGTAGGTCACACACAAAGAAATCTATAAAACTCATGAGCGACGCAAGACTAGGTAAAATATCAGTTAAAGACTCTAATGGAATCACATATAGCGTTTGTAAAGATGACCCAAAATACTTATCGGGTGAACTTGTAGGAATCGCTAAAGGTATGATTTCGGTTAAAGACTCTAGTGGGAACAAATTCCTAGTTAGTAAAAACGACCCTCGCTATCTATCAGGTGAACTTGTAGGTGTAGCAAAGGGATCAAGATACAAACAGAAAGTGCCAAGTCCACTTAAAGGAACATTCCTAGCTAAGGATAGAGATGGTAACATGTGTAGAATAACTAAACAAGACCCTCGCTATCTATCAGGTGAACTTAAACACTTCAGAAGTAAGTTTTAAAAATCTTCCAGATCATCTAACAACAGACGACATTTATGCGTGATCAAGTAGCTCATGATCGACATTTTATCACCTGTCGGTTTGTTATTTAGATATGTTACAACGATCTCTTCATCCACATCTGGTGGAATGTTATCGAATGCTACAAGGACAGAGTTACGTTTCCAGTTACGGCGTTCATCGTCATTACGACAAGCATCGTACCCAAGTTCAATGAACTCAGCAAGACGTTTGGCAGAGACTGGCTTCTGACGCTCACCAATAACAAATACATCGTCTTTGGACAAGATGTTAGGGATACCATCACCAGCATCACCCTTAACGATATGCTCGATCATAAACTCTTGGATCTCTTTCTTAGTGGCATTGATGTACTTCTTGAGCATCGGTGACCACTGGTTCACGTTCGGATAGAGTTGCAGTTGTTTGAAGTCTTTATCAGAAGAAAGAATCAGAACCTTCTGAGACTCTTCAACAAGCCCTTCTTGGACTAACTGATTGGTCTGAACCCACTTCGTCATAACAGCAATCACATCATCGGCTTCAGCACGATCAACGTGAATAACTCGATATGGGAAATGTTTGGCGATGTCTTCACGCAACTCAGTGAGTGTATCAAAGATGAGTTTCCAATCTAGATCAGAAGCATCACGGTTCTTTTTACGAGAGGCTTTGTAGAATTCAAAGTATTCTTTGCGCCAGTACTTACGACCATCGCAACAGATTACAATCTCTCCATACTCTTTACCATACTTCTTTTTGTATGACTTGATCGTTGAAAGAGTTACGTGACGAATAAGGTTCTTAACCTCAGACTCAGTACCCTTCAACTCTCGTTGGAATGTCAAGATGGTGCTAAGCGCCACCTGACTGTAATCAATTAGTATCATTAAAATGCTCCAAGCAAAATACATTCTTCGTTAACTCGACCATTCGGCACAGTAGGCTTTGTGGTGATTTTCTTTAGTGCACCATTCAGTGCACGCTTACCTAACGCAAGACCCTTGAAGAATTCTTCTGGCTTGCGGAGCATAAGTGTCTTGGACTCTTTGATATCGAATCCAAGGATTGTTGTACCCTTGACTGACAGTGTACCACCATCAGACTTGTACACAGTGACCTTACGGTACTTGGTGTTATACACCCACAATTCAGTGGAGGTGATAATGTCTTCTGGCTTGCAAGACTTCAGTTTAAGTTCTGGGAACTCACGCATGAACTTCATCTTGGACACTAGCTTGGTAGGAGACACTGCTTTACGTTTACGTGGAGCACGATTAGCCTTAGCAGTCTGAACTTGTTGTTGGCAGTCAGAGACGATCTCTTCCAAGAAGGTCAAGAACTTCTTTAGTTCTCGCTTTGTGAAGTTGGAGTAACCCTCAACCAATTGCTTGTCGTCTCCATCAAGTGCTTCTTTGACTTCTGGAATACGTCCTGCGAAGAAATCACCGATACGTTTTGCGATGGGTGCTGCGACTTGGTTTGCAGCAAGGTAACTCTTTGTAGAGAATTTAGAGGATTTTGTTGTTGTGAACTCATCGATGGCACCTTCAATCTCACCAGCCAACTCATGGGCTTTTTCGTCCATGCGGTCTTGGATTGATACTGTTGCCACTGGAACAGCAACTGTTTTATCTTCTTTAATCTTTTGGGGTAATGCTTCTTTGCGGATGATGTGATTAACCATATTGTCAATGGTCTTCATGTGGTCATCGCTAAGTACATTTTCGTTTGACACGAGACGACAGAGCACACCAAGTTGGCGAACATCATAGTCATCTGCTTTATTGATAGCAAGAACTTCTTTCTTCTTGCCGAGTTTTGCGAAGTATTCCAAAGCGAATTTGCGAATCTTCTTCTCATCTAGGTTATCACGATACCAAACCAAGGCGTTGGTCAGGGAAACATTATAGTTGTCCTGATCCAACATTGGTTCATCGATAGTCTTACGCAGGGTTGCGTGTGCTTTTGCACGTTTTGCGGTAGTCGCCATAGGTTCTTAGCCTCCAATTAATAATATATTATACCGCAATTCGGGTTAAGTGTCAAGCACTTTTTTGGACTCCAGTGACCTCCTCGTACAGCGTCTCGAAGTCCTCATGGTCTTGCAACTCCTGAGTGAAGTTCTGCTTGTGGTAAGTCTTTGCAATCTTATTGATGATTTTCTTTGGGAGTTGGAACTCAGCATTGAGTTCTTTCACGATCTCTCGAATCAAATCAGACTCGGCTTCTTTTCGAGTCATTGAGTTGCTAATCTCTTGGATAGCGTCTTTAAACTTTTTACGGTCTGCTGGGGATGAAATCATATATGTCCTTAATCACATGATGAAGAAGATGAGCCACTGTCAGAAGAACTGTAACTCGAAGAAGAATCACTAGATGAGTAGCTAGAGTAAGAGCTAGACGAACTAGAAGATTCGTAAGAAGATGGAGAGTACGATGGAGTTGGAGTGATAGTCGGTGTATCATTATCCCAACGAACAGAACCAGAAACAGTATCAGAAGGACTGTTCAGAGCATTCTGAAGAATCATTGCAGTAAGAATATCACCACTATCATCGTTGTAGATCATAGTACGATCGTCAGAGTAACGACGACGATGAGCAAGAGTCTCATTTACCTTAGTGGCAGAAACTGGAGTTGGGGTTGTAGCCCAGTTAGCCAGTTTCGATCGACGGTCAGCACGTGCTTGACGAATACGCTCGTTGTTTTCTTCAATCTCACGCATCACACGATCGTGTCGTTCTTTCTCAAGACGAGCACTACGACGATGAGCCCAAAAGATGGCAGCGCAAAGAGCACCGAACGCTAATGCGAATGCAATTTCATATTCCATGTTTAAGCCTTAAACTTAGCTTCACCACGGAAGAACATACCCAACACAACCACAGCACACCAAGTATCAAACGACACTGGAATTGCAGCAACTGGGAACAACATGTTCACTGACCAGATAACAGCCAAGGGGAACAACACGACCAATGCAATGGCCATCAACAAAATCAAAATTTTACCCATAATAATCACCTTTTAAAAAGAAATAACTGACATCAAACGGAAAGAGCGCCATTCACCTTTGTCGAGATCGAATGCCCGAACAGCGGATCCAACAGTGCTGGCACTTTGCGCCTCTGTTGACTTTGGTCGCTTGTCGAGTGGAATTTTAGACTCGACAAGGGTGCATCGCATGGTACGCTCTGTACCATCGGCTTTTGTGAATTTGACGGTTGCTTCGTCAGTGCGCAGTTTTTCAAGAATTGCCTCTTTTAGTGGATCAAGGTTAATATCACTCATCAAATCTTTCCTTCATATTATATAAAAACGGTTTAAAAAACTCTTCAAATTCACGGTTAGTGAAGAACATCTGGTACTTGTTGTCTAGAATGTAATCACCAGTATCATCAGGCAGTTGTTTTCGAAGTGTAACCTCAATGACATCATAGTCGTGTTCGATCACATCAACGCTAGTCATAAGACCAGCACGAAACAACTCACCCTTGTAAAGAACTTTGCTCTCTTTCATAAGACTCTTTCTTGTGTTTAGCTTTGCGTGTGTACTTAACCTTGCTCTCAACTACACGCATGCGGTACTTGGGAGTTCGAAGGTCTTTTGCGACCAGATCTCTAGGTTTCATACTTTTATTATACGCCATAACTTTTTACAAAGCAACTTTCATTGTAGTGTCTCGTGAGTTGCAAACGGTGTTACCCTGTCTGCGATTAGTTCAAAAAGTAGTTCTTCTACTTCTTGTAATTCTTCCATGGTGACTGCCGTTGCAGGTAGTTCACCAGCCATAACCTTTAGCATTACTGCTTGACGATCTTCTGTCATCTTATTTCCCGATGTTGGACCACTTGGCAAGTTTTTGTTTCTTAGCTACACCAGCTTGTGCAACAGCCTGTCCATCGACGATACCTCTCTCGATCATCAATTCAATCATACAAAGCAAGTCACCAAGTTCTTCTTCTAGGTGTTGCTTGTTAGATTTACCATTGTGTTCGCTGTCCATACCGAAACGAAATACCTTGCTAATCGCTTGGGTTACTTCGGCACATTCTTCTTGTCCGATAAGCAAAATCTCATCTGTCTCATTCATACAATTCTCCAATGTCATATTCAAAACGATCTGCCATACGCTTCAGAGTTTCCTCTGGAACGTTGTGAACAGAACCGAATGAGTTCTGACACAGAATAACAGTTGGAATTATACCAAATTCTTTTGCAATGTCAAAGTAAGGTTGTAACTCTTTCTTAGTAGTGAATGTGTTAGACACTACAGGAGAGAAGCCACGAGTCAACAGCTTGCGTGTTTCATCTTGACACCACTTGTGGGCTTCGCCCAGCTTCGCTACATCGAATGCGTAGTCTTTTCCCCAGAACTGGTCTGTTTCCAGATGCCAGTACCATCCGATCAAGTTCTTAGCTAAAGTGGACTTACCAGAACCTGGAAGACCACGAATCAATAACAGTTTCATATTTATTCCTCAATGAACCCTAACACAGTGAATTATGCCCTAAGTCAAGTGTTTTGTCAAGGGATAAATGAAAACCCCTCTTTGCAGAGGGGTTATTCTGGTTAGAGAAAACTAAAGTATTACAGTGGTAACCAGAGCCACATACCTTGCGTCATTAGGAATAATGCAAGAGCACCCACACCCCAAGATCCCCAGTACATACGAATGTCAACTGCAATGATAGAAGCAGACAAGAGTACGATTGCAAGTTGGAATAGCATTCCAGAGAAAGTCAACCATGGGCTATGTAACTTAGCCTCGTTGCGCATTTCCTTTAGATGTTGAGCCTTTGCAAGAAGTTCTTTCTTACCTTCCATTGACTTTGGATCAGACTCATAACGATCAATCTTCTTTTGTAGTGCAGCTTTACGTTCTGGACTCTTGGCTTCTTCGAGTTGACCTTCAGCAATAGCTTGCTTAATAGACTTAGCTTGGAAGAAACCATAAGTGTCGGATGCTTCGATCAAGTTAGTCATTGCAGCACCGCTGAATGAGTTTGAGTAGTAAGTGTTCAATGCTAGGAACAGTGCCATAACAACGATTACTAAACCTGCTTTGTCTTTGATTGCGGCTTCACGTTCGCTACGTGTTGGTGCCTTTTTGATTTCTTCTGCCATTTATTACCTCATGTTTTCTTTTATTTATTACTTGATGAAATCCATCACCTTTGATACTACAACTGCCAAGCCTACGCAGAATAATACTCCAACTGCTCCCATAACCATTACTAAACCAGCAGCCAGAGCCAAACTGTATTCCATTAGATCATCCCAATTCTTTTTAAGAGACATCTTATCTTCCTGTCCATATCTTTGGAGCAGCTTCTATTCTTCGCTGCTCTTCTGTCTTAGGTATCCACTCAGTACCTAGATGCGGGTACTTCTTAATTCTATCATCAATCACATATACGAATAGCGACCCGATGAATATAGCTACTAGCAGACCACCGATACCGATAGCGATCTCAGCGCGTAGCTTTTGCATTCTATGTTTTCTTCTCTTTTCAGTGCGTTCTTGATCGCGCATCTGTTTGGCGATAAGCACACGTTGGGTTTGACCCATGTGTTTCATCATAGCCTCTACTTCAGTGTAGAGTGCTCCAAGTTCAGGTGGAGATTGGTAGACCATTAGTTCACGTAGATCTACAGACATCTGTTCTAATTGCTTACGCATTAGAACACGTTGTAGGGCACGTTTACCTAGAGAGGCATCGCCAGTGTAAACTTCAGTTTCGGCGCGACGCTCTTCTTCTTCCATAATGGCCAAGCACTTGTAGAAGTTATCGTAGTAAGTACCAAGATGTTCACCGATTTCACGGTAGATACCATCGTGTTCGCCAGAGTTGGCTTTCTTGTTCAATTCACGAACTTTATTCTTTTCTTCGATGAATTGATTCTTCTGCTCTACGGTAGCAGGTTTCTCAGGTGGGTGTAATTTATGGAATTGTTCGTCAAGGTCTTTGAGAACATCTTTGACTTCCCCAGCAGCACTCTTGATGTCTTTATAGAGCTTACACCCCTGCTTCACCGCTGCGACAGCGGAGTTGGCCAACATAAAAAGTGTTAGTGGATCCATATCACGCACCCTCGGTGATAGGAATAATGTTTTGTTGTGGTGTTATCGAATCAGAAACGATTGATATAGACATGACAAAAAGACCACAACCGTGATCTTTTTTGCGCATTGCAAGCCTTTAAGTTGTAAACTAAGCTACAACATATTTAGGATTTTGGTTGTTGCAACTCTTCTACTTCGGATTCAATAGTCTTGATTTCCACGCCTGCAGCACCCTTAACCTTATTCAAGAATGATTGTGCTCTAGAGCCGACATTCTCTTCGGTATTCTTAGGGTAGTTCTTAGCATAGAGTGCAGGCTCCCAGTCTTTAGACGGTTCTTCAACAGTTAGTTCAAGTTCATCTTCGGGGTCAACTACCATCTCATTGTTGATTAGAGCAATATTCTCTTCGGCTTCTTTAGCAGCTGCAATCAACGATTTGGCAGGTTCTGGTAACTCATCTTCTTCGTCAGAATCTGATGAAAGACGTGTATGATCAATACCTTCCCATACAACCTTTTCTTCAGCCGTTGGTGGCTCACCTACATCAGCTACGTATGGGTCTGGTAATCGATAATCGTCTTCAGGCTCTGGAACTTTAGCATCTTTTCTCTTCATATTCCAGTTAGCTGCGATCAATAGAAGAACTGCCAGTGGATCGAACACAGCAACGATCATCATAGTAACGAATCGAACTGCCTTTTCGAGGATGTCATCGGTTGGAGTACCTTCGTAGATTACAGCTGCAATGTACTTGATTGGACCTACTTCAGCCTCAACCTTTCGTACCTCAGAAGCGATGGGCGCACGCTGCTCTTGTAAGGCAGCAAGGTTAGTCTGTGATTTGGATATTTCCGAAGCCAATTGACCACGTTCTTTCTGCTGCGATCTACGCAGAGATGCTGCTTTAGTGGCACCGTTTTCATTATCTGTGCGTGCCATTGTTTGGTCAACAGCCTCGTCCATCTGTTTAAGAGCCTTACGGTTTGCATCAATATTATCCTTCTCAGTTTTAATCTTCTCATCAACGATACTCAACTTAGCCATAACATCACCAGATGGGACAGCCTGATCCAAGTGAGCCTTTGATAAGAATCCAAAGATACCCATTGAAGTTAAGAACATCAAAATTAGTAGAGAGATCGTGAAGTAGGTTTTCATCAGTACTGGAATTTCTTTCCAGTTACGATATAACCAAGATGCGATTACAAGTTTAGCTGCACCTAGCAGACCACCCATAATTGCGATAGGAATTGGAGCTGATGCGAAGATAGCCATTAGACCGACAATGGCGTACCATTCGGCGACTGTGGATAAACCTAATGCGATAGCGAAAAGTAAATATGTCATAATTTATTCTTGATATGAGAACCATGGACTCGGACAGAAATCTGCCCATTGTAGTAGTCGTCTGATTCTAATACTCTCCTTGAAAATTGTTCTCTTGCCTCAATGTAAGAGCACTCAGCTTTGGACTTACAAAAGAAAAGAATCTCACGAGTGAAGTTTTCCTTCCCGAGAGACTCTACGTCTTTATTTAGCTCGATACTTGAACCATAGTAGTCCATCCAATCAGAGTCGATCTTCGACTTGATCTTCTTTTTCTTCTTCACACCATTTTTCTGAGTAACCATTTTATAGGTTGTCTTAGAAAACTTGGCTAACTTCTTCCCAACGTACATACGACTGCTGGCTTTGTTCGTAATTAAATAAACAAAGCCAACACAGTCTTCTGGTAATGATTCAACGATAACGTTATTAAATGTCCACATAGTGGACTATTTATTACTTGTTATAGTATCTAGAATCCCTCAACCACTCATAGTAGCGAACGAATCCTTCTTCGACATCAACCTTTGGATCGAACCCGAATGTAGTTCTAGCCTTCGTGATATCTAAAGCACCACGTGAAGGAAAGTCTGCATCCTTATCTCGAACTTCGATGCTACCCTTACCAGCCAATTTAACAGCCATCTGAGCAGCTTGATGTAGAGAAACACTATGACTCTTAGTGATATTGTAAGTGCCACCGTATGCTTCTTCACAGAGAGCAGCAGCAACGATACCATCAGCTGCATCGTCAACGTAAGTAAAGTCTAGAACCTCGTGAACACCATTAACCTTAAGAACTCCACCGCGCATTGCAGTGAGTAAGAACTTAGAGATAACACGGTCTTCAACGTCCAGTGGTCCATACACAGCAGATGGACGAATAGTGATAGACTTCAACAAACCTTTACGTTCGTAGTCTTGCACTAACTTCTCACCCATGTACTTCATAATACCATACTGTCCTTCTGGCTTACAGATGGCGTCTTCCTTTACATTGTCTTTGAACTCACCGTAAATCATACTTGAGCTAATGTAGAGGAATTTATCAATACCATTAGCAACAGAAGTCTCAAGAAGATTAAGCAAACCCTCGCACATAGTCTTTGCGCCCAGTTGTGGGTTTGAGTTTACTACCTTTTGTCGAGGGAAACTCGCCAGATGCATAACAACATCTGGCTTGTGAGTTGCCATAACAAAATCCATATCATCAGAATTTGAGATATCGTATGGATAGATTACTGTATAAGGAGCGATCTTCTTCATACGTTCTTCCATCAAATGATCAATCTCAGCTTGTGGGATGATACCGTATGTAGTTCTCGTATCAACGATAACAACTTCATGTCCCAATGATTGCAGTCGTTGAACTACATTGTGACCAATCAAACCCAACCCACCAGTTACCAAAATTTTCATTATTGTTCCTCGTCGAACTCTTCTTCTTCATAGATGTCTGCTGAACAAACTGGACAGTAGACGATATCAGATAGATTGTGATCGTCACCCTTTACGACGATCTTACCTGTTGCCTCACAGCTGTTGCATTCGAAATGTTTTGTGACTGCCATTATTTTGCCTTTCCCCATACGTCGTCCCACGTACCACCAAGCGCACCTTTAGCATAGTCGGTTACACGATTTTCGAAGAAGTTACCATGCACAGGTGCATTGATCATCTCTTCGACCCATGGTAGCGGGTTCTTTTTAACTTTGAAAATACCCTTCATTCCTAATGAGATTAGGCGACGGTCTGCGATATAACGAATGTACTGCTTAACTTCTGCTGCTGTTAGATCACGCATGTCAGCACCAGCGAAAGATAGATCAATAAACTTATCTTCAAGTTCAACCATCTTTTCAGCGATTGTATATATCTTTCCCTTTAGTTCATCGTTCCAGATCTCTGGATTCTCTTTAATGAACTCTTTGAATAGACGAATCATATTCTCGGCATGCATTGTTTCGTCAACGATAGACCAAGTAACGATCTGTCCCATACCCTTCATCAAACCATGACGAGGAAAGTTCAACAACATAATGAATGAAGAGAACAGTTGCATACCTTCAGTGAATGCAGAGAACACAGCGATATGTTCTGCAGTAGATGCCAATGTTCCATTACGAGAAGACAACTCAGTTACATAGTCGTGCTTGTCTTTCATCTCTTGGTATTCCAAGAACTCATTATAAGTCGACTCAGGCATACCCAAGGTTTCGATCAAGTGAGAGTAAGCAGCGATGTGCAACCCTTCACGTGCAGCGAAACCAAGAAGCATCATCCTAACTTCAGGCTGAGGAAAATAGGGAAGGTAATTATTAACGTAACCACCAGCAACGTCAATGTCACCCTGAGTAAAGAATCTAAAAATGTTAGTAAGGAATTTCTTTTCTTCATTTGTTAGTTTTTTCTTCCAGTCTTTTACGTCTTCCATCATTGGCACTTCGGTGTGCAACCAATGTGCCTGTTCGTGTTTTAACCATGCGTCATATGCCCATGGGTAGTTGAACGGTTTGAAGTGAGTACGCTCATCCGTCAATCTACTATTACTCTTCTTTACCATCTTCTAACTCCAACATAATACCGAGTGTGGGATCCACACCGATAGATTTAACTTTTACTGCACCTTTGTCTGTATAAACATAGACTGGCACAATTATCTTTTCTTTATTCGTCTCAGCTGAATCTTGCCAGTGGAGATATTCTTCTCCCCACAGTTTTTTCATCTGAGACGATAGATCGTATGCGTCCATTTAACCCTCGCAAGCAAGACAATCATTACCTTCTGTCAAAGCATGAAGGTCAATCTCTTTCATAACTTCACGTTCGATACGCTTAGAAACTTTGTCAGCCTTAGCGATCTTATCAGAACGGCAGTAGTACATAGTCTTCAATCCTTGTTTCCATGCTTGGAAATGAACTGCGTGGATGTACTTGATGTGGCTGTCTGGTCTAAAGAACACATTCAAGGACTGAGCTTGATCTATATGTACTTGCCTATCTGCTGCATGTTGGACGACCCAGCGCTGGTCGATTTCCATAGAAGTTTTGAAAACATCTTTTGTCCACGCGTCCATCCAATCGATATGCTGAACTGAACCATCATTCGCAATGATGCTCGACCATACTTCATCTGCCCAACCCTCTTTATGATTGACTGCTTCTTTTTGAATGATTGCATCTAAGTAGCGGTTCTTGTTTAGGTGAGAACCCGATAGAGTGTCTTGGCGATAAGCATTGGCACGATAAGGTTCAATAGAAGGACTAGTATTGCCCATGAGAATGGAAGAAGAAGCATTGGGAGCAATAGCCATAAGATGACTAAAGCGATTCCCAGTACCCACTGCATCTGGCGCTTCACCTCGTTCAGATCCCAACTCTTTGTTCGCTTCATCTAATTTACCTCTTACATATGAGAAGATTTGTTTGTTCTTTCCAACAGCCAAAGAACTTTCCCATGGTAGATTGTTACGCTGTAGGAAAGCATGCCAACCTAGTGCACCGATACCAATTGAGCGTTCACGCATAGCAGAGTATTTAGCGCGAGCAATAGAGTCGGGTGCGTTATCAATAAAATACTGAAGTACGTTATCTAGCATCTCAGCAATGTCTTTGAGGAATAATGTGTCGTGTTTCCACTCATCATAATATTCCAAGTTCAAAGAAGACAAGCAACAAACGGCTGTTCGCTCTTCATTCGTCGGTAAGATAATCTCAGAGCAAAGATTGGACTGATGAACCTTTAACCCCAGATCCTTCAAATGCTTAGGCAGCTTACGGTTTGATTCATCAATGAAGTGGATGTATGGCTCACCAGTCTGCATGCGCATCTCAAGGATACGTTGCCATAGTTCTTTGGCTGATACAACTTCACGAACTTCGCCAGATGCTGGGTCTTTTAATTCCCATGAGTCATCAGCATGATCATCAACCATAGCACGTTCAATGATTTCCATAAAACGATCTGGAATGTTAATACCATGGTGCAGATTCAGACAACGCATGTTTGGATCACCAGTTGGTTTACGCATTTCCAAGAAGGAGATAATATCTGGATGATCAATGTTCAGATAAGCAGCGTAAGAACCACGACGAGTGCTGCCTTGTTTGTATGCAAGAGAAGAAGCATCATATGTCTTCAAGTGAGGCATAACACCAGTAGACTTATCGCTGGCAGAACGGATACCAAAACCAATTCCAACACCACCGCCCATCATTGATAACCAGCTTGTTTCGCTGTAGTTATCTACTAAACCTTCGGCAGTATCTTCAATGTAGTTTAAGAAACAGGAAATTGGCAGACCACGCTTGGAACGTCCGAAAGATAAAATTGGCGTTGAATACGACAACCAGTGCTTGCTTGAATATTCGTACAGGCGCTGAGCATGCTCTGGGTTACTACCAAAAGTAGAACTAACAAACGCGAATCTCTCTTGTGGTGACGTTTCGTCATCCTTCATGTAACTTTCTTTTAATCTAATTAAACCTAATTCATCGAACAGACTATCTCGGGTGTAGTCAACCTTTATGCCATGCACTGTTTCTTGCATAATGCCTCTTGTTATTATTTTGTTACGAACTCATCTGCTAGAGGGAATACCTCTGCGATGACCCTTGCGCATTCTCTTGCGACTTCCATGTGTTCTTTTTGAGTACCGTTGCCACCACGGACTTGGATAAAGTGGATCCATGAACGGATAGTACCATTCATATACAAACGAGACACAGTGTTACCTTCTGGTAAGATAGCACGCGCTTGTTCTTTTGCGATTCCTTTAGCAATAGCTTCACCGTATGTTGTCTTGACAATGTCGATGATAAACTTTTGCTTAGCGTCCCACCATGCTTTCAATTCCGCATCATCAGTACCAACGCTATTTTGACGATTCTTTTCGTCTTGTAGTCGTGCCTCACGGAGCACAAAGTCCAAATCTTTAGTTGGATCTGCGTAACGTTGGCTGAATTCTTGGAATGAGAAAGAACGGTGGCGGAGAATCTGGCGAGCGATATCTCGAGTAGTCTCAACTTCCAAACAAGCTGACACCATTTCAAGTGGTGACCAGTGTTGGTGTTTGATGAGATACTTAATTAACTTCTCTGATGTCTCTGTGTTGAATTGATTGCTTGGATTGGACACTCGGGCACAAAACGCAATTAACTCTTGTACGTCCATCAAACCTTCATCGTACATCTCACGAGAGGGTTTGCTATAACTAATCATTCTGACTTTCATATTTTCTTCCATGTACTAAATCTAAGTGTCGCTTCAATTCCCGAAAAGGTATTTGTATTTATCGTTTCGAGAATCTCCTCGGGTGTCAAACCACCCTTAATTATCATATCATTGATATCTTTTTGTTCGATGTTTTCGGGAAACATACAAACACTGTATCCAGCCTTAATGTTCTTAGCAAGTAATTTGCAGATATCTTTAGAACGAGGCTCATTGTCCATTACTAGCGTTGCATTAGTAAGAAGGCTCCGCACAGTAGGGGTGTCAAAAGAGCTTCCTGACACAGCAATGCAATTGGGGATGAAGAGAGAGTCGAGTGGACCCTCCACAACATAGATTCGTTTGCTGAAATCAATTCTGTCGAGTCCATAAATTTTCTCCTCAGTCTCGTCTACTTTAATTGTGTAATACTTAGGTTGTTCATCTCCGAACGCTCTGCCTTGAAAAGCAAAACACTTACCAGCATTAGTAAAGAACGGGATGATCAGTCGTGGGTGTTCATCTACAATCGGCTCTTGAAACTTCGGTGTTACCGAATTAACGAATGCCTTAAACTTTGGAGCAAAGTAGAGAAGATTCCAGAACTCTCTGGGGATCTTCCTATCAATCAATGTCTTCAGTGCTGGATGTGTCATTGGTAACTTATCCATCCGTGTCAGAGATTCTAGGACATCGTCTTCAAGCAAGTCAACTGTTGGAGTTTCTAAAACAACTCGAGTGTCTGAGACGTCTTTGTGGTCATGGTATCGAGTCGCTCCAGCTTTGTAGCGTTCAAGAACATACTCATCGTAGAGAGTTGCGTCAACATACTTGATTAAGTTACCGATGTTGGACGAGTAACCGCACTTGTGACACTTTGCAAGAAGGTCAGCACGAGCACGATAGATGTAACCACGTGCTTTATTTTTATTGCGTGTACTATCCCCACAAACTGGACAACTGAAGTTCCAGAGGTAATCTTTCTTTTGTTTGAAATTTCTTAGGCGACCACCCAAGATTTGAGCATACTTTGCATCAATGTATAGCATAATGAAAAACTCCACGATAAGGTACTATTATACCCTAACGTGGAGTTGCAAGCAAACTTTTATTTGCCGAAGAACTTTGAGAAAATCTCTAAATGTCCTACAACATATCCTACTGCAATTGCACCACCAACAATCATCCATCTCCAATTTTCAAGAACGTCTACACGTTTTGCAATCTTATCGATGTCAGCTTTGATTTCCTTTTGGATCTCTTCATGCTGTTCGGCGCTCTTAGTTGAATTAGTAGCCATCTTTGCAGTTAGGCTCTTATCCATGTTATCGATCTTTTCCATAATTTCCCTGTTGCCAGTGGTTATTCTGGAATGTACTTCTTTGACGTCAGCTTTAAGGTCTTTGACGTCATCTTTGATACCTTCGACTTGTGCTTCCAATTTAGCAATTCTTTCTGTTTCCATTGGTATAGTTCACTTATTGTAGATTGATTGTTGTTCTCTAACCCACTCTTGAAGTGAATTCAACTGTTGGCTTACTTGGTGGTAGAGGGTATAGTTTTCTGTGACTGTGTTTGCGACGCCAGAGAGTTTAACGCTGGAGGCTCCTTCATCAACGCCTCTGGAGGAGTTGGGAACTTCATTGCGACTGGCACTGTCGTGGAGCAAGACGAAACCATTAGGGATAACACACTGACCATCATCAGACGCAGTGATAAACTTTGGCACTTCTTTAAGGATTGCATCACCCTTCTCCTTGACAATTTCGATTTTTGTAATATATTTAGTAATAACCTTAGTTGAGGCTTCAGCAGAAGCTACCTCTTTCTTGGCCATTTCCAGTTTAGCTTCAGCTACTTTGGCTTCCCAACGATCTTGGTTTGAGATACCACCTTCCATGTAAAGACCAAAAATCAGCAAAAATGCTGATGCTATCTTCACAGGGAGTAGATATGTGTTTATGAATGGGATTGAACCGACAAAGAATGAGACAAAAAGACCGACAACACCAGCCAATAAGACTAGGTGGAATACCCAGAATGGTAGGAAATCAAGTATCCACATATTAAGCCTTTACTGGGCTGCCACGGCGAGCCATGATCTGATACTTCTTAATGTTCTTCTTTTGTATTTTTGGTTCTTGTACAGATACTGGACCAGCAGTATTGTTTGTTGGAGCACCACCGACAGCAGCAACACCCATACCTTCTTCAGATAGAACTTTGTTGACAATCAGTTGTTCTTCGGCAAGCACTACATCGCTATCGATGATACGCATAATGTGCTTGTAGCGGTCTTCCATTAGAGATGTAGTGCGGGCACCACTCTCATAGTATTCTTTGACTAACCATAGAGCACCAACAAGAGACTTCATTCTGTTCTCACCACCTGGAAGACGGTTCAGAATTTTCTTCATGTTGAATACTAGACGATTTAGATAAGTGTATGCACTACGTTCTTGATCAGTAGTGAGAGTGCTCATCTTACGTAGATTGTTACCTTGATGATCGATGATACCTAACTTGAAGGCTTCAGTGTCCTCAAAGTTCTGAGTGATCATTCTAACGATTCTCAATGCGATTAAATTGTCTACGATTCTTGACATTTATTTTCCTATTATAATGAGCCACCATCGTACTGATGGAATGCCCAAAACTTCTCTTTACACCACCAACACTTCATACAAGGTTTTCTCCAACCATCTGTTTGTAGAATGTCGGAGCTAATGCAAGACTTTGTTAGTGGAAACAGTTTCTTTAGAAACTCAATCTTATTGTAATACTCAGCTATGAATGAACGATCAACGTTACCCAAAAACCTAGAAATCATAACAACACACTCATCTGGGTTGTCAGTCTTCTTGTTATATTTATCCATCATACTTAGAACATGCTCTTGCGGTACGTTCTCACCTTCTCGTCTAACAAGGGCAGGTGGAAACGGTATACCAAAAGATTCGCAAACTTCTTTAGGAGGGTTCTTAGTGCGCCCACCAAAGAATGATTGGATGCCAATGTTGGCAATAATCTTAGCAGTCTCTCTCTTTATAGCAGAACCTTTACTTTCAGTCTCGGTCTCTACGAATTGAATATATCTTCTAACAAATTTAATGTTCGGGAATTCTTTTTCAAACCTATCGATAATAAGGTCGAAGTCTGGTTTGGATTTTGGAGCACGAACTAAATCAACGCAATGCAACGCAGTTATTTCAACTCCAGTTCTATCGTGTTCTGTAATATATGAACAGACCAGATATAGAACTAATGCAGAGTCAGTACCACTCGATACTGAGACGCATAATTTTGTATGGTTTTCTGGGATACATAACTTAGCAGTTTGTGTACCATCGGAATTAGTATAAACATTTTCAATCATAATTTTCTCAATGATGAGATGATAGTTTCATCTAACTTAATTTCTGAGAGAACAATTCCGTATTCAGGAATCATCTCTGGCATACGTTCAAGGTATACTAAGAATGTAATCAGGGCATCCCAACTAGATTCTTCAATTTTATAAAACAGCATTCTTGTAGCAGCATCACCAAAGATGTTATACAAGACTATGATATGATTCAAAATCAATCTCTCTCTTAACTCACCGTTGTTCTTATAACGTGACAGCAGTTTTTTAAGATAGAGAATCTTCTTCAGATCTTCTTCAAACTCGGCAAGGCTATGACACTGTGTATTGTCATAGTGGTGCATCGCATAAAGAAGGAAATTACTCTCATTTAATTTTTCAGTCATACTCACATTTCAAAAAAATGGGGGAACAATTCCCCCATTATTACATAGCTACTTATTAGACGTCTGCTAGGACTGCGTCGTCAGCAGCATCACCAGCAATAGTACCCATTGCTACTAGTGTCTCAACTTTGTGACGAGTATTACCTTCAGAGTCTTGGTAAGTAGTATACTTAACCCAACCTGGAGTCTTCAAACCACGAGCACGGTTTGCTGCCAACTCTGCTTCGTAGCGTGGGCTACCAGAGTCTACACCGTAAACTTGAGCCAAAGAATCGCTTGGTATGTATGCTGGTTGTTCGTTTGCTAGAACAGTTAAGTCAGCAGCTGTAGTACCACCATAAACTACGTTTAAAGTTAGGTGAGTGTTATCGGTGATAGAATCGATGCGATATTCTACGTTAGCGATAACAAGAGTGTTACCACTCTTAAGTTCAGTTGTAAATGTAGTACCTGTACCAACAACTGCTTTACTGTTGTTTGTTACAGCGATAGTGCCAGTGACAGTCTTGCTGTCTTTGTTTCCCCATAGTGCCATTTTATTTCTCCTTGATTGGACTATTATTATTTATGCAACTTAGAGTTGCCGAGATTTTTACGAGCACCAGACTTGGAGCCGACCTTACGACCTGCTTTTGGCGCATCATCATTATCAGTTTCTGGTTCATCTTTCTGTAGAGAACCACCATAACGTGAACCCTTCTTAACACCAGCACCACCACCTTGCTTAGCACCATCGTACTTAGCTTTGTATTCTGGAGTTCCTGGCCACATACCTTCTTTCAGTGCTTGGAGCAATTCAGAAACAGAGAAGCCTTCTTTCTTAACAGTTTCGAACTTTTCTTCGTGTGGTTTATCACCAGCGGCATTTACCAAGTCAGACTCAACAGCTGGCTTTTTGTTCTTTGGAGCAACTGGTTTGTCTTTCTGGTCTGGAGTCATTGCGTTGATTTTAGCTTCTTCCAAGTCAGCATCTTCTTTACGTAGAGCACGCCCGATAGCCTTGTTATGTGCTTGACCAGTCTTGTGTTCTGGTTCGGCATCAGGTACTGGATTGTTTAGTTTGAAACGAGCACCACGAGAAGCATCCATCATCTTACGCTTAGTAGCGTTTTCTTTGTTGCGTTCTTCGATCTGTTCAACTTCTTCCTTTAGATCAGAGTGTTTGATCTTAGTCTTTGGACCATCGTTGGCAGAGTGTAGGTGAACATCATCACCTTGACGCTTTGCAGTCCAGTGACGACCATCTTCAGTCTTGAACTTGTGTTCTTGATCGTGCTTCAAAGCATGGATAGCTTGGTGGTGTTCTGGGTGTAATGGAACAGAGAAAGAAGCGCCATGATGGGCAGTCTTCATAGTACCCCAAGAATACTTCTTAGTCTCAACCTTAGCGTATGATTCTTCGATAGCTTCTTCAGCTTTCTTCTTTGTTTTTGCTGGTGCGCTAGTCAATGTAGGAATAGAATCATCACCAGACGATTGCAATGTACCTTCTTTAACTAGGGTGATGAATGACTTTAATCCCATTGTGTTCTCCTGAGTTTCTTCTTTAATACGTGAACGATTGATACTTTCGATTTCTTTACGAACTTTGTGAGTATCGTTACCGAATTTCTTGTGGTGTGCATGAACAGCTGTCAAGTAAGCTAGACGTTTTTCAACGCCACTCTTGTCACCAGTAACTGAACCTTTGTCCATAGATTGAACTGATTTCCATGAAGCTGCCATAGATTCTTCTAGGCTCTCAGCTTCTTCTTTAACTGGTTTGCGCCAGTTCTTATTACCATGATGACGATCTAGATGTCGTGCTAGAGATTCTCTTTCAGAATCAGTGGCACGTTTGTGATAATATGCTTTCTTAGCAGAGTCTGCGCTATACATACGTGGGTTGCCAGCGATTTCGCTAGGGTCTACACCTTCGTCTAGTTCAACAGACTCTTTAAATCCCATAGCCTTTTCGTGGTGTTGTTCTGATTTCTCAGCATGACGATCAGCTTCGCTATGGCGACCCTTCTCACCATGCCATTGAGATAGGTTATCGTGATGGTCAGCCATGTGCATGTGGTGTGCGAACATATCACCCTGCGCTTTAGCAGAGTCAGCAGACTTCTTGTTCTCTTCTGACTTTTCATAAGAACCAGTTTCTTCAGCCATTGTGCGGATCTTAGAAACGATCTTACCATAGCTCTTAGCTTTTGGGTCTTTCGGAGCGATAACTACTGGTGACTTTTGTTTATATGCACCACGCTTCTCTTCTTCGTGAATCTGATAACCTTGTTTAGTCAAGTGAGCACGAGCCAAATGTTCCAAGTCTTTCTTTGGACGAGGTGTTAATGGAGTAGTCACATGACGCTCATGTTTCTTACCATCGTTAACTCCAGGCTTTGATACATTGTACTTGTAAGTGTGACGATACAACTCACCACCTTCGTCATCTTCACGACGACGTTTAGCAAAACCTGTACGATTGTCGTGGACGCTTTCTGTGAAAATCATTTCTTCCTCTTCTGTGATGCTCTCGTTAGTCTTCTGTGGTGCTGGCTTCTTTAGAAGTTCTTCTCCAGCCTTACGTGCAGAAGCAGCTTTCTCTTGTTCACGTTGGAATGCTTTCTGTAGCTTCATGGCAGCAGTCATACGCACTTCCATAAATGTCTGATAGCTAATGGCTTCTTCTTTAATACCAGAACCTTTACGAACATCGCTCATTAACTCATGAGCGTGTTTGTCAGAAACGTGAGATGGAACACCCTTACGGAATTCCTTGAAATTGTTTTCGTGCGCATGTTGACGCATCTTAGTACCAGACATACCTTCAGTACCTTCAGAGTCTGGATCACGATCTCCAGAAGAGTGCATTGTAATGCTCTTGAAGTTATAGTGGCCATGGCCAGCTTCTTTGTTATTGTACTGGTGCAATAGCTTATGTAGTTGTTCGTGACGATCAGAACCAGCAACAACGTGTAGGTGTTCAACACCTTTCTTATGCAACTCAGCTGCATGATGTAGGATTGTTGGGGATTCTTTAGAAGAAGATGAAACGTTAGTCTCTGGAGAGTAACGCTTTAGGTGTTTAATTTTCTGCTCTGGAGTCAGAGGATTCTTCTTAGCATCATTGGAGTGAGAAACAACTAGAGAATGTTCTGCTCCATGCTTTTTAGCGACAGCATGTAGCTTGTTGATAACCTGCATGTGCCCAGTTGTAGGTGGGTTCATACGAGTAAAGGCAGTCACATGGTGCTTTTCAGAACCATGACCACCTGCATCTTTAGCTTCGAATAATTCTTTAAAAGTAATCATAGTCTTACTCTTTAACACAAGAACCTTCAGCACATGGTTTAGTTCCAGGCTTGTGCTTGTAACCTTTCCAGCACGTACAGTTGTTTTCGATTAGATAGTCGATGAATGATTTCATGTGCCTTGATTCCACTTTTTAATTTTTAGTAAGTTGGCTTTACTGAACTCTTTACGATTAACCAGCTTAGTTGGTTCAGTACGACCTTCGTGTTCATGATTAACAACGAAACCTTCTGGATCAGTTTTAGAACTGTCGATATGATGTTCAAAACCACCAGTGTGTTTGTTTAGGTTAGTAACCAATGTATCTTTAGCCTTTTGTAGATGCTGATGCATTCCCAATAGGTTTTCATAATGAGACTTATTAGCTTCGATATGAGCAGCATGTTCTGTACCTTCAGCTTTTTTCTTAGCTTGTCCAGCTTCAGACTTTAGCTTACCAGCTGCTTTTTCGAAGTGAGCTTCCATGTGCTTCTTGAAACCACCAGCAGTTGGGATCTCGGCATCACGCACAGTAGAGTTAATGTAAGTACCTAGATGTCCACCTTCACCAGCATGAGACTTATGGATAGCACCATACATCTTAGCTCCATGAGTATCGTGAATTTCTTTCGCAGCAGCCATGTGCTTGTGGAAAGTTTCTTGATCTTTTTGTGGATAGTCAATCTTACTTGTATCGTGTTCAGCAGACTTCAAGTGGACATCTTTGTGTTGTCCAAAGTTATGCATATCTGGATGTGGAGTAGCAGACATATTGTGCAACTCTTTGTCAGATCCATGTTCATATTTCTGGTGAACTACTACACCAACTTTAGAAGCAGCAGCTTTCTTAGCTTCTTCTCCATGGGCAGTATATGTAATAGTGTTTGGTGTGAACTTAGCAGTTCCAGTTTTCTTATCATGCTGTACATCACCATGAGAGTGCATCAAGTCACCTTGATAAACACCTTGATTTGGAGCAACTTTAGGTAGGTGTTCAAGAGCAGCACTTAGTTTAGTGACAAGACCTGGAGCATGTCCATGGTTCTTTTGAATGTCAGCATGAGAATAGTTTAGCTTAGGGTCTTTGTTGAATGCAGATTTAGAAGCAACAAAGAACTTACCAGACTTTGGGTGGTGTCCGAATACTACAGATGGAGAACCATCATACTTCATAGTAAGATTAGTATTGTGGTGACCAGCCTTCATGTGTTCATGGGCTTGGAGAAGAGAACCACGAGCATGCTCGAAACCACCAGCACCGTGCATCAATGGACGGTCTTCGGCATGGTGAATATGTTTCAGTTGTTGTGGGTCATCCTTTGCGTTGGATCCATGACCCAAAGCATCTTTCTCTTCTTTTAAGTAAGTTAGAAATGACTTCATCTTATCCCTTTAACGAAGCACGCAATTGCCAGCCATGCTTCTCGTGTGTATCGATACGATCTGCAATAAAGTTACAGAGTCCTTGCTTGTTTTCTTTCTGAGCAAGGGCGAATACTTTATTTAGGCTATACAAGACTTGATCGTTTGCAGCCAATGCAGCAGACAACATACCTTGGATGTCTGGGATACTACTTTCTTCCATAATAGTTTTGTTATTATACAACTCCATCAAACTCATTGGAGCATAAACATCTAGCTTACGAAGGTTTTCAGCAAGTGGGTCTACTGCACCATAAACATCGTCGTATAAGTCTCCGAAGAATCCATGGAACTCAGCGAAGTCTCTTCCTTCAGTATTCCAGTGGAAAGAATGTAGCTTAAAGTACATTACGAAGGTGTTTGCTAAAGCCACCTTTAGGGCTGCTGTTAATTCTGTCATTTGTTTTTCTTTCTCCACTCTTTGAATGATTCCTTGAACATAGGATCAAACGGTTGTTTAAAATCTTCTGGACATACTCCAGTGTGTTCTTTACCACACTGAGGGCAGTTTTCTGTCTCAATCTGTGGGTGCTTCTTTGGTCTTGTTTTTATTTGAGTAGGTTGCAAGTCTTGAATCCATTTAGAAGTAAGTTTACCTGATGCTTCTTTTACAAGCAAGTGATTAGAACCACGCTTCACAATCTCGAATTGTTCACCGTTTGATTCTACGATTTCCCCGACCTTAAAGATTTCTCCACGGAAATACTTTTCACGGAGATCATCTTTGACTAGGTTAATTTGTTCTTTGATAGCTTCCAAGCCAGTACCGATACGAACGTCGTTCATCAAACGACGAGAGTCGATCTCTCTAACTGAAGTTGGAAGACCCTTTTTAAATTCTTCATACAACCCTTTGGCTGCAGCAGAACGGAGTGATTCATCAGAGTCTGGATCTTTCTCACCAGCTGCGATAACCTCAACACCTAAACGTCGGAATGCAGCAGCCTTATCTGAACTGGTAACGATAACGACATTCTTATAGTTCTCTTTGAGTTGCTTAACTAAGTTAGGCAAAGTCTCTGCAGACTCAACAAAGTTGGTCTTAGGGAACACCAGATTAAGATACTGGAGTTTCTTTTCTACTAACAGGGGATTCTTTTTGTTATCTGATGCAGCGGATGCATAGATTACGTGGTCTGCGCTTCTTTGTTCGGCGAGTTTTTTGACAGCCTTGATAACAAGTTCGTGCCCCATCGTTGGAGGGTTAAACTTTCCACAGGCTAGAACAACCGTTTTGGATGGTAGTTCTTTTATAAGTTGTTTGTAATCTTTCATTTAATCCATCTATAAAGTAGTATACAGTTATTTATAATCGCTATTATTTCATCGAGAACTTGATACCAGTATTGTCAGAGTCCTTGGCATTAGCACCATAAGCGAACTTAAACTCAGCATTCGAGAATAGCTTCTTATGGAACACCATCTTATCGCCGACAAAGTTTAGATATACTTGCTCGGTCTTCATCTCTCGGCTGATATTGTTTAGGATATCTTGGTAGATCTTGTTCTTGTTCATATAGTCCACGAGGGCATAACCCATCGGAGCAAGAATCAAAGAGTAGTACTTCTTATAGGTTGGTGTGCTGAAAACAACATTCAATGATTCTGGACTGGCATTCTTTCCTAGCTCTTCGTAGATCTTAGAGTATTCAGTATTGAACATCTTGATTCTGTTGGCTGGAGTCTTTGATGCAGAAGCGATTTTCTGAATAGAAGATGATACATCGGAGATACTAAACGCACCTCTTGCACCCACAACTGATTTGAGTTTGTTATATGCAGGCAGCTTAAGAGTCTCGAACGCCTTCAGGATCTTGGTGGATGTATTATCATCCTTACCTGCAAGAGCCTTTAGAACATCAATAGCTTTCTTCTCTTCAGCCTTTGGTGACTTGTAAACCTTATCAATGTTATCAACAATGGCACCGATGGATGGAGCAGCACCAGCTTCAAACTTAGCAGATACATCTGTCTTGACTTTCTTACCACCAACCAATTTATTAACGTAGAAGTCAACAAGAGCTTCGTTTGAGATAACTGAGAAGCCAAACTGATTCCAACCTTTGCTATGGTCTTGAGTTAGATACCAACGCAGTGATAGAATCTCACCGAAGTCTTTACCGATGGCTTGTTTGTCTTGGGGTTTTATTGTTGCCATAGCCTTTTTAGCTGTAGCGTTAAATGCCACAGTATCAGTCTTGGCTTTATTGTCTGCCACTGTTTTATACAGAGAAGTCAGGGCTGTCTTAATCTCTGAACCAACTTTAAGGTTTTCGATACCAGAGTAGACTGCCTTATCGAAAGATGCCAGAGTGGTATATCCTTTTGCTCCAACAAGATCTAACTTGTCTGGAGCTAAGTCTTTAGTCTTTAAAGAACCTTTTTCAGTATAGGTATTCAGGATGAAACAAGTAGATCCTTTTGTACAACCAGCAACAGTCGTTGATAGAGTCATCAACTTGGCTTTGTACTTACCTGAGATAGCTTTCTCATCAGTAGTAGAGATGTCTGCTAGCTTGGCAGTGATACCAGCTTTCTTCAGCATTTCTTCTAAAGATCCAGGGAACGCAACTTCCACAGACTTGATTTGAGTCTGATAACGTGATATTTTAATAGAAGCAGTCAGACCCTTCTTCTTTAGAAAGTCTGAAATGCTTTTAGCTGTTAAAGCCATCTCTCCGTATTTGTAAGCTGCCATAGTTAGTCGATTATAGTAATAACTAACTATTTAGGTCAAGCGATTATACTTCCTGTCCCACTTACCTATCTGCTGGATGATCATCTGCGGAGAATGGTTGTTGTTAAAATCGTAGTCAAATGTCTTAAGAACATAGTGTAGAGTTCTTGAGTCTATCTTTTTCTTACAACGACTTAGTAATACTTCTATTGGGACATTCGGGCGATACATTTTGAAGTCAAGATATATGCAGTGGGCATACGCTTGGATCTCATCAAACTCTGAAAGGTATCTTCTCTCTTCGTCTTTCTTTTTGTGACCAACTCGTTTGTATGGAACTACGTAGTTACTCCACTGATCATCTCGACGATCGTATTGCATGAAGTGAATCATCTCATGCATAAGAGTTTGAATAAAACGGAATTTGAATTTATCCCATGACTCTTCTGAGAACTTGAAGTTCTTGAAATCTTGGGTTAGTATTTGTATGATGCACTGGCGATCTTCGGGAGAGTATTCTCCACCTAGTGCAAGGTAAGTGTCATAGACCTTGGCTTTTGATTTCTGAGGTTGCCACTCAATTTTAGTGCGCCACTTCTTAACGTAGTTGGAGAGACCGACAGAATCATTACGATACCTGTCTAGGTCTCTCCAAATTTTAGATGGAATGAATTTCGCTCTAAATGGGCGTGTGCTGAAGTTTAACAACTCCAGCCAGTCGTAGTTTGCATTTTCTAGGAATTGCATAGCCTCCCAGAAAGTCTTGCTTAACTAAATTGCTTCTCCAAATGTGCAAGGACTTTCGATTGCTCCTCTAAGTTGGTATTATTAAACTCAGTAATATAGGACATCAAGTCGAAATTAGACAGTATGTTACTATATTTAGTTTCTCTACCTCTTAGGAATTGCTCGGACTGATCGGAGCCTCGATCCTTGTAGCGCTGTTCCAACATAGCCTGTGGAGCCTTCAAATAGACCACCTGAAGTTCGGTGTTCGGTAGACCCATACAAAACTCTAGGAATGACTGATTAAATACTCGGTCACCTTCAAAAAGGATATTACAGTTATGGGACGCGATCCATTCTTGCAGTGGAGGTTGAACTGCCATCGAAAGACGATCTGTACCAGCAAAGGTTTCACCCTCATCGTACTTACCAAGAACATACAAGTCTCGGTCAGTATTATAGCTGGCAACTACTAACTTGGCGGGAGCAGTTTCGATCCAGTTTTTATCTTCCATGTATTTACGAAACAGTGTAGTCTTACCAGTCCCTGGAACACCACCAACGGCAATAATCTTTCGAGTCTTCAGAGTGTTCTTGATCAACTCGACTTTGATCTCGTCTTGAACACCAAATTTATCAATCATCATACGTTACCTTTTTTGACGTCTTCGATTAGGTTTACCAATTCTTCTCGGGTGAACACCCAAACGCGACCACGGAAAGAGTGAGTAGAAGTATCAGGGTCATGCTTCTTAGAGAACGATAGTTTTTTAATGAACTCACGTGCACAATTCTTTGCCATTGCTTCTTTGATTTCTTCAGCATAGTTGACGTTGGTTTCTTTCAACTTTAAGAGTTCTTGCTCTTGAACTTTATGCTCAACAACGAATTGGTTGAACTCATATTTCTCGAGCATTTCATTTGGGTCTACCTTGATGGTGAACCCACCTTGTCCAGCAGTAACAACATTATTGGCACTCCACGAGCTAACGCCAATAGAAGATGGAGCAGTAAGAACTGCGTTAGACATAATGGTTTGTAATCCATTGTTAGTCATAATTTTCAAATCACCGTTATCAACAATAACATCACCAATAGCATCTGTCATAAAAAATTCTCCAATCCAATTGCAACACGTTCTTCATCATTAAACATCCAGTCTAGCCCATCTAGTCTACCTGTAGCTAAGAAGTCGCCAAACCTTTCCTTAATTATACCCTGTTTACGATCCAAGCGCAAATCTATTGTTTCATTGCGAGCATCCCAGAGTACATTCCATTCAATACCAGTCCATCCGTCTTTCTCTGCAACTTGAATCTCTTCAGCTTGTCGGTCAAGATAGTAGCTAAGATAACGTCCGTGTTTCTGGCGAAAGATCTTCTTGAATGAACAGAGGCAGGTTTCCATCGTAAAGTAGTCAATTTGACTCGCAAGATGTGGAAACCTATCTTTCATCTCAGCGATAATTCCACTGCTAATAGATTCAAGGTCTCGATATTCTTGTTGAGTAAGTTTTCGATCATAGTCGTCGTCTTTCCCAATGGCAAGAAGTAATCCATTACGATGAGAACGGGAACCATCATAATCGTCAAGCATGAGAGAAGTAGGCTCAATGTCAATAGCAGCAGTGTGTTTAAGATGCTGCATATAGAACCAAGTAGAATAACGCCCAAACTTGTGAAGGTTTGTCTTAAGTACTCCCCAAAGTACATCAAAGTTTTGCTTAGAGCTACCCACATAGAACGATTCGAGTTTTTCACGTTGTGATCCATTTCCAATAAATTTCTGATATGATTCGAACATCACAGGTAGATGTCCCTTGTTCCACTTAGTGTCTGTCTGATAACGGAGACGTTTGTAGTTCTTAGAATTCCAGTCAGTGATACGTCCAAGGTCAGCGAGTTCGTAGTCAGGGAATTCATTCTTCAACACCCATGCAGTTGGGAGTTGATACGTGTTTCCATATAGCCATGCAAGCCAGATGCGTTCTTCATCGTTATGCTCATAGCGATCATTGAGATAGTTTGTAGCCCATACAGCTGGGTCACAATCATTATACTGTAATGACCAAGCATACCAACGGATGAACGCTTCACGTCGGTTTTCTTTTAAGCGATAATCCATTATTTCAAAAAGTCCTCAAGTGATGGTTGATCCATCAGTGCTTCTCTTAACCAAGCCTTACCGACTGTATCAATAGCAGCTTGTGTCTTAGCTTTCTTCTTTTCGCCCCAAGTGTATGACTCTAAACCTTCAGCAAGGAATTGAGCACGAGCCTTAGCTGGTGGTAATGCTTGAAGTGGGTTTACGATTGCGTTGTCTCTGTAGGCAATTTGTTCGGCACGTGTAGCGAATAGTGGCTGGTCTGAGCGGAGTGAACCAGTCGGGTCAACTGCCCAAAACACCAAACCATTCCGATTGTGCCAGCCGACACTTGAGGGAGTACAAGAGATTTTAAGTCGTTGGACTTTTCGTTCTTCGACTGCGTACTTGATCCACGCGTCCCAGCACTTGGACGCATAGCCTTTACCTTCTTGCCCTTCGAGCGTGACGATTTCGTAGAGGTTGGCATATCCATCCCGATTAAATGTAGCAAAGATTAGAGAGACAACTTCACCGTTGACTTCGTAAGCCATTGGCAGAGACTTATCGTAGTTATGGAAACGAGTCCACAATGAGTGTGCAGCCGATAAGAACTTGGTGTTCTTACCAGCTGGACTCGATCCGATAAGCTGTTGTACTTTGGTTGAGTTTACAAGAATCATAATTGGTAATCTACTGCACCTTCGATGTCTACTTTCTCGAGAGTATGAGACAAGTCAGCGTCGATAGTATGGTAGATGTTCATAGACAATGGAACAGTTGTATAGTTTAGGTTGGCGCGTTTAGCAACGTTAGCCGTAGAAGTAATTATACATCCGTCATCCAAAACTGTCAAATATAATGGTCGCTTACCATTGCGGTATGTGCGCAGTGTTCTGTCTGTGTGTAATTCACAAACAGCAAGGCTTGCATCTTTCCAGTGCTCTAGTGGGCTGTAGTCAGCGAGTGAACGGAGTAATAGTTCGGTGTCGTTCTTACCATCGCATGCGTATCCGTGCAAGACTTCCCAATCAGCAGGATCGTGCTGAGTAATAACACCATTATGGACAATTGATGTTGATTCATTTGCTATCGGTTGGTTATACAATAAATCGCTAGTACTATATCTGCAGTGACCAATAAGGTAAAGAGTACCATCGTCATCAACCATCTCCTCTAAATCATCTAGTTTTCTGAATTCATCCGCTGGGACTGGTTCTTTAAAAGTATGGATTACCCCACCTTTGAGGTAGGATAATCCAGTCGCATGCAGTCCACGAATACGAGATTCGTGGAATACATTTCTAATCATATCAAAGTGGGTTGCTGTGGGTTTTTGAATCACAGCACCGATAACAGCACACATTAAAAGAAACTTTCTAAGTCGTTGGACTTGATAGACTGTGGATGATACTTGTGCAATTCTTCAGTACCAAGTTTACGTTCTAGGTAATCATACCACTCTTTGTCTTCCCACATACCTTGACTCACACCATTCCACAAGTGACGAGCAGAGCCATCTTCATTCTTATGACCTGGATGTTCTTTATCAAGACGACGAGATTCAACATATTCATAACGACAATCTTCGTATGCCTTAGAACCTAACTCAAGCATCTTCTCACGGAAATAGCATACCAAAGAAATACGCTCGGCAGATTCGTCTTCAAGAACAATCGGAGTATTTCCATGCATAACTTCGTGGTTGTTGATCAAGAGTAAGTCACCTGGACGCACGTTCACAGCAACACGATACTCAGGAGCGATCAAATATCCACCAGAGTATTTACCATTGTTGGAAAGAACCAACAGGTTAGATAAACCAGTCTGCAAGTCACCAGCATCGTAGTGAGCAGCAGTTCTGAATGTCTTGTTCACAGTGATTGTAGTGAATGGAGTCCCTGGAACTAAGAAGCCTTGATCAATTTTCTTGGCAGCTTCCATCTGGTTGTTGTAACGCCATGGGAGCAAGTCCTTGAAACCTTTAGCAAGAGTCTGTAGGAATGGGAATGCCATCGCAAACTTTTCTGGTTCACGTTGAGTGTAAGATGTTGCACGACCATAAGGGATTCGTGGATAACGATCGAACCAACCAGCGATACCAGAGAACACACCATTGGCGTAAGTAGTGGAACACACATACTTCTTAACGATTCGATCTGCTTCTGCTTTCATCTCATCATTTGAGAGTTTCTTAGTTGCATCAACCCAAGTTTCGAAGTCGAAGCCATCTTTCTTAACTGCTTGGATACCCCAAACGTTGTTACGTGTAGATGGTTGTTCTTTCTTACCTTTGTGCGATGCACGGATCTCTTCAATTGGATCTTCACCAAACAAGTTGGCAGATGGATTAGAGAAATAGTCGATGACATCGTACTCGTACTCAGTAACCCACTCACGATTACCTAGCTTCTCGCCACGTGGACCAGCAGCCATACCACGGTTCTGTGTCTCTACTGCAGCTTCACGCAGACCAGCATAAGCTGCGTCTTGTTGTTCTTTACTGAAGTAGTTCTTACGGAACTTAAATGCGATGCGCAGTTCGTCAGTACCCTTGTCACAAGATGAGCAGTCTCTTCCAGTACCACACTCAGCTTGAGTTGCAATGTCACAGTTAGCTGGCATATAAACGTCAGCGTCTTCATCAACCAAAATGTCGTAATGTGATTCATCTAGGAATTGACCCTCAAGATGAGCGCAGTCATATTTTCTTTCTGCTACAATTACTTTAACCATTTCTCTTCTCCTTAAAATTTCCAACCGTCAAAACTCTCAGCCTTAGCACGTTGACCAAAATCACTCTTATCAAACATCGGAACATCATCCTTCTTATGACCAGCGTCCATCAAACCTTCTTGTGCGGATGCTTCCACATCGTAAAGTTTCATCTTAGCTCGATCAACTCCGATAACAAATCGTTTGTAAAAACCTGGATCGTTGTAACGATTCTTGAGTTGTTTAACGATAATCTGATTCAACTGCTCTAATTCTTCATTACTTACCAACGCAAACATAAAGTCAGCAGTGGCAGGTAGACCGAAAGATTCTGAGGTATCTTCCAGCCCTGGATCGCTGTTTGTATAACCTGAACGAGTAGTCTGAGTAGCCGATACGATCGGTACGTTATACTCAACTGCAAGACCACGTAACTCTTCAGCAATTGCCTTAATATATGTATAAGAGTTAACTGAGCCACCTTGCTTCATTCGTTGAGAAGCACAGATGTTCAAATAGTCAATCATAATGATATCGGGTTTAAACTCACGCTTCAACTTTAACTCTTCCAACAAGGCTCTGAAGTGTCCAGCATGGGCACCAGCAGTCGGGTATTCTTTGATGATCAACTTACCTTGAGTCTTCTTGGCCAACTTAGCCAGTCGTGATTCGTAGATATCCTTGTCAATCACTTTCAATTCGTCCATGGTCAGGTTAAGAAGGTTCGCGTCAATACGTTCGGCGATACGTTCTTCAGCCATCTCCATTGTTATGTATAAAACATTTTTACCAGCACTTAGAGCACCAGCAGCAACGTGACACATAAACAGAGACTTACCAACACCAGTACCAGCTAGGACGATATTGAGAGTTTTCTTGGACAGACCACCCTTGGTAATCTTGTTGAACATCTCAAGGTCGAAAGCAACCTTCTCTTCAACACGATGATAAAACTCATAGCGAGAGTCAGCGTCATCAAGATAATCGTGACCAACATGATTATCAAATGAAACGGCAAGAGCATCAGAGAGAATAGATGGGATTGAATCAGTAGTGAACGTCTTGTCCCGACCTTCTTGGATTCGGATGGAGGTAAGGATTGCATTATACACCGCCTTGTCTTTACAAAACTTCTCTGTGTTGGTAAGCAACCAGTCTTCATTGATTGGTGCATCAACAAGCGTATCAATAAACGAACTGACTTCAACAAGTTCTTTTTCGTTGATGTCAGTTCGGTTACTTACCTCGATTGCCAGAATCTCTTTTGTTACTGGCTTGTTATACTTCGTGAAGAATTCTGAAATCTCGTTGATAATGATCGACTCTTTTCTGTCGATAAAATACTCACGCTTCAAAAACGGAATTACTTTTCGGCAGTAGTTCTCATCATAAATCAGTCTGCTCAGAATCTGTTGTTCTAATCTCATCAACCCCGCCTGTGTAGGAAATACTATTCTTTTGTAACTGGTCCATAATTATAAATTGGAGCAAGTCACCGAGATAGTGCTCTAGTTCTTCTTTGATATAAGTGACACCTGCATCTTCATGCACCTCATAATCGAAATGCATTTTGCAGGTGTCACCGTCTTCATCAAAGCTAACCGCACCGTAAGAGAAGATTATACCTGAGTATTCACCTTCTGTCAACTTGATTCGGTCTTGTTCGCCACTGCGACTCTCCAAGACTACGAATGGTGGTTTAGCTAGATGGTCACTCATCGAATTCCAATTCCTCTAAGGCTTTGTCTAGATCGTCAGATTGAATCATATCAGATTGACCCATAGAGTATTTGTTCTTGATGTAATCATAGAACGACTTCTGAGTCAACAGAGGCATCCAGAACTCTTTGGTATCTGTATCCTTGAGACGATACTTCTTGTCTTCAACAACACCAGTCTCTTGGTTTACTTGCGAATACCAACCATTGCTAGGCTTGATAACGTGTCCTGATTCGAGTGCAACATCAAGCAGACCAGACCACTTGCTAATACCGCCATCGAAAGATACACTGACAGGGATTTTAGATTTTTCTTTAACATAACGACTTTTCTCTACGTTGATAATGAAGTTGTAACCGATAACTTCAGTACCTTCTTTTTCTTGCTGACGACCAAGAATGAAGATGTTGTCGGCAGAGTAGTAAGAACCAGTACCACCACCAACGATATCCTTTGGATATAAACCAATTTCTTTGTAGGTGTGGTTCACTACAACCATCGGGATGTCTTTGATAGACAAGTGAGGTGTGACCATGCGGAATAAAGACTTCATCTGTTTAGCACGAGACATATCGGCAACAGACTTGCCATCCAAAGCATCTTCAACTTCTTTCTTAGAAGCCAAGTTACCGATTGAGTCAATAACAATCATCAGACGATCTCCACGATCTACGTTCTGAAGCTGTTGCATGATGTCGAACTTCAATTGTTCTACGTCAGTAATAGGTGTATGGAGAACACGGTTAGTATCAATACCAAAGGAATCAAAGTAAGACTGTGGAGTACCGAATTCAGAGTCATAGAACAACAGAGCAGCGTCTGGATATTTGTCAAGGTAAGACTTGGCCATCAGCAAACTGAATGCGGTCTTAAAGTGTTTAGATGGACCAGCCCACATTGTAAGCCCTGGAGTTAGACCACCATCAAGACGACCAGATAAGGCAACGTTGATGATTGGAATAGAAGTAGGAATCATATCCTTCTTAGTGAAGAACTTAGATACGTTAAGGACTGCAGAGTCCTTAATCGTAGTGTTCTTCTTGATTTTATCAAGAATGCTCATTATTATCCTTACAGAGATTTATACAAGGCAGATTGTGCCACGAATTGTTGCTTCCAACCCCACTCGTCGAGAACCAACTGATTAAAGATGTGTTCTTCGACTTCGATGATTTCTTCAACCGATAACTCAAGCATACGAATCGCTCGGCTGTAGTTGTCAGCGTAATTCTGTGGGCTTTGTGGAAGATTTTTAATCTTACGAATCTGTTCTAATTCGCCAGTGTTGGCCAACTTCAGATTCGTTTTAGCAAGTTTCACAACTGCGAGTTTGTAATCTGCTACAGCTTCATCATAATCAGCCACATGCTTGGTGGCATTTTCTTTCACGATCTTGAGCAACTCAAGACGATTCATCTTTACACTATTCATAACATTCCTTAATGGGTCACGCATTTATTTCAACCATTCCAATAGTTGGGCTTCATTCATCAAACCTACATGGCGTTTGATTTCATTCTCTTGGTCATCAACTAAAATCATAGTTGGTACAGAACGAACTTTGAACTCTTGAGAAAGCATAATGTTCTCGTCAATGTTCACGTCTTCGATAGGAATTGTAATCTTATCGGCTGCGCCTTTAACAACCATACTGAGTCCTTTACATGGACCACACCATTCGGCATAAAATTTAAAAACTTTCATAACTTATCTCCTAAAAATATATTATACACTATCACCGTATGCAAGGCAATTATAATTCGTAACCAAACTGTTCAAAATCTTTCTTGTAGTAAAGACGAACCATATCTCTAGTCTCATCATCCCATTCAACCTTTTGTTTCGGATGGGAGTTGACTGTTTGTAACTTAACACCAAGACGACTTTCCAGAGGCTCCAAGTTTTCATACTTGAATATCTCAATCGGATAATCGCAGTCAATGAACATACTCTGAGTTCGGCTGATGCTGTCTGTAGAATTCTTAGTTCGATTAAACAGCACGTACTTTAACCATGGCTTGAAATCAAAATTCATATATGCCACGTAGTCTTGGTAGTCAGCTTTCTTCTGTTGTAAAGAATATGTATCATAGTAATCTTTGTACATAATCCTAGAGTAAGAAAAGATAGACTCGACTCTGTCGTATGGGTTTCTTGCAATACAAAAAGAGAAGTCGGGTTTATACTTATGATACTCGCAACGATTAACCAAAGTAGATAAGAAATGGTGATTGTTCATCCACTTCTGATAGTTGATGTCTGGACTATCAATCATAGCATGGCGGACAGCAGAGCCAGCATTCTTAGGTATATGTAAAAATAGAACGTTCATTTCTTATGTGGTACGTCAAATACAAAGGTTACACGAACACAGTCGCCTATGTTCTTAGTCCCATGGGGTAGTTTATTGTTGAACCATAGCAGGGTTCCAGGTTCTACCGTAACAGATTCATCTCCCACTGTGTATATGTATCTGCCTTGGATGGACAGATGATAGCGGTCTCTAGTTTGGTAGTAACTTCCAATATCAATGTGCGTTCCAACTTCTCCACCAACTGGCAGAGATAGGAAACCACATCGACTGACTTTCTTAAAGTGTCGCTTAACGAAGCCAATGACTTCTGTGTGGTGTTGAATAGCTGGAGTTGGAATACAATACTCTGTGTCTCCAACGTACTGGTCTATATGTTCAACACCACCCATCACAAGCTGCAATACACCAGCTTGAACTTCGGGGAATCCATATGAGAGCATGGACTTAACTCCATCTACTCTTTTCTGAACTCCCCAGTCCTCTGGGTATTTTTCTAACTGTGCCAAAATCTTTGACACATTTAAACCAGTCTTAATGATTCTAATGTTCTTCATAGTAATCCAAAAAGGTTAAATTCCTATATACTTATATGAAACCATTTACCTACCTTATTAAGTGTATCCCAACTAACCAAGTTTACTATGGTGTTCGGTACTCATCAAACTGCCACCCAGACCAACTCTGGAACTCATACTTCACATCATCTAAAAGAGTTCATACTCTAATCGAAAAATATGGAGTAGAAAACTTCCAAACTCAGATAAGAAGGACATTCTTAACTGCAGAAGAAGCGGTTAGATGGGAGACTAAAGTCTTATCTAAACTTAATGCTGCTAAGTCAGAGGTCTGGCTAAACTGTCAAAATGGAGACTACAAGTTCAAAAACAAAGGTGGATATAAACTACCAGAGTCTAAGAAAACTAATTTTAGAAAACCTAAAAGCGAGTCCCATAAACAGTCTATGAAAGATCGTTACAAAGTAAAACATAAACATTATAACGACGGTAAAAAGTCTTATTATCTTCCAGAAGATTCCCCTCTAATAACAGAGTTAAACCTAAAAGAAGGACAAGTTATAACAAAATGTCCACATTGCAGTAAAGAAGGTAAACTAAACGCAATGCTTAGATGGCACTTCAATAACTGCAAGACATCACCCGAAAAAACCCTCTAACGAACTTTCCTCTTGCGTCTTCCAACCTAGTGGCTCAATGACAATTTGTAAGGCATCCAAGAATACCTTTTCGAATTGTTTGTCATAGTCAATATATGTATTCAATCCAAATTCGGCAGGTAGCTCTTGGCTGAACGCAATCACATCTTCCTGCAGAGGATTCGGAGTACGAACATACACGAACTTGATCTTATCACCATCTCGGATCGCAGCGTACTTCTTATCAAGTCCATGCTTCTTGATGTAGTGGTTATAAAGTAACGCACCACGAACATGGATTGGAGTACCCTTCGTATAAATTGGAGAACCAGCATACTGTTTCATACCGTTGACACCACGAGGGAATGCTACGTCAGCTAGAGGCATCTTGTCAAAGTCCATCTTGAAGTCTGTGACATACTTATGGAGTTTCTTTTCATCACCTTCTAGAATAACACTAATGGAATCCTTTAGCTTGTCGCGGATGACGGCTGGAGTAGATGACTTGACCATCTCAAGACCCATAACCTTAACCTTAGGCTTAGCGAACTGCACACCTTCGGAGTTATGGACGTTCATAATGTATCGCTTCTTCGCAGTCCAGATGGCTTTGTCAGCAAGAACTTCTCGCTTCATAACCATCTTCTGAGAATACGCATTCATATATTGAGCCAATTCCTGATAACCAGTATCAATGAATGGTTGGAAAATCTCTTCACAGACTTTGTCCATGTACTTGATCTTCTGTTCAGTGGTCTTACCAGCACAAGTATGTTCAACCAGAGTTTCCAGAGTCAGGTAGATTGAGTCAGTATCGATCGCAATAATGTAATCTTTACCTTCAGTCTTCATCACCTTGTTCATATATGCATTGATCTTGTTAGCCATCCAACGAATGGACAACTGACCCGATGTAGTAATACCCTCAGCCATACGAATATCGAAGTATCGGAAATACTGATTACCCATCGCACCGTAAGCAGAGTTCAAAGCAATCTTCATCGCCATCTGCAGGTTGTTCAGTCGGCTAATCTCTTTTAGGAGATGAACCTTTGACTTATCGTTCTGATACTCTTGTTCAACACCAAGCATCTGCTTCTTGAACTTAGAACGGTCTTTGTACATCTTCTCCATCAACTCGGGCATGAACCCTTTGATGTCTTTACGATAACACCAACCATTGGCAGTTACAGTTAGGTCTCGCTTGTGAGCGTAGCTAGTATCAACTTCTTGGTTGAGTAGCTTCTCAACAGTCACTGGGAGTTTCTCTGAAGTCAGAGTCTCTGGTGAAATGTTGTATTGCATAATCAAGTGAGGATACAATGAATTCAAGTCGAACGAAGCAACCCACTTGTGTAGACCAATCAATGGATCTTTAACGAACGCACCTTCAAACTGAGCATCTTTACCAGAGTAAGACTTGGCTGGAATGACAATACCCTTTGCGCGCAGATGGTTATAGATGATAGAGTCCCACATACGTACCTGTGAGTAGACATCTTCCATATTGATCTTGGCTTGGTAAGCCATGGTCAGATGCAATTCAAGCAGACGCATCTTATCGTCCATTCGGTCAACCAACTCTACGTCATGGATGTTATACTCGACGAATTGTTGCCAATGGTTCGTGTAGAAGTCTTTGAATGATTCGCCTGGATTTTCTTTCTTGCGATCTCCAAGTTCTTGCTCGGCAATGTAGTCAAGACGATATGACTCTTGCTTTTGGTAAGTGTACTTCTTGTAAAGTTCAAGGTAGTCCAGCTGAGCAATACCCACGATGTCATAATGAATCTCTTCATTACCTTTAATGAAAGTCTTACGCTCGTTGACATAGCCCCATGGACTAATCTTATTAGCAAAAGTCTCACCAAGTTCACGCGCAATTCGACGAACCAAATATGGCACGTCAAAAAAGTCAGTGTTCCAACCAGTAATGGCATCTGGATAGTTACCCTGCCAGAAAATCATAAACTCTTTAAGGAGTTGATGCTCTGTGGCACAGTTGATATAAACTAGATCGTCACGATTGTGAACGAACGCACCAACACCGAACGTGATGATACGCTTAGTGAATAGATCTTTAATCGTAATCAGTGTCACTTCTTCATTGGCAGTTTTGATATCTGGAAATCCAGATTCAGTCTTTGTCTCAATGTCGATAGTGAAGATCTTGAATAGATCCATGTCCCAGTTAACAAGGGTGTCGTAAGTGTCGCTGAGATATTGGTAGGCGTAGTTGGTCTGTCCATAGACTGGAAAACCTTCGATACCTTCGTAACGTTTAATGAAGTCACGAGTCTCTCGAATAGATCCAGGCTTGACTTCATCAACGAATGTGCCCTCCAGTGTTTGCCACTTGGAGGGTTTCTTTGCTGGGACATAGAGAGTTGGGGAGAAGTCGATCTTACGTTTGTAAGGACGACCATTCTCGTAACCACGCACAAGGATCTTGTCCCCCATTGCGTGGGCTGATGTGTAAAATTCCATTAGTTCTTTCCGTACATTAGAAACATTAAAAATTATAAATAAAAGTATGAAACCTACTATCCCATTTACCTATCTTATCCACTTCAAAGCGACAGACCAATATTATTATGGTTCTCGATATAGAAAAGGATGCAACCCATCTGACTTATGGTCAGTATATTATACATCATCTAAAGTTATAAAACAACTAATCTTAGAACACGGTAAAGATGCGTTCACGGTATCTGTGAGAAAGATATTTAATACAGCAGAAGAGGCTAGAAAATGGGAATCTAGATTCTTAAATAAAGTCAAAGCAGCACAGTCAGATAAATGGCTAAACAGGCATAACGGAGATGAGAAATTCTATGGGAGAGGGCACCATGGAAATTTGGGTAAAAAGTTATCACAATCCCATCGAGAAAATATTAGCAAAGGGCAACTAGGAATAAAACGTGGTCCATTTTCTGAAGAACATCTAAGAAAAATATCAGAATATCGTCAGGGTAAGAAACATTCTCCTGAAGTAAAACAGAAAATGTCAGATTCTAGAAAAGGTATATCCAAGACGCTAAACTTAGTTACATGCCCGCATTGTGGTAAATCTGGCAAAGGTGGTAATATGACTAGATATCATTTCAACAGGTGTGCTCAGCTAACTGCTTTACCATAAAGTAGTTGCATAGCATCATATGCGCAATCATGCACTGGATGGTGTTTGATAACTTGTGCTCGCTCGAAGTCTGGATGATCAACACCACAGTAACCATTTGTTGTGCCGTACAAGATATCTACTGCAGTGCGTACATCACGCCACTGTGCATATCCTGTCAACGGCTCCATGCCTAATTTTGTAGCCAATGAATCGATGGCTAACTGGTCAAGGGAACCACGTGCCCACATAGTTTGTTTACGTGAGTCTGGGTACTTGTTCATATAGTTATGAAGAATCGTCATACCATCTTCGGCTGAAACGTCTTCGCTAGATGGATCAAGGGAAACACGACGAACATACTCGTGTTGATTCTGCCACCACTCAAGTGTGGACAGAGTTACAGTGCGCCCGATCTTCGCCTGTTCTTTGGCTTTGAATTTCACAAAGCATGCTTCATCCAACATCTGCTGGTAGGATGGTTTCTTTTCTGGATCGAAATAGACCAATGCTGCAGATAGAACTACAGCATTGGACTCAACACCAAGTGTTTCAACGTCGAACATAAACATAATTAAACCTCTCGGTTGCTAACGCAACTCTCAAATGTATCCCACAATTTATTAAATTTGATATCATACAAAGTCTTCAAACCGAGCAACAGATTAGCCAGTTGATCTGGATCATTACCTTCCATTGACAATTCATATGCTAGCTGGATGTCATCAGTAACTTTCCATGCATCGAGGAGCTGCTGCTCTAAAACAAATCGATCAGTCATTGCTATTCTTTCTTGCTTGATATTCTGCTTCGTGTTTATCACACAGAGTGCGAATCCATCCACCACCACGTTGCTTACCAAGTTCACCGCAAGTTTCACATGTACGATTAGCCCAGTCTTCAGCCATCTGTACTAAACCACGAACGTAGTCATCTCCACCATCATAGTAGAAACGCAGTCCACCGAACTTCTCTTTAATCTGAGCCACAACTACCTGAGGTACAACTTGATCATTTCGGTTAGCCCAGTCAATGTGTTGTTGGATATTGGCACAAAGCACACTAATGATTGGCCACCAACCTTTACCTATGGCAAAGCCACCATAAGCACCAACGAACATAGCAGGATATTCTTCCTCCATCCGTTTAGCAAAGGCGTCATACTCTTTCATATCATCCATTATTATCCCCAAGTTCTATGATTTTCAGCGATGTGTTCAATACCATCATACTCTCCGATGTGCCAGTTAATTCCATCTGGGATTTCCACAACAGCTAACTCTGCGCAATCACCCCATGATGCCTCACCCATCTGCTCGACAACTTTCACGAGGTTTGGATCAGTCCGTTCGATCTCATACTCGCTCCAGTAGTTCTCATCAGAAATACTATCTCTGTAGTACTCGTAACGCATGATGCTTCGTTCTGGATACTTGTCCACAACGATCATGGTGATACCAGCCAGTGCTGCATACTTCACAATAGCCTCATGGCTCAAACCAAAGCCACCAAAGCAACGATTGATTACAACTTTCATTTAATGTCCTTAGACGAGTCCGCAACTTCTTTGTCATCACGAATCTCGAGAATGATAGGGAGGAACAAAGATTCTTCCCCAGCTTTGTTCTTGATTCTAGTATTATACTTGATCGCTGCGATCTTGTCAATTATTTCTTTACCGAGAGTCTTGCGTTGGTCATCAGAGAAGCCAGAGCCAACTCGAACTTTAATTACACCATCGGCAGATTCACAGAGAATTGCACCAAGCATACCTGCATACTTACCAGTACCTTCTTCGATACCTACAATCTTCAGATCGCATTCCAACTCACCTTTGAATTTGATCTGAGTCTTGGATCGTTTATCTTCCCAAACACCACTGAGGTCTTTCAGGATGATACCTTCTTGACCCATGGACAGATATCGTTCGAAGATTACATTGGCTTCTTCGATATTCTGAACAACAGTCTTTTGGACCAAATAAACTTTGTCTGGCTCATGAGTAGCCAGAAGATTAGCCAGAGTTTCGATTCGTTTCGAATATGGTGTACCACAGTATCCAGTTTCGAACATTACATAAGGGATGATATCCCAAACAGTGGCACGAACCTTCGCTGCATCGGCTGCAGAGATTGTACCCTTGTTTGCTTTGTTAAGAATACCGTTGCCAGTTTGACGATCGAGAATCTTGTCACCTTCCATGACCAGAAGTTCACCATCGAACACGCAGTCTATTGGACCAGCCATATCGATGAAGTCTTGTTCGAGGTTGCCAAGCAGTTGAATCTCTTTACCATTTCGGCTACGAAATTCGCATTTACCATCACGAACAATAGCGTTGAATCGCATACCATCCATCTTCAGCTGAACCATTGCTGGGAATTTAATCTTATCCACTAGCTTCTGCTCGAAAGGTGAGCAGAGCATAACAGGATATTCTATAATCAAACCCATCCACACATCATTGGCAGTAGATGCTTGCACACCACACTTCAGATCTTTCTGGATGATTCTCTCCATAACCTTAGCATCATCAGGCGAGAGGGCTTGTAGGATATTAGTTAAGTGGTCAATGGCTGCGTTACCAGTAACCAAACGCTCACGCAGATCGTAGAGAGCAGGGAGCATTGATGCTAATGAAGCAGGATGTCCAGTCGTGTTAGGTGTGTACGCTGGAATCTTGCGTTGATAGAATTGAGTGAATGGACACAATGCCAGTCGAATCACTTCACGTAGCAACTCATTGTCTTTGTTTGCTTCCAACTGATCACGTTTGAAGTTGCGAGATGAGTTAGCAGCGAGGGATTCGAGGAATTTGTGGATGTTCATTTTAACTCTTTGAATGTTCTATATTTGGTGTAGAAGGGCAGAGGCTTGGAAAACTTCTTCGTTGTCTTTGTATCGACATTGTAGAACGCAACCAGCTTGCACTTATCGTCAGTGACATAGTAGATGTGATTAGAAACCTTCTGGCTCCAATCCTTGGTTGTCTCTTGCAAGACTCTCATTTCTTCATCCAAGTACGGGCACCAGATGGAGCCTTCTTTTTGGTTTCGATGACTTGGACTGTGCCACCACGTTTGAGAAAAGCCTTCAATTGTTTTTCGGTTTCAGCACGCAACTCAGCTTTGGATTTTACTTGGAACATAGTCACCCTTTCATTAAACAAAATCGTACGCAGTTTCAGAACCAACTCGAGAGATGATTATACCACACTTCAACTTTTTAAGCAAGGCAGTTTCGAGTTTGACAGCTTCAGGTACTGAACACTCAACGAACAGCGAACCGCAAGTAAACGATGCAGGAACATTACCCAAAACACTAGACACTTCAACCAACACGTCTTTTTCGAAACTCATTTTCAGATCCTTTTCTCGATTCATTAGATATATTATCGCTCAGAATCAAATAAAAGGCAACAACTAAATGCAATAACCCTACAATCCTGAGGGGATTGTAAGTTGTTGATTTATAAGGGATTTTAGAAGGCTTCTAGGACGTGTATAGGGAACACGTCATTCAGGGGCTGGAACCCCCACTCTGGGAGGTCGTAGGAACCTTTAGAGAGGCTTTTAGAGGGTCTTAGACCGATCTTAGGGTACAGGTCTTCGGTAAGCCACCAAGCATGCGAGATGACGATTTTAGAGCCTTCTTTTAGGTTTGCTCGGACATTCGTAAAGAACTTCAGGCGATCTTCTGAGGTGCAGTGGTTCAGAACGGAAAAGAGCAGGATGTAGTCGAACTTACCTTCGAACTGAAAATCTTTCACGACATATAGAGTTGGATTCTTTTCAGAACCTTCGGTTAGCTCTTTTGCAACTTTGATGAAGCTGTCGTTAAAATCAACGCCTGTGTAGTTCGATTCGTTCAAGTAAGAGATCAGATGTTCACCTGCTCTTAATGGACCACAACCAACATCAACCAGTTTGTGTTCTGGTTTTAATCCATTATCGATAAGAAGTTGAAGTTGGAACTGTCCTCGTTTATCCCATCGTTCTGCCTTACCACCAATCTGTTGTTTGTATGTTTCAGAATCAATGACTACTTTGCTATAGTCTTTCGGTAAACAGATAAAGGTATCATCAACGTAGTCATTGTTTGGTCCAGCAAAGTGAACAAGAACAGATCTTGGGTTTAGCTTATCACCAACAATAAGTTCACCACCGACTCTGTCTCGATATAAGTCAGCCATCTTATCCATAAATCCTAAAGAAGAATCATACTTAACGATATACTCTTTTGGCCAGAATACTATGTCATGAGTCTTCTGAAGGTTTTGCCAGATGAATCTCTGCTCACCAAAGAATGGTGGGAACTTCTCTTTATACAAACCACTTTTAGAACCTAGATGATAATGCATCATCCAGTAGCTTGGACGTTCTAAGAATTTCTGTAGCACATGGAGGTTGGATCCATCTGCTTTGAACTTTGATACACCAGAGTTAATAGGTGTGCCGATCTGATTCGTCCACCATCTGAATGCATATAACTGTTCGCCAGTATTGACTGGGTACTTGATAAGTTTCTCTGGATCTCCGATGAACACTTGATCAATATCCATAATGATAACTTCATCATCAGAAGAAGCACCAATAAAGTTTGGATCGAAGAAACGAAGTTTGTTCCACTGTCTTTTTAAAAGAGGATCCTCACCAATAGGTATGACTACAATATTTTCGTCTAATCCAGAAGCATCCTCAGTCATACAAATGAATCGAATATCTGGAATGTGTTTGATGCTATTGTATAAACGATTCACATTCTTTGATGGGTACTTGGTACCATACTTGAGAGTACAAATGTGTATCATTGTTCGTATCCAAACATTTCAAAATCTTGTTTAAAATAAGTTCTTACCATCTCTCGGCTTTCATCATCATACATTTCTTCAGTTGGTTTTCTATCTGGATTGACACGTTCTTGTGGAACTACAATACCAGTCTCACGTTGGAATGTTTCCATATCTTCCATCTTGAAAATTCTAATATCAGATTTAGAATCCAAGTAACTGCTCTGAAGAAGAAAGTGGTGTGACACCGTAAGATAGTTGGCTAACTCGAATGTGTTAAAGTGAAAGAACTTTAACCACTCTTTGAAGTCTAAACTTAGAAATTTCTGATAAAACTCAATAGACTTTCTTCGCATAAAATGCGGTGGCTTGATATGTTTCTGTAAATGGAAATATGTACTGACTGCTCTATCGTATGGGTTGCGCACGAACGTGAATGAGTAGTCTGGTGTGAAGTTATGGAACCTACATCTCGCCTCTAACTGTGCATGAGTTAGATGAGATACCATCCACTCAATAGGAAAATTGTGATCAGGAGAATCTACAAGTGCCGTACGAATGGATGTCCCAGCTGTTTTTGGGATATGCAGGAACAGAACATTTTTCATATCAAAGATGTTTAATTGGGATAACTTTCTTTTTAATAGAAATGTCTTGATTCATTGTAATGTACTGTTTTGTCTCAGGACAAGATGAACATACATCTTCAGCAGTGTAAACAGTCTGCAAGAATTCTTCTACAGCAGAGTTATCATTAATATCTACACCATCATATTTTAAATATGGAGCCCACTCTGGATCATCTAGCTGTTCTTTAATAGCTAGCATATCTGAAAGGTACGCTGTATGAGAACACTTATATAATTTACCCTTATACAACTGAGGGCAATTAGTCTCGCAGATCTTGAATGCTTTGTCTTTGTCAGAGTTAAATGGATAGACTTTATCACCTTCATACTTGATGATATGCCCCCAGATCTCTTTCTTACGTTGCCATTCATTGGAGATCTCAATCCATCCAAAGTCTTGATCTTCATACAAAGTGTTTCTTCGCATGAACTTAATATTTTTGGCTATAGCTTTCTTATAAAAATCTAAAACCTTCTCAGCAAGATTGTCTCTACTCTTATCACCTGGACCAACGTGGACTGATATTTTTAAAGTCATTCCACGTTCAACTAAATCAAGCAACCAATCGTCATGCTTATTAACATAGAAACCATTGGTCAACAACTTAACCTTCTTACCCTTTGAGATAAGATACTCACATACAGCTTTAGTGCCTTTGGGGTTGAGCAATGGCTCTCCACCAAGAATGTGGAATGTTCTTATCTCAGTTTTTTCTAGAAGGATTTCTAAGTCTTTGATAAGCTGTTCAATGTCTACAGATTCGGAGACATCAACAAACTCTGAGTGATGAGAGCAACCAGAGCAAGTTAGGTTACATCCCATATGTGTATGGACATTTAGACGTTCTAAATTTCCACCATACTTTTCTAGTATGGATTTTGCAAGATCGCCTTGCATGATTAAGGCATCACGTTAGCGATCTGGATTCCTGTACCGAAACGAGAGCTATACTCATTTCGCATTTCTACTGCTGGTTCACCTTCTGATGCAATTGCTGACTTATTCAGATAGATTTTACCATCAACGTATGGCATGTATGGTGCCAGTCCTACGCTAATGCCAGAGTCTGTTGGTTGTAATACGATATTAGCTGCGTTGTCTAAATGATAACCACTATCAGAAGATGAGGATACATCAGCAATAAGTTCTTCACCATTAATCAATTTAAATACTTTAATCATTTCATTCCTCTATAACAAGTTGTTCAATAAAATCTGCTGCTGCGTTTTGGTCTTGGAAAAACTTTATGTGAGTAGTTTCCATATCGAAGCAGTGTTGTGCGACTACCATAATCTGTTTGTTCTTATAAACAGATACCTTGAGTATCCAATCGCCACGTCGGACGGTGACGAACGAGATAAGGTTGGGTGATAGTCTTGCTTTCATACCTAATATTTAGGTACGATTACGTCTCCAGTAGAAGTCGAAAGCATTATAATTTGTTTTTATGATCATATCATAAACTGCCATTCTATCTAAATATGCGTCTTTCATCACTGTCGCTGTGGTTGCTGGTTGGATGCCGACTGTAGCATCGGACTCACCATACTCACTAACGATCGTCATCTCATTCTTGCTGGCGATATGACGCATGGCTTTGTTCTCAGTCAAGCAGTGCATAAACACTTCCTTGATGCCTTGAGTGCGTAACCAAGTTACTGCACGATCGAACATCTCTTGAGCTAATCCATTACCACGATATTGTTTATCTACAGAACAACCAAGTTCGGCATCAGAATCTTTAACTGCTGCGTGACAAGCAGCAATAATATTACCATCAACATCTTCACAACCAAACCACTTTGACTCGTCATTGAATGAAGAGTGGATGTAGTTCTCTATAAAGTTATCAGAAACCATCGCACCAAAACGTAGGCGACGATCTTCTCCCTGTAGCGATGTTAAATGCGCAACAAGTTTGTCTTGATCTATTTGAGTTAATTTTCTTGGAATCATAATTGATGATGGGGACTTGCGTCCCCATTCTTTTAAGCCATTTTGTTTCTTAACGCTCTCGCATAATACTGTCGTTCGAGTTGTTCGACATGCATTGGTGTCTGAGGGTCATGAGCTAAAATGTATTCTTCTAAAGTTTGGGATCTATCACGGAACACATAAACAAAGAATTGTTTTAGTGCTTGTAACATTATTCACCTTCGTTTAGAAGTTGCTTGCCTTTACCAGCCTTAACTGGAACCTTCTTAGCTTTTTGCTCTTCTGGTACCAATTTGTCCAAAGCGATCTTCAAGATGCCATTGAACAACTCAGCGTCCTTAACTTCATAAGAATCACCGATAGCCCATGCACGAGTGAACGCACGGTTGGCGATACCTTTGAACAAATAGTCAGCAGTCTCATCTACATCAGTAGACTGAGTATTGCCTTTAACGATTAGCTTACCACCGTCGATTGTTACGTCGATTTCGTTTGTGGCGAAACCAGCTACAGCAATCTCGATTGTGTAAGTGTTACCGTCTTTACGGACATTGAATGGTGGGTAGTTTGGGATGTCTTTAGTCAAGTCATCATGCAATGCTTGCATGCGTTTGAATTGGTCATCGAAACCGACAAACACTTTGTCGAAGTCTTTGAAAAGGTCTTGGCTAAAGAATGCAGGTACGAATGATTTCGTCATTTGAGTTTCTCCTATTAAGCGAGTAAGTGATAAAAATTGTCTCCTCGAAAGCAAGACAGTGCTGGTTACTTTATCCAGCGGCAATTAACGAATGCCAGTGAAATCTCTCGGACGCCTATACCGTAGACGACAACAGCCCTAAGGTGGGTTCTTTACGCTGCTGTTTGGGCAGCTTTTGCAGCAGCTTGTGCTTCTGCTTCTAATGCTTGTGCTTGTGGGTCGCCCTGTTCTTTAATCTTACCGATCAAAGCTACAACCTCATCGAATGGGTGTTTACCAAGTGTACGAAGAATAGTATTTACTTCTGCAATAGTCAATTCAAGTTTAATCATTTTGTTTTCTTTCCTATGTTATAGTGAAATTCCCAATGTTATAAATATTGGTATGGGTCACGAGATTGCCGTCTCTACCCATTCTAGATCTACTTAGGAGAACCAGCATGAGTATTTATTCAATCTATACCGCTACCAACAAAATAACAAAGAAAGTTTATGTTGGTTTCGCAACCAACTTCCATCAAAGAGTACTTCGTCATAAAGCACTCTATCCAAATTCCCCAAAGAAACTATACACAGCTATACGAAAATATGGCTGGGGTGCTTTTCTATGGGAAGAGATTTATGTTTCTACCGATAAAGAGCACTGTCTTAATGCAATGGAGCAGTTCTTTATAGAGGAATTTGATTCCATCAATTCTGGCTATAATACCACGAAAGGTGGAGCAGGAGTCCTTGGTGTTAATACCGAAACTGTTTGGATAAATGACGGTAAAAATCACAAAAGAGTTAAATTCAACTCACCGATACCAGAAGGATGGGTTCTTGGTAGAACCAAAATTTCTCGTAAAGTTAAAATGTCTAATGAATCAAAACAAACTATTAGTCATAAAAACAAAGAGCATGGCGTTTTTGCTAAACTGAATTGTCAAAAATCTCCATGCCCCCATTGCGGTATCTTTATGAATCTAGGTAATTTAACTAGACACATAAAGGCGAAGCACTAATCACTTAGCTTTCTTACCGATATTGTACTTGGGTACTAATTCCCACTGGTCTTTTTCTTTATAAGAGACCACCTTAATTTGAGATAGCGAAGCCTTTTGATCAGCTTGCGTAGTATTTAGGATCTTTAACAGATCCCAGTCCTGTAACAAACTAGCAATTGCGTTACGTCTCTCGATATCACCTGCAGTGATATTCGATTCTTTACCATCGAGCGCAAACAATTCCTTGAAGTGCACGATGAAGTACCGACCTTGCTTATGTAAGATATGGCAAGATTGGTATAGCTTTTGTTCTTTTCTTGAGGCAATCCCGATACGGGTTAGAGTTTCACGAACCTTCAGAAATGCATCTGGTTCAGGCAACGTCACCTCGAGCATGGACTCAGGAGTCCAGTCGTAATAAATCACTTCAACAGTCATGATTTTCCACCTTTGTATAATTTTTCTTTTATCATAATCAAGTGTTCATCGGAAAGGACACTCAGTGCCTCTTTCGCCTTTTCGCTTGAATACCCATAGTACTCTTTTACGAGTTCTAAAGAAGCAGACTCAGCGTCGGCTTTTGCCCATTTACTGAAACGACGCTTCTTCGAAATAGTATTTAGGAAAAAAGAAAATTGCCAGTCAGGTGGGCATTGGTGATGTTGGTTCATCGAGTTTGCCTGCATAACTGTATCGGGGAAATATCCCAAGGCTCGGTTCACAATAAACTTCACCTTGTTATAGTCTTTAACTGCTTCTGGATCTCCTGCTAGTAAATCAACTTTGGTTTCGTTGATGGCTTTCACATAGTCGAATGGGCTCATTTAGCAAACCCAACTTCCTTCAGATTCTCTGGAGTAGCAGCGAATCTTGTATCTGGAAAACGAGATGCCAGAGAGTCTTCTAACTCTTTACGAGTTGGAGCCTGAGCCATAAACTCATCGGTCTCTTTATTGAAGACATAGTATTGACCACTATGTTGTTCGATCTTGATATTGATTAGCTCGTCCTCGATTTCTCCAAGGTCTTGGTCGAGTTGTTTCATTATGTAATCAACTCGACGCTTGGCTAACTCCTCGCGGAGAACCCAACCCAGAATAAAGCCTAATGCGAAAACGCCAAAGATAGACAAAAAATCTTCCATATCAACCTCACTTGAATTTACATTGCATCATAATCTCAGTCAGCGCAGCCATAATGTTCAACTCATGGTCAGCGACGAATGCAGCTTTGTATTGATAGTCAGCTAGGATCAAAACCAATGAAGGAATTGAACCAGCTTCCATCGTCGAAGCAGAAGTATCGTACAATTCGCGGAACAATGAAACTGTATCAGCATCTGAGTTCTTAGCAACCCACTTACGGACGTTGGCGTAGTCTTTCTCTTTGAGATTCTTTACCAAGTCTTTATAGGATTCTTCGTTGAGGTTCAGGAGAATGCCTGAATCAATCTTACCAGAAACAGAGTAACGTTGAAGTTCATTCAACATACGACGATAATCTGGAAAGTATTTAGTGACCAATTCAGCCACTACCTTTGGATCGAATTCAACACCCTCTTGTTTCAGAATCTGAGTAGCACGTTTAAAGAATGTACCAGCCAGTTGCTGTTTGTCTTTGTTGTCGATTTTAAAGTCGATAACTGCACAACGAGAGTGGAGAGGTTCGATAATCTTGTTCTTGTAGTTACAAGTAAAGATGAAGCGACAGTTGTTACTGTATTCTTCAATGAACGAACGTAGCGCAGGTTGAACCGACTGAGCATTCATATAATCAGCTTCGTCGATAATGATAATCTTCTTAGCGTCTGTCAATGAAACAGTCGTAGCAAAACCTTTGATAGTGGTACGAAGAACGTCGATTGAACGACCTTCCTCGGATCCGTTTACCATAATATACTCAGCACCGATCTCGTTACAGAGAGCCTTTGCTACAGTAGTCTTACCTACACCAGCAGTACCAGAGAATAAAAAAGTGGGTAGCTCGCCCTGAGCAATGTACTCTTTAAACGTCTTCTTAAGTGCATCTGGCAGGACACACTCATCGATCGTTTGTGGACGGTATTTCTCTACCCACAGAAACTGTTCTTCACGGGAGTCAATCATAATCAATCTTTCATAAACAAAAATAATGGCACAGAGTTATCGTCATCTGGTTTGAAATTTATCTTACCATTAGTCAATTCCCAAGCCTCAATACACATATTACGTAGTTGGTATTTGTGTCTGCTCTTAGAAGCACTTTCAGCAAAAAACAATCGCGGGTCTTCATACTTTTTATGATGCTTACACCACTTCATTTTAACCTGACGATTACCCCACAAGTCAGTAGTGTAGATCTCATCTTTAGGTAAAACTTTTCTGTCGACCCGAGCAATATGATTCTTACGTTTATTCATCACAACTCCATAACAAATAAGAGGGATTACTCCCTCTTCAATCAGAACTCAAATGTAGAGTCAGCTTCAACCGCAACGTAATAGACCAAGTCGCCGTTACCCTTAAAGCGAGAGATCTTCTTGCTTGAGATGCTAACAGTGTAGTCACCTGGAATCATCTTCAGGTTTTCTACTTTCAAGTTCACTTTGAAAGTCTTGTCAGTTGTACCGACTGGCTCGCTGAAAGAGTTACCAGTGGCATTCTTCTTGTCACCAACAACTGCAGTAATTGTTGAACCATCACCGACGATAGAAACGTCAGATGCACGAAGGACAGACGCAGTGCGATGAATCATATTCAACATCGCAGCAGTAACTGTGAACTCAATCTCAGCTTCTGGGAATGTGATAGACTTTTGTGGAGCAGTCAATACGCTTGCGTCTGCAGCGAAATACTTGATGCTCATATTACCTTGTTTGATGGTAACATACTTCTCGCTAAAGTCCAACTCTGGATCTTCGAACAGAGACATCGCACCCAAGAACTCATTCAAGTCATAGATGCCGAAGTCTGGGAAAGTCTCAGACACAGTGGCGTCAGCCATTACGTTCTTCTGTGCAGAGATGGTAGCCAACTTGTTACCTGACTTCAAAAGCAAATTGCTATTGATGCTAGCAAAGTTTTTAATCAGGGCAGTTGTTTCTTTAGATAATTTCATATTTTCTCCAAGTGATAATATACTATGTATAAAAGATTATACGTCAAGAGGCTCATTTAGCCAAATTTATTTTGTTTTTTTGTACTCATTGAACTCAGCAACAAGACGCTCGTGTTCTTGATGTGAGCAGTACAGAGTCCATTCACGAACAACATCTTTGTATGTGACATTGTCTTCGATAGTTGTTACAGGCTCTGCCATCATATAACCGATAATTGTTTTATGATTCTGAGTACCATCCATACATTTGTTGCGCTCGATAGAAAATGCATTCATTGTAGCCCAGTCAAGAGAATAACTAGCAGATGCATACTCACCTTCAAGACGACTCTCGTATGCAGCTAACTTATTTTCGAGCAGATTAATCTTCTGCTGAAGCGCAACATTTTCAGTAGCCAGTTTATAGGACTGGTCATCCTCTTTCTTTTCCCAAGACCACAGACTCATATTATTCCTTTGAGTATTTTACATCGTGTTCGTACAAAAACATCAAGCAACACATTGCGTGTGCTAAGTGGTGGATACCTGATTCGGGATCCATCTGTTCTCCACTTTTGTATGCCCAGAGATGACGCTGCATCGCATCAAAATAACGACGCTTAGAATCTGGAACTTGCTTCCAATTATCTGGTTCATACTTCTCGGCTCCGAACGTGAGAACCTTTACAGTCTCAGCCAAAGCGAGTGGAGGTAGTAAACCATATTGAAGTTTACCACCATCAAATTTGCGACCACCAGTTGTAGCTAACTGGGATGCTTTAACTTCGTCGATAGTTGCCATTGTCTCTCCAAGAGATGGGGGACGAATCCCCCATTTCGATTAGCGTTGTGCTGTAAAAGCAGTAGCACCCAAGAGTGCATTAGCAGCAGCGATGATACGCTTGCTTGGCTTGCCAATGCGGTACTTAGTAGTTTCTGTACCGTCATGCAACTTAGCACGGTTGCTATAGATGCAATGACCTTGACTACGCAATTGGTGAATTGCATCGTGTGGATTCTTCAAACCAAATGAGCCAGAGATCTGCTTAGCAGTAACTTCGGCACCAGTAGACAAGTAATTCAACAACTTAGCTTGTTTAGACATATAATAAACTCCATAATAAACCATCAACGAAAAAAGCTGACAAGAGGATGGCATCTCTTGTCAGCGAACACTAAACTTATTTTTAATTAGACTTCGATGCCATTCTCACGTAGGATCTGGTTGAAGTCTTCAGTCTCGTCATCGTAAGCCATAGACTCATCGATAACTTTCTGTAGACGATTCAGGTCAGACTTAGTCTCTTTCTCCACAGCTTTTGCAGCTGGAGTGGACTTGACCTTGACGGTCTTAGCCTTAGCAAGTTTTGCAACTTTGGCTTTAGCCTTAGCGACAGGTGCAGCTTTATCTGCAACTTCCTTGTGGAATGCCTTCAACTCATCTGCAGTTGGGACTGGGAGTTGGTACACACCACGCTCAACTTTGTTTGCAGCGAACAACCAGTTAGGATAACCGATCTTCTCACCCTTGGAGCCAGTACGTTGGTCACGGAATTCGTAGTAGATTGCAGCACATTCCTTCAGAGTAATCTGAGGTGACTTCTTATACTGAGGTGCAGCTTCCAAAGTGGCTACAACGAAACGTTTCTGGGCGAGGGACAAAGCAGCGAATTTCAACATAATAAATTTCCTTTTACAAAGAGTTTTCAAGATAAGACATTAGTATACTACAAAGGGGATTACAAGTCAACAAGTATTTGTAATCCCCTACGGATTAGAAGGGAATCTCGTCCGTTGGGTTTGTAGCTGTGGGTAGAACAGGGGCGACAACCTCTGGAGCAGGGGTTGCAACCTTGTCGTAGAGGTCGATAAAGGCTGTTTTAGTAGCCGAATCGAAACGATTACAACAGAGTTCTACCGCCTTCTCACGCTTCTTAAAGATAGCGTAAGCACGTACAATGTGGATCATACGACGAGTCGTAATTGTTTCATCCACACCACCATCGGCAAAGGTGCGACGGATAGCGTCAGCCCACTTCACCAATGTCTCTGCGAATTCCTGGTCTTCACAACCGTAGGAAACCATCAGATTCTCGATAATCTTCTGCTCGATCTTTGCAGAAGGATAATCCTGTTCGAACGTCACAGCGAATCGCTCTAAGAATGCTTCGTTCAACACGTTGGTACCAATGTATCGACCATCGTCTGAGCCTTTACCCTTAGTGTTAGCAGTGGCGAACACGTTGAAACCTTCTTTGGGTACGATCATCTCATTCTTCAGTTTGAAGTAGTATGGCTTACCTTCGAGGATGGGTTGTAAGCACAACAGAGTGTTAGCAGAACCAGCATCAATTTCGTCCAACAAGAGAGTCGTACCATTGCGCATAGCAATGAGCACTGGACCTTCGACAATGTTCACGTTGCCGTCTTCCAGAGTTTTAGTACCGATGAGTTGTTCTTCGTCAGTCATCATGTTCAAGTTAACACGGATGAGAGGGCGTTTGTGTTTAGCACAAATTTGCTCGATCATCGTAGACTTACCGTTACCAGTTGGACCACTGATGTAGGCAGGATAGAAGATTTTAGACTTGATGATGTTTTCCAAGTCAGTATAGTTGCCGAATGGCACGAAGTTTGCATCTTTTTTCGGGATGAGCGAGTCTGTATTTGTTAAGTCCACTTGGAATGATTCTTTCACGTCTTCAGTTTTCACTGCGACTGCAGCATTACCATCGATGGCGTACAAGCCACGACCAGCTTTAGTCTTCATAAGCCAGAGAGGGAACTTCTCTGTTTTTAGTTTAGCCATAACTTCCATTAGCTGGGGACGACTTACAACACCCTTCGTTTGCACGTCAGGATACATTGCATGCATCTTAGCCTCAAAAGTCTCACGAAACGCCACATCGGTCTTCGCCATCAAATTCTCCATAATAAACAACCAATCAATAACCTAATTATTACTCAATTCAGGATTAATGTCAAGCAATAACCCCACTAAAAGTAGGGGAATAAATCCCCTGTAAAATCAACAACTTACGCAACGTAGCCGATGAATCGGTTCAAGAGAACACGACTAGTCTTCTTAACGTTCAGGAATTTGCTGAAGTTTCTTGCAATGGCTTTAGCGTTTGCATCACCAGTGACTGTTAACTCACCCTCTTCAATCTTGGTAGATTCTTGGGGGATGATAAAAAGTTCATCACGACCAGTGTTCTTTACCGAAGCAAAACCATCAGCCTTGAATTCCTTGCGCCATGTGTCAACCAACAAGTCTTTGCTGCCAGTAAATTCTGGTAGATTGGAACTGATAACCCATTCCAAATCACGACGAGCATTGCGTGTAACGTAGAAACCAAGCACAACGATGTCGTGACGATCTTTGATCATACGCAGCAGAACCTCTGTTTGTTTGCTAGAAGTTCGGTTGATCTCATATGTCTTCTGAGTACGATCGTCGCGGATGTAATGCTTCAGCTTGATGCGTTTATATGTCGAGCCAACATATTCATTACGAACTTCATGCAGATTACCAGTCTTATGAGAAGTCATCGCGCCACCCTCGCCATCAGTAAGAGTAATCAACGTCATCTTTTCGATGTTGTTGTTCTTGATGTAAGTGCCAAGATTATGGTAGATCCAACCGAGTGCTTCGTTCAATGGAGTGCCACCCATGGAGTAGCCTTTGTTCCAGAAGAACTTAAAGTCTAACACACGTTTACACATAGTGTTGAACTCTGAAGTGGTCATACGATTAGAGAAGATCTCCAACATATGCATAGTGTTCGTGGCATTCGACAGATATGACTCATCAGAAGCAGCACGAGCACGATGTACTTCACGTTGTTTCTCATAGTAAGCATGATTATAGTCACGCTCATTGTATTGAGAAGTGAATGCCAACACACGATATGGAATCTGAGTGCGGTTACAGAACATTGCCAAGTTGATAACTTGTTTCAACGTGTCTTCCATAACGCCAGACATAGAACCTGACCAGTCCAACAAGAAAACCATACCATGGTTTTTACCTTGTGGTAGAACAGTTACACGCTTAAATAGATCGTCTTGCAGCTTGTAGGCGTAGACTTTCTTCATGTCCAAAGAACCAGACTTGGAGATCTGAGCGCGTTTGTAGATCTGCGCAGACTTACGCATCTCAAATTCTTTGACCAAGTAGTTCACAGCGCGTTGAGAGTCAGTCTTGAACTTCTCGAAGCCCGCATCGATTTTATTTTGTTGTTCGATATAGTCTGGACGTTTTTCCAAAGTCTCTTTATCATACCAAGCAAGACCAGTCTTCTCAGAAGTTTCTTTTAGAATCTGTTTGAATGGAATGATAGGATCAGAAACATAAGCATCATCAATCTTATGGTAGAAGTATTGAGTATCAGTGTCTGCCAAGTCTTGCAACTTGTCTTGGAAAGAACGTTCTGTCTTAGACTCCAAGTCGTCATCAGTTACATCTTTCTGTTTGGGAGCAGTACCCTTCTGTTGCTCTTTACCAGCACCACGATCTTCCTGCTCCATATCATCGTCTGAATCTGGATCCCAGTCGTCATCAGTCTCAGCTTCTTCGTCAGCGTCACCTTCTTCGGCACGTTGCTTTGCAGCCTTCTCAGCTTCTTCTTCAGCCTTAGCTTTTGAGTATGCGTAGATGTCCTTAGCCAAGTCGATGATTTCATCGATGGTCTCAGTCTTCTCAGCACGATTAACGAATGGCTTTTCATCTGGATCGAATGTTACACCACATTGGAAACCAGCTTTAAAGTACAAGTTGATTTTGTCGATGAGCAACAACTGGTCAAAATCTTGGACTTGTTTCACACCAAAGAAGTCACGATCGTTCAGTTGTTTGTAGCCTTCGTTCATGCGTTTACGCAGACCTGGATACTTACGCTTGATCATCTTCTCGATACGCACATCTTCCAGTACGTTGAGATAAGACATCATGCTCTTATTTTCGTTGATTGGTTTTAGGTACTCTTCGCCTGTATACAAGGCGTGACCCACTTCGTGACCGATGAGCATATCCTCAATCTCTGGAGTCATATCTTTCCAGACTGGGATCGTCAGTACACGATTCTTAATGTCGAACGATGCAGTGCGTGCACGAGCACGAACCACGTTCAGGTTTTCTGTAGCCAGCAAACGTGCTGACAAGTCACTTGCTTGAATTTCCATTATTAAACCTCAAAGGCTTGCGCCATCTCATAATCAGTTAGGATCTTTTCCAACGACCCACGATCGACCAACCTGAATCCATCGTTCAGTAGATCAAATTCTACCTCATCTTTGAAACCATAGTCAAATGCTAGTGATGCAAGTTCAAAGTCGTTAAAGTCTTTCCACATAGTGGCGATTGTCTGCATCATATATCAATTCCTTCACTTCACAACCATTAGCATAAATTTCGGCACATGCCCGAATCCAAAACATCATTATTTTACCCTCTTTTACAATCAGGTATCTCGAATTCGTAGACATTATTTTACTCCAGTTGGTGATAAAAGGCAAGGGATAAATGACAAAACCCTACACAGGGTAGGGTTATTATTTATGGAAACCAAAAGAGTTACTTTTAGGGAGCAGCAATCACACTGAAGTCATTGCGTTTCTCAAACTTAATCACACTTCTAAACTTGTCAAACAGTTGATCACCTTTGTGAGAGATGACAAAGATGTTGGTGTTGTCACCGAAGCCATTCATCAGGTTCAAGAAATAATCAGTACCAGCTGTGTCGAGGGAAGAGTCGAAAATCTCATCAAGCAACAACAGGTTGGTGTTCACTGAGTTTTTCATCTTAGCAACCTGACGCCATGTGAACAGAATCGCTAAGTCAATACGCATCTTCTCACCTTCAGAGAATGAAGCATAAGTGAAATCATCACGGTGACGCGACTTAACGATCTCATTGAATGCTTCATCTAGCTCGAAGTGGATGTACGCATCCATCGCAGTCAGGTACTTATTAATCAACTTATTCATCACGGGAAGATACTCACGGATGATTGCAGTCTTGATACCAGTGTCTTTCAAAAGAACAGCGGCAACTTCTTCGATGTTACGTTGCTCTTGGAGTTGAGTCTTAGCATTGATTTTATTCATTGCTTCTTGTGCCAACTCTTTCAACTTACGCTTTTCTTCATCAACATTTGTTGTGTCAGCCTTTGCTGCTTCAATCTCTTTTTGCATAGAAGCATTGAGTTTATTCAGCATACTGATTTGAGCATTGTATGTAGAGACAGTGATGTTCTTATCAGTAATTTCTTTTAGGATCTCATTGATGTCATACAGCTGAGTATTCAACTTAGTAAGAACTTTATTCAAGTCTTCTACTCTGGCATTCTCAGCTTCGATCTTATCATTCAACTCTTTAAGTAACGCTTCTTTATGAGAGTCTGGAATGTCTTGTGAGCAGGACGGGCAAACATCGTTCTCATTGAAGAACTCGGTGTGATGTGTACAGTGTTCAACTTTGGCAACGACTTTAGATTTAAGCCCCTTCGCTCTTTCAATGTCGTTATCAATCTCACTCTTTTTCTCAGTGCGTGATTGGAGTGTGGCAATCTCAGCAAGTGCCTGAGCCACCGTAATTTCGCTTCGCTGTATTTCTGAGTTATTACTTTGGATTTTAGAAAGTAAAGATTCAATAGCTTCTGACTTGGCATCTGTAAGAGTTTTAATGAGAAGAGATTGTCCATCAACTTTAGTCTTCGCAGTTGTAATCTCCCCCTCAATCCTCTTGATAGTGTCCTTAGTCTCATTAGCTTTTTCTTTCAAAATCGTATTCATTGTAGAGAAGATACGAATGTCAAGGATGTCTTCGATAACTTCACGTCGTTGCGCAGAAGATAACTGCATGAATGGAACAAAAGAAGCAGAACCCAAAATAACTACTTGAGTGAATGTCTTGTAGTTCAATCGTAGAATCTGTTGCTCGAGAACCTTCTGGTAATCACGACTGGCAGCGTCTTGGTTAACCATCTCGTTATCACACCAGATCTCAAAGACGTTTGGTTTGATACCACGAATGATTTTATACTCTTTGCTGTTGATAGAGAATTCAATTTCAACAACACATCCCTTACCATTGATAGAGTTTACAAGCTGACCCTTGTTGATATTACGAAAGGGTTTGCCGAATAGACCAAAGCACAATGCATCTAAGATTGTGCTTTTACCTTCACCGTTCTTACCGATGATAAGAGTCGTGCTTGATTTGTTCAGTAATACTTTATTGAACGAGCTTCCAGTGGATAGAAAGTTTTTCCACTGGACAGACTTAAATAGAATCATTAAACAACCTCGATGTTAACTGCTTCGGTATATAAACCTTGCATGAATGTCTTAATCTGTTCTTTGTCGACATCAGTTGTAATAGAGTCGATATAATGAGTAAGAACAGAGACAGTATCTTCTAGAGAAATTTCTTCGCCAATTTCGCCTTCGCTGAATTCAGACATATCTTCAACGATCTTAATATCAGCACATCCTTTATTATACAGCTTGGCAATGAATTTGTCAAATTTGTAGAAGTCAGTTTTGTTTAGAACAATTAACTTCACATACATATTCTTCAAGTCAATTACGTCGAGGTCAATCGGCTCGACTTCTTTATCGTCGTACTCGATTCTTTCGAACATTCGATAAGGATTTGGTATGAACTGGAGTCCTCGAGTGTCTGTATCGAACAGGTGGAATCCTCGGGGATCGTTATAGTCCTGCCAAGTAAGTTCATACGGATTTCCGAGATAATGAATATGCTTGTCAGAAGAGCGATGGTGATAATGACCACTGAATACAAGATCAAATTTTTCAAAAATGCTTTTATCAAGTCCATCATGCGATTCCATTCCTCTATACATCGAGAAGCCAGCGATCTCGAAATGTCCCATACAAATTTCTGCTTTAGTGTTCTGCATCATATCAAGTGATTCTTGATAGTTTTCAGGACAGATCCATGGCATCATGCAAATGGATGTACCATCAACAACGATGGTTTCTGGTTCATCAATAACGATAACGTTACTGTATTCTTGTAGAAGTAAGTCTGGAGAGTTTACCTCATTAGTATTTTTGAAATAAGTGTCATGATTACCAGCCAACATATGAACAGTAATGCCACGCTCTTCAAGTTTGTCGAAAAACATTTTCTTAGCTCTGTCGAGGGCATAGAAGTTGACGTACTTGCGTCGATCAAAAGTATCACCGAGAATAAGAACGGTGTCAATACCATTATCATCAATAGTAGGAAAGAATGTATTGTCATAGAACTTTTGGAAGAAGTCTAAAAAAGCGATACTATCATTACGTGCACCAAAATGCATGTCTGTAATAATGGCTACCTTCATGTGCGATCTTCCTTCTTAACCTCATTGTCTGGATATAGTTTAACTTCAATAACACTTTCTCTAGGACATGTCAGAGAAAACTCAGATGCCTCTTGGAATGTTTTGAAAGTTTTAGTGACAACGGTATTGCTACCTGTTGCCATGTAATAACTAACTTTATACATTAGATAAAACCCACCTTTCGGTTTGCTGTTGCAGTTGGTTGATTTTGCTGAACGTGGAACACTTCAGCGATTGAATACTTTTCAGTTTCTTTACCGCGTGGCTTGGCTGGCAGAGAGACATTCAATTTGTCTGCCAATGTTTGTGCTTGTGGGAGAGTCAAGTTATCGAATGTAACGATATCGAAACAACGACCTGGACGAACCAGTGCAGAGTCAATGTCACGGATAGATGGCAGGTTAGTAGAGAAGATCATCTTCTTACCTTTGGTAGTCACAAGACCATCACCAACGTTCAAGAAACGATGCATCATTGTGTTGCCGTCAGAACGAGACTTCAAGAATGCGTCAGAGTCTTCCAACACCATAACACTTGTGTCGTCTTCGATAAAGCGAGCGAACAAATAATCTTTCTCAAGAATAGCTGCATCGTATGTAACCATCGCAGATGATTCAGTGTGAGACAACAGACCACGAATGAATGTAGTCTTACCAGTTCCAGGTGGACCAATCAAAAGGAGAATGTTTGCAGAAGATTCCATGAAGCGATCGTAGTAGTCAGTCAACTTTTCGCCATTGAGGAATGGGTACATCTCGTCAACTGGGAGACGATCACGATTGAGTGGAACGTTGACAGAGTTACCATCGCTGGAGTAGATCCATTCGATGTAAGAAGTTACAATGTCGAACTTACCTGTAACCAAGTCAATGATGTATTCAACAAACACTTCATCACCAAATGCACGTACAGTTGTTGAGTTACTATTCACAGAGTATGTGACATAGTTTAAGTCTTCTTCTTCAACGATGAATCCAGAAGACGCAGAACCTTGCACGAAGAGACAACCTTCAAATTCTTCTTCAGACCATTCAGCCCAAGCCTTACGGTTGGCAAGAACAGTAGTCTCGCGGTGTAAAGTCTGCTTGTTTGCAGCCACTCGTTTCTGTAAGATTTCTGTAGTGATCAAGTCACTGAAATCAGAAACACCCATGAAAACTTTATTATCACTGTTACTCATAAACTCTTTCAAATTTGTCATGTCATCATAATGATCGAACGTATAACCTTTCAACGTTCGCTTAGAACCAGCAGCTGCTCTTACACGATTGCGTCTTGCAGTTCTTGGTCGCCCACCAGCATAACCAGATCGAATCCGATTAAGGAATGAACTTACTTCACTCGGAGTCGCCGCTGGACGGGTTTGTATCGCCTTGGTAGTCATCTACTTCACCTATAAAATCATCTAGAGAGGTTTGCTTCTTTTTAGCTTTTGCAGCCTTCTTTGTAATAAAGGAATCATCGAATGTATGGTTGTTCTGCATAAAGTCGAGATAAGCATTATGGAATTCGCCACCATCGTCTTGGTCTTGCAATTCAAACGCTTCAAACGGCATGTCCTGAATCAGCTTACCCTTAATGTATGATTGCTTCTTCTCTTTAGCAATTCTACGCAAGAAAGCATAGTAAATGATTTGAGTGAAGTAAGCGAAAGGATTGTTTGATTTAGATGGATCGAAGTTATTGATGTACTGTAGACAGTTCTCGATTCCATCTGAAATCATCTCCTCACGATAAGAGTAGTTGATAAAGTTCGGCTTGTACGAAAGGTGATTGGCAATTTTTAGAATACATTCGCCGATGTAGTTGCTAACTTGGGGTGGTGGTAATCCCTTCTCCTTAGCGTCGAGGACTTTAGTTCGATACTCCGAGATTGCCACCAGAAAGTCAGCGTTATTTACGTAGTGTGCCATACATGATATTTTCCTTTGATTAACAAAGCAACAGTAAGTATACCTCTGTAGCAACTGCAAGACAACTTTATCTGCATTGCAATTTAGATTTGCTTATTTAGTTGACTTAGGGCATAATTCACTGTGTTAGGGTTGATGCTGAATAGAGTAACTTAGTTAGTGTCTAGTATCGTTTCCTTCGATATAGATTCCTTCTCCATCTCCTTCTTCTGGTTCGATCTCGTCATCGAGAGCATCCCCGAATGCTTCAACCAGAGCTGCAATCTTTTGCTTCTCTTCTTTAGAAGGTTCTCTTAACTCTACATCATTGTGCTCCTGCACGATTCGTATGTAGTGAGGCACGAACGATGAATGCATCGCTTTTATGAATAACACATTCTTCTTATCTATCAAGTAAGAATCGTCTCTCGAAAACTGGCAGAATGGAGCAGCTGTCACGTGTTCTTTTCCTGTCGCAAAGTTCGGTGTTGTCTTTACAACCATCGGATGCAGCAATTCAATATACGTATCGTCTTCCTCTTGCAAGGCAGACATTACCTGTTCACCACTAGTAAATTTGACTACAACGAAAACTTCTTTTCCAGTTAGCATAGTACTACCTCTACGACTTTCAATTTAAATTCTTCTTCTGCATACGTCTTGTAACGTTCTGCAGCATGGTTCAGCGTATGATTTTTCCAAGACTTCCAATGTAAATCATCGGCAAGGTCATAGAGATTACAATGCGTCTTGCCACTCTTCAATCGCAAGCCACGACCAATAGATTGTAAGTTACGAATCTTAGACTTAGATGGTGATGCGAAAATTACGTTCTCGATCGAAGGAATGTTAATACCAGTAGAGAATGTACCGTATGATGCAACAATAATAGCATCTTCTTCGCTTTCGCAAATATGACGAATTGCTTCGCGATCTGCAGTATCAGTACCACCATAAACAAAGAAAATCTTTCTCTTATTATGGGCTTTGTCTTTGATTAGATCGTATAGAACTTTACCGTGTTTCTCAACATACTGGAATAACACAAGAGTGTTACCACCTGATTTTATAGCCAAGTTACGGATAAAGTTATTACGTTGTTCTTGTCCAACGATAAAATCCATCTCTTCTTGGTATGTGTTATTCTTTCTTACCTTGCGCACTTCATCATTATACTTCAATAAGATACAAGTGATGTTTAGCGTAGCAAGTTTGTTAGAATCCATCAATGCTTTAGTAGTGGTAACTCTATGCACTGGACCAAACATACCTTCAAGAACCAGACGGTGAACCTTCTTGTTATCTAGCGTACCAGTTGTCCCGATACGATAACGAATATTGTCCATCTTTTCCATAACTGTTGTTAAGGATTTTGCTTTGAATTGGTGAGCCTCGTCTCCGAAGATAACATCAAACTGAGCGAACCACGACTTTGGTTGTAGGTATACCGACTGCCAAGTAGTAATCAAGACGCTTGATGTAAAGTCTTTACTGAATCCAGCGTATAACTTTTGACACTTACGGTCAACATCCCATCCATTAGCAGAAGAATAATCTTTAAAGTCTGCGTGTAACTGCTCAACAAGAGATGTTGTTGGCACAATAATGATACACTTACGTTTATTCGCAACGTGGTATCTCATTGTCGTGTAAATGATAAATGACTTTCCAGAAGCAGTCGGAGATAATAGCAGTGTGCGCTCTTGATCGAGAGCAGTCTTTACTGCTTCTATCTGATAGTCTCGAATCTCGATAGGTTGGCCACGACCCATAGGGTTTAGTGACTTGGCGTATGCTTCTACCTGTTCTGCTGTAATACCGTTACGTGTTAGAACTGGAGTTACATACTCTAATTCATATCCGTTACGTGTAGCGAATTCCTCAACGTATGCCACCAAACCGACATACAATGTCTTTCTTATTTGGTCATACAAACGCACCTTACCATCCCACAAACGCGCTCTATATTGTGGAGTGAATTTAGCACCTGGATATTCGTAGGTAAAGAAGTCTGCTAGTTCTTGTTCGATGCTGGCATCAGAAAAGACTCTTACATAAACCTCATCGAGTTTCTCAATCTTAATCATTACATCCCTGCTAGGAACTTCTTCCATTCAACGGCAGTCTTAATTTGCCAGTCTCTGGCTTTAATTTGTCCGAGAATTGATTCCAAAAAGTATATCATTGTTTCAAGGTAGTCGATCTTTACTTTCATTGTGTTAAGATCGCTGTCTCCTGAGAGGAATTCATCCATCTCATTCTTTAGTGGTTTAACACCCTGCCATTGTGGCCAGTCGAGTGCAGTCAACTCTTCACGTGAGAGTTCACCACGATAGTATCTGAATTTGTTTTTGCGTAAGATGTTGTAGTCAGAACTGAACTTTGTATGTTTCAGTTTTACATTGACTAAAAGTTTGACGTACTTAGCGTGTAGCTTTGGTGTAGCGGTGGTAGTCTCACCGAGGTAGTTGTCGTCGATCTCGCAATCAACGTCCCACATTTCTTGTATCTGCTCAATATTCATAATAACTCCATTTTATAAAGCCTAGTGGCTAAACATCAATTACAATAATTTATACCATCCAAATTTAAATGTTACTGATGCAACAACGTAGCTGACATCGTCATTTGTAGAAGCGAATCTCATCGAATCGATAGTAGTTGGAAACACATCATAGAACTGTATAGTCTGGATAGCTTGGTTGTTACTATCTAGGATCTGCAGCGTAGCATCAGAATAGTTCTTTGCTAATTCACCATATGCAGTAGTATCCAATGCATTGTGTGCGATGTATTGATCATAGCTTTCTGGGAATCCAAGAGCGACGATCCAGTTATACATTGTTCTGTAATTAGTCATATTCTCATCAACCAAGAATTGTACTGTCAGTGGATCGTACTGTAACGTATCACCTGGAACTGGTTGCGTTGAGAATGGCGTAGAAAACGCTGGTTCTCCAAGGTTAATCCCTGGAAGAGTTACCTCTTGACAATGGAATGAAATATCAGGTAGCTTAGTGATACTAAACTGAAACCCATTCGGTGACAGAGGACTTAAATTGGAAGGAATAGATGTAGCCATACAATTATTTAGGAATGAAAAAAGGCTCCCGAAGGAGCCTTTAGATTACTACCTATCTTACGATAGGAGTCTAACCGATTACAGCAAGTTAGTAACTTTAACTTTACGGTAGTAGTAGTTTGCGTTCGCAGTCAAATTGTCTTGACCAGAAGTGCCATCATCCAAGTTAACGAATGGGTTAGCAACTAGACCGTAACGAGTCTTGAAACCAATCTTTGGTTGGAAGCTGTTTGGATCAACAGCACGAACCATTTGCAATGGAACGTATGGGCAGTAGAACAAACCAGCGTCGAATGCAGAAGCACCCTTGTAACCAACTACGAAGAATTGGCTGTTAGAAACGTTAGAAGTGTATGGGTCAACATAAACTTTGTACTTACCGTTTAGAACACCAGCGAAAGTAGTAGAAGTGTCATCTACAGTCAATGCGTTCTTACCAGTGATACCAGATTGGTAATCAAGAACACCAGCCATCGCCAATGCAGACGCAACGTCAGCAGAAGTGATGATGATGTTACCACGTCCACGACGTGTTTGTTGACCGATAGCGTTGGCTTCACGTTCGATTTGGAACATTAGACCTTTGAACTTTTCAACAGACCAGCGACCGTTAGAGTCAACGTCCAAGTCGAAAGTACCTTGAGTAGCAGTACCAACTGCAGCACCAACTTTAGCAGTGTTGTAGATTGTACGGATAACTTCACGGTTGATTTCAGCCAAGATTTCTGTAGACAAGATGTTAGACAACTCGCCTTCAGCATCCAAACCATGCACAGACTTCAAGTCTTGTGCCAACTCGATAGAGTATTCAGCCTTCAAAGCACGAGTCTTAGCAACAACAGATGCCTTCTCGATAGAGAATGCCATTTGAGCGAAAGAACCGTCACCAGAACCGCCTTGACCTAAACGCTCAGCAGCTACAGTAGAGATACCACGACCAACTGCATCAGAACCGCCTAGAGCAGAACCAGCAGAAGCGTCAGTACCGTCACCAGAGAAACCAGAGTTAACTTCGTTGAACAATGCTTCAGTACCGTTTTGAGTAGTGTAGCGAGACTTCATAGCGAAGATCAAGCCAGTTGGTTGAGTCATTGGTTGAACACCAGCAACATCATAAGCGATCAATTGTGGCATCGCACGGCGAACCAAAGAGATCAATACTGGATCGAAACCAGCAACACCACCAGTAGCACCGCCACCAACAGTACCGATTTGACCGCCAGTACCGTTTGTAGGAGAACCTTCAAACAATGCTTCGGCTTGCTTAGCCATTTCGCGTTCTTGGTTTTCCAAAAGAACAGCAGTAACTTCCTTACGGTAGTTATCTTTAATTGGGGCAGAACCTTCGTGGTTCAGAACTGGTGCCCACTTTTCCATTAATTGTTGACGTGTTGTCATTTTATATTTCCTTTAAAATTTTTATTTGTTGAGAACTGATAGGTATGCAGACATCTTAGGGTCAACTGTTTTCACAGTAGTACCTTCAGCCAACATCTCTACTGGTGCATCAGTAACCACAGATTGCTCTGCGATTGTTTTTGTTGTGAAGTAATTTTCACGAATAGTCTTCAACTTTTGTTCGAAAGACGCTTCATCTTCGAAAGATAGTTCTTCAACCAAACCTAAGAATTTCTCTTGTTCAGTATCAGTCAAACCTTCAGAGATAGACTTTACCAACTGAGCTTGCTTAGACTCAGACAGGCTCTTAGAAAGAGCGATGTTAGCTTCTAGTTGCTCGTTTAGTTTTGCTTCGAGTTCAGCAACTGTGTTTTCCATTTCACCAAGAACGTCGTAACGCTCTTCTGGAATTTCAACATAGTGTTCTTCGAATAGGTCTTTCATACCAAGGATAAAACTCTCCATGATTTCAGACTTCATACCACGCTCAAGGGCGATTTCATTCTGTGCAATCCACTGCTCGGCAATATAGCCAAGGTATCCATCAACTTGTTCAACAATTCCCTGTGTATTCTGCTCAACTTGCTCAGCAAGTTGAGCTTCGAATTCTTCTTCGATACGTGCTAGCTCTTCAGCAACACGTGTAGTGACAGCAGCTTCGAAAATGGTAGTCGCTTTTTCGCGGAACTCTTCAGAGAGTTCTTCACCATTCATAAGTGCGTCGATATCTTCTTTAACGCCTTTAACGGCATTACCTTTACGTACTGGAGATTGGTCACCATTCTTTGGATTCGCAGAACCCTCTGGTGCCTTCTCAGCATCTTTTTCATCTTCTACGTTATTGCGTGCGCTGTCTGGGTTAGCAGCAGGTGATTGTGCTGGAACAGCATCACCTTGACGAATAACTGATTGATCGCCAGCATGTGCATTACCAGTAGTAGAATCACTACCACCTTCTTTGCCTGCAAACTTAGCTTCATTTAACTTTTTAGATTCTGCCAAAATTTCGGCAATTTTTTGTTCGATTGACATCGTTTTCTCCTGTAACTGGATAGTTCTGTTATTTATTTATTATTTATCTGATTTTACTCAGAAAGTGTTGGAAAGCCTGAATCTTTGCTTCCTCTAGGTTTCTAGAAGAAGTTCTCTTAACGAAAGATCTTACCTCTTCGATATTTTGTTCCACAAACTTTCCATCAACAAAAATCCACTCTTTGCCCTCCATAATACCACGAACGAATGCGTCAGGGGCAGATGGGTCTGCTACAATATCAGCAGCAGTAGATAACATAAAGTCATCTTGAACAACGTTGATTCCCTCATTATTCATTTTGAGAGAACCCATGGCTCTTGAAGAAACACCAAGATTTGCACCACCGTCTAATAGACCACGAGCAATTTGTCCCATTGGAGTTTCTAAAATCTTTGCTTTACCGATCCAGTTAGTACCTTCTTTACGAAGATCAACGATCAGGTGAGACACACGATCCAAATTGATGGATGGAGTATCTGGGTGTCCTAGTTCACCGTATGCACGGTTAGATTGAACAGATTCTTTAAGGTAACGACCAACTTCACGATCCATGATACCTTCTTGGTACATGCGCTTGTTGCGGTTAACAATATTTGATTGTAGAAAAACACCTTCAATAAAGTATTGTTTACCTTTACCTAATTTCTCTTCAACAATAAGTTTAGTCTCTTCGACTGTTTCTCTAATCAGCTTCATATTTAAACCTTATCTGGAGAACCATTTAGTGTGGTAGAAGCACCAACACGGCTTTCGTCGTCGTAAGCACCGTATGTAACAGTCTCAACTTTAGTGTCCCATCCAGCGACTTTACGTAGAACCAAATAACCAGTGACGGCTTTAGCTACATCATTTGTTACAACAATGTCTGCTGTGTTGTTAGTATTATCAGAAATGCCGATGGAGTTTAGGTCTAACATTGGAGCGTTTTCTGGAGCACATGCGATAATGTTTTTACCGTCACGAACAATACGGAGACCAGCTCCAAGTTCGCCTGTAGAAACAAACTTAACGATATTAACCTTCGGAGTACCACCAACTGTCAACGCTTGAGTAGCAGCACCCAATGTGTTAAGAGCCAACGTACCAGACTCAGCCGCGACTGTGTCGAAGTGTACGATAACTTCTTGGTTTGTATTTTTAACTGTTGTGAAAATTACAGCCATCTTTATTCCTCTATTTGTTCAAGCACAGATAGAAAGTTCTCTTTGGACTCTCTCATGTACTCAATAATCTCTGTTTGATTACCTAATAACTTATTTAGGCGTTCTTGCGTTTGCTCGCTAATTGCTACAATGCTATCATCAGCAAGCACATAATGCAGTTTACCTTCAACAATTCTATCAAGTTTATTCAGAGCACGAATGTCTTGAACAACTGGGTCAACACTGAACATATTGGAAGAAGCAAGTTGGATATATGTTTCGATTAACGTATCTGTGACTTTAACATCGTGGTATTCTTTAATGATACTAGCGACTTTAGCGTCTGATATTTCTTCGTATAGTTCTTTTGAGACTTGTTCTTCTATCTTTTGCGCAGTGTATTCTTGTTTAACGTCGAGCCTTGCTTCTTCCAAAGACTTGAACTTTGTTGGTTCACCATCAATTGTTACAGTACCGTCAACCATTTCAATTAGGCGACCATATGAGCGGAGAACTTCTCCGCTGTGTAGTTTACTGGTGAACTCGTTGTAATTCATTTTTTAGATTGTTCTGGGTGTTTAGCGTAGTATGCACCAAGAGCCATCTTGATACGTTCTTTCTTAGACTTACCTTCGAAGCGAGGGTCATCGCTATGAACGAAGTCTTTGATAACTGCGCTAGTTGGAGTCTTAGCAGTAATAACTTCATCCAACTGTTCTTCAGTCATTGTTTCAACAGACTCAGCAGTGATCATTGGATCTGATACTTCAGTTGGAACAGATACGAACATATTCTGTGCCACTGTAACACGCATATCGTCTAGCTTAGCAGAAATCTTTTCTGCCATTGCAGCTTGGAATGCACCCTCTAAAGCAACTGCATCTTTCTGAAGCATTGCTGTTACTAATTGTTGTGTAGTTTCACTCATTTCATTTTCCTTTCGGTTTATCTTCTGGTTCAGGTGGTTGATTATCATCCATCTGTGGAGCATTGTAAGCCATATAATTATCGCTAGCAGCTTGTCCAACAGCAGCCAATGTGCCATCGAACTGAGCATTAGCCATATGGTAATCTTCTTCAGCGTCCATTTGTTTCTGCATCTCAGCGATGAGTTCTTCATCTTGGAACAGAATGTTTTCTTTGATCCATTGCATAGAGTAGAACTTACCAATGTATGGTTCTACTTGTTGTAGAGCACCAAGACGAGCCATAAGGATTTCATTATCCTTTAGTTCAGCATAATGGTTATCTTCAACGAAGTCATAACGGATGTCTTGTTTGATGTCTTCCCATTCATCGGCGCGAATAATATTCTTTGCAATCATCTGAACACGTAATGCATCTGTGAACAGATTAGCAAAGTGTTTACGTAGACGAGCAACGAACTTATGGAACTTAATCTCATCACGAGAGATTTCAGTTGCACGACCGATTGAGAACCCTTGTTGTTCTTGCATACGACCAACAGGTACGTTCAATGCGTGGAACAATTTGTTCTGGAAGTATTCGATGTCTTGAATGTCGCCGAGATTCTGACCACCTGGAAGTGTAGTAATCTCAGTACCCTTACCACCTTCACGACGTGGCATCCAGAAGTCTTCCATCATTGACATATGCTTACGGTCATCACGAACTTCACCAGTAGTAGCATCGTAAACTATCTTATTACGGAACTTGTTCATAATGTCAGTTACATACTGTTCGGCTTTAACCTTAGGTAAGTTACCAACGTCAATGTAGAAAATTCTACGTTCAGGGGCACGACTAATACGATAGATGACCATAGAGTCTTCGATCATCTTTAGTTGGTTTACTGGCTTGATTGCTTTGTGTAGGTATGACAACATCATACCAGTGTTAGCATCTAGGTAACCAGAAGGAGCATAAACTACTGAGTCGAGGGATAACTTAACACCCTGTGTAGTTTGCTCTGTAATTCCTTTGTCATTGAACAGATAGTACTCTTCGATCTGCTTAATGATTTCAACACCCTTAGGAGAGCGTTCTTTAATAACGTTCTTGATGCGACGAATCTTGCGTGGATCAATGTAACGTAATTCTGCGATACCGTTCTTTGGATTCTTTTCATCCAAAAGGATCTGATAGTAGAGGCGACCATCAACGTACCAAGTACGGAATAGATCGTGTCCACGGAAATCTAGTTTGATAAGTTTCAACACAGTTTCGAACTCATCACGCATCTTCTTCTTGATAGATTCAGATACTTCTACATCGTCTAAATTGATGTTTACAGACTTACCTTTTTCATCAACGATAATTGCTTCGTTTACGATGTCTTCAATAGCTGAATCACAATCGCTGTACTGAGCAACTTCACGATAACGACGAATGAGGTCATTTTCATTCTTAATGACCCCATCCAAGTCCATAACCATACCATAGTAACCACCAGCATTAACACCAGTGTTTACTACAGTTGAGCCATCTCCTGCCGAAGGAGAGACAACGCTCCCGATCGGCAGTTCTTTTTTACGGCTTATTTCAAACCCAAAAAATTGCATTATATAACCTTCAGTTTATTATAGAGGGATAGAGCCAACTGGAGTATCAACGCTAACGTTAACACCGAATCCAGAAGAAGCACCAGTAGCAGAAGTGAAGAAGTTGTATGTGAATTCCACATCAAACTGTTCAATTGCGTTTTGTTGCTCGTAGTCTAAACCGATAGCACCGATAGCTGTAGGGAAAGCATCAACGAACTTGTAAGTCTTAATGATGCCACCGTTACGATCTAGTTGGTGGATTTGCAAGTCAACTTGATAGTCAGAAGGATTAACACGACCGTTAGTAGTGTCATAGTTCTGGATACCAGATTGCCATTGTTCTAATGCGTTACGAATACCAAAAGTAGTATCGTTATAGATTGTTACAGTCCATGGTTGGAATGTACGTTCACCAGCAAAGTTAACTGGGCGTCCCTTAAACAAGACTGGAATAGTCTCGATAGTTGACGCAGGTAGTTGAGCAGCCTTACACAAGAACTGTGCACGTTGTCCAGCTACCGCACCCAATGTAACGAAGGATGGGAATGTTAGTTCGGCACGGAATTGGTTAGGGCGAGCGCCCCCGCCAATCATCTGTGACTTAAAATCAGCAATATTTGCCATTTAAATTCTCCTTATTCTTTCTTATTTATTCTCTAATTAAGCACCTAATTCGCTGAAGCTAATGCTAGAACGAGCAGCCACGAAGTTTAGAGTAATAAAGTTGATAGAACGGTTTGGCTTAACGAAGATGTCAGCAACAAAGTTGTTAGAGTCAATTACTTGACCAGTGTTGTTAGACTCATCGCACTTAACAGCGAAATCTGTAATACCACGACGACCTTGAATGTCACGTAGGAATGGCTCGATCAAGTTCTTGAACTGAGCGCGAGTGAATGGATCGTTGAATTCGAACAATTGATACTTAGCAGCAGTAGCGATAGCTTTTTCCATAACAATGAACAAGCGACGAACGTTGATACGATCGAAAGCAGATGGCTTAGCCAACAATGTCTTGTCACCGAATAGAACAGTACCTTCTCCTGGGAATGTAACGATTGGGTTTACACCAGCTTTGTACAGGATATCGCGATCTGCTTTAGTTGGATTGTGAGCCAACTTAACAACGTTCTTGATTTGACCACGGTTTAGACCAGATGGAGAGAACCATGGGTCGTTAGTGTAATCAGTGCGTGCACATAGACCAGCAGTGTCACCGTTCAATGGGATCCAACGATACTTATCGTTGTAACGGTCATATTGGTACTTGAAGCCAGAGTCAAGAACAGCATAAGAAGTGCTTGGTAGAGCATTACGGTATGCAACAATCTTGTCAGTAGCGTTAGAACCTGTACCGATGATTGGTTCACCAGTAGAAACGTTTTCTGCAGAAGCAAATACAACGCAGTCCAAACGAACTTCAGCAACGTTACTGATAACGTAGTCAACAACAGCAGCAGAAGCCTTACCCATTGGAATCAATGATACGTCATATTGAGCATCATCAGCAAACAAAGAGTAAGCAGTCATCAATTGGCCATCAGTAGCAGTAAGGTTATCTACACCACCAGATAGTGAACGAGTAACAGCAGAGCCAAGAGTAGCAAAAGTTGTAGACTGAGCAGCAGCACCCCAGTTAGTGCCACCAACAGGGTGATCCATCCAGTAGATGTATTCAGAGTTTGTGTTGATAACGTTCTTGTAGTAGTTATTTGTACCGTCAGACTTCTTAGCATCAGATGCCTTAGAAGCAAACGCAAATTTTTCTAGAACAGTTCCTGGAATACCAGTCCATGCGCCACCTTCGTCAACAACGATAACGTGAACTTCATCATTAGTACCATTAACATTAGCAGCGTATGTAGATGTGCTTGGAGCAGCATCGAAGTTAGATTTATAAGCAACATTCCATGCAGTCCAAGTAGCTGAGTCAACGATAGAAACTGCAATAGAGTTACCTAAAGTTCCTGGGAAACGAGCAGCAAATTCACCAACAACACCTTCACCATTAGAGAAAGATTGTAGGTAAACGTCAGAGTTGTTAATCTTAACACCACCGACTGTAATTTCAGCAGTAGCAGTAGCAGTTGTTCCAGAATCTGGATCAGCCACAGTAACTGTTGGAGCAGAAGTGTAACCAGTACCAGATTCGTTGATAACGATACCAGTAACAGTAGAAGCAGAGATAGAAACAGATCCTACAGTAGCACCTGCACCAGTAGCAGAAACGATCTGAACTGTTGGAGCAGAAGTGTAACCAGAACCAGCTGTATCGATAACGATAGCAGTAATAGCGCCACCAGAGATAGTTGCGTGAGCAGTAGCAGTAGTACCACCAGCAACTTGTGGAGCAGAGATGTTTACTGTAGCTGAAGCATAGTTAGCGCCACCACCAGAAACAGCGATACCAGTAACGCCACCACCAGAAAGACGAGCAGTACCAGTAGCTTGAATGCCACCAGCAATGTCTGGAGCAGAGAATGCTACTTCTGGAATAGAAGTATAACCAGAACCTTGGTTGCCTACAGAGACACCAGTAACAGTACCAGTTTGAGTTGCAACAGCGTTACGTTGTGTAGCAGTGTCAGCACGGCTAACTAATAGGCTATTTGTATAAGACAGGAAGTTTGCTGCAGTAAAGAAAGATTGGGCATTGGCGTCTTGTGGCTTACCGAATAGACGAACTAATTCGTTCTCGGAAGTGACAGATGTAGGAGCCAAAACTGGACCCCAAGCAAACGCACCAGCAAAAGCTCCACGTGAGCTAGACACGGCTGGAACGATTGATGAAAAATCTTTTTCTACGACTGCAACGCCTGGAGATAATTGGAAAGGCATTGTAATTCTCCTTGTTAATAAGTTTTTACTTTAGACAGAAAATCGTGTCTACATTTTATTTAGTTTTTACAAGTTTTCAACTCAGAAATTCAATGGCTCGGCATCGCCGTCTCCATTATCATAGAATCCGAATGGCGTCAGTTCCTCTTCGATAGCTTGCATTTGTTTCTTATACATAATTTCGCGGAGGTTTACATTATTTAGCTCTTTGAAATATGGGTTAGTTGTGAGCCAACCAAAGAGAACCAAGGGCATTACCAAGTCATCGTGATAACCTTCGTCTGCTGCATATGACCCCTTAACCTCAATAAACGTGGAGATCTCAGAGATTGTATCAGCATCGTTGACAATCAGCTTATTTTCTTCGACCATCGCTTTGAAGTTGTGACATCCAATGCGTTTGACCTTTTTGTCAGTGTTCACACCCAGTTGAGTTTTACCTCCACCGAAGCCACCACCGATATATTGACCATTTGTTTGACGGTTGACCATTAGAATGTTCTCGTATTCGAGTTCACTATAAAGGATGTGAGCAACCTGTTCACTAATGTTCGTTTCAATTAAGATATATGCCTCATTGTATTCCTTACCAATCTTGTATAAAACGTTAGGATACAATAGGGGACTAATCTCGTTATTTCTATACTTACCAACAATTCGGTAAGGTACTTCTGTGATGTCGATAATCTGGAAGGCAGAGTGGTCTCCACCAACACCCTTAGCAACGTCAGCAATAATACAGTATACGTGTCCAGCAGATGGACGAACGTAAATATCTAGACCATCTTTCTGATAGATGATTGGGTCTACAGACATTTTAGCGATAACATCGGCGTTAACCAGTGTTAAGCTAGAACCCAAGAACTTACATACAACCTCTTGATTGTACTTGAGTTCACCGAGCATAGCCTTTTGTTCAGCTGCCCACTTCTCATCACGACCTGGAATTTCCCAGTAAGGAATGAATAGTGGTACGAATCCGTTACGTCCATTCTCAGCATCATTCCAGAATTTCCAGAAGTGATTGTAACCAAGTGGCGTAGAAGATAAAAGAATCTTTGTTGTTTGACCCGCAGAAATAGTAGGGTAAACAGAAGTAAAGAACTGTTCAGCAACAGTGTTTGGAATAATCGCAGCTTCGTCAACGTACAATAAGTTTACAGACTTACCACGAATACCAGAAGCAGACGTCGCTGCAGTGAATACCTTAGAGCCGTTCTCTAATTCGATGTCACCTTTGTTCCAAGTTGTAACACCTTGTTGCAACCACATTGGAAGAGCCTCGTACATAGTCTGATAACGATCCAATACTTCACGTGCAGCAGTGGCTTTGTTAGCCAAAATCGCTACATTTTTGTTTGATTGGAATAGAGTGTACCAGAGAATGTAGGCGGCAGAAGTAGTAGTCTTACCCTGTTGACGCCCTTCCATAAGAATAACACGACGGTTATTATGGATGACATTGATTTTGTTTTTCTGACAATCATATAATGCAAACTTAATAAGACCATGGTCAAGAGAAACGATATAGCAGTAGTTCTCAATAAAGTAGATCGGGTCTTGAGAACACTTGATATACTCTTGAACCTGTTCAGGAGTAAATTGTACCTGAACACCAGCTGCCTTTAAGTTCGCGTTTGAATTATAATTTTCTGCCATTAGAAATTGTTCATCCAGCTCTCGTTGGATACTGTTACTGTAGTTGCGTCACCCTGTGCGGTATATACTCTATTCGGAGCATTAAAGTTCTCGTTCTGACCAATGTTAGCATTAACCTGAGTGATGACGTTTTTATCAGAGATTGGACCATATAGGTTCATCTTCAATTGGAAATTCAAAGTGTGTATGACAAAACGACGATCTTGAAAAGATCCATCATAGTTATCTTCAACTTGAACGCTCTGTAAAACGATAGGCACATCAGATTGAATGCCCATCTCTGGGATAGAATTGATTGTTAGAGTATACTCAGGTGTGAACGTTGGAAGAATTTGTTCCAAAATCTGTAGACCATCTTCTTGAGTCTTGGTTAAGATATACAAAGACATATCAAGATTGTAAGGTACTGGAGTATACACAGTCGGTTGAGATGTGCCAGTGCCAGATTTAACTTGCTGCATACGATTAGTCTTACGAGAAGGGTCGTAGTTATAGCCAGTAATCTCGAACGACATTCTTGGTAGAGTCGTGTAAGTATTATTCTCTAGGTTCGGATCCCCATCTAAACGAACAATCCATTTTTCTTTTGGAGCGTATGCTAATGGAATCTGTAAACGCTGTGCAGTCTGACCAGTAACAGAATCACCTTGTTTGCGATCGATATAGATGTCACTGAATAGTCGTCCGAAAGCGACAATGCTTTTACGAATGATGCCGTGATAGTAGATATTTCCGTTAAGCATTATTTAATCTCACCGAATGGATTGGTTTCATCGAAGTTTATTACCGAAGCAGCTTCTTCTTTAAAGCTGTTGTTATCTCCATATGAGCTAGGTACATCGATGTTAGCTTGGATAATAGCAGTAGCTGCTGCTCCAATACCATCACCAACAATGTCTAATACAGGAGGTGTCTGGTAATGATTGCCTACATTCTGAATAGTGATACTTGTTATCTGCCCATTGCTAATAACTGGTGTTAATACTGCTCCATATCCAGAACTACTTGTTGTATTAACAGTTGCATTGGTATAACCAGACCCATTTGAAGTCATAACAATCTGAGTAATCTGACCATTAGGGTTTCTTGTTGTATTTGTGTTGAATGTCTTTAGTGACTCGAACGTGTCAATAGCAGGGATACCAGTATCAATAGCTTCAGAAGCATACTGGAACAATTCAATTTGTAGCTTGTAAACATACAGCTTACCCAACTGATAGAATGGGTCTTGGTGTTGTACGAATTTGATTTCGAACAAACCTTTTGATAGTGGGAAATAGATTAAGTCACCTTCGTTCGGACGAGAAGGTACAGTTGTTACACCGTAGCGACCAACAAATTGTTCCCAACGACGACGAGCAACAACCAACGTGGCAGACTGTTCGACCATTAAACCAAACTTCTGGATGAATGCACCTTGTCCACCGAAAGAGTCGACGTTCTCGAAATACATCTCAATAGGGAATGCAGACTTGAATTCTGATAGGCGGTCTTCACCAAGAATCTCGTCTTTTGAAACTAATGTTCTTGGAATGTACATAACCTCGTTGCCGTATATACGTAACGATTCAATAATCAGGTCTTCGACTAGAGACTGTTCGCCTCTAGTGCCCTGTGTGAAATAAACATTAGTTGTTGACATCTTAGCCCATCATAAAGTTTAATGGCGCAGACTTGTTTTGCAATTCGTCTTCTAGTTGAGCGATCTCAGTTGTAGCTTCAAGATATAGTTTATCGCCATCCAATGTAACACCACCTGGAAGTTGGATACCAGAAAACTTCTTAATGTTTACAGCCCACTGTTTCTTAATCAAAGCAATAACATAACGCTTTAACCAAGCCTCATTCCAGATCTTAGACCATTGGGCGGGATCCATTGCTCGGTAGCATTTGATAATGATGTAATCTCCAAACTGTACATCAGACTGCCAGTTAATATCGAGATACATACGGTCTTGTAGACGGTTGAATCGGAAATTGTTCTTACCGTTTAGAGTCCAGTCTAGCAAGTCCAAGTGTTGCATAACTGTTGTGTAGTAAATGATAGATGTAGATGTTAAATCATACAAGTCATTCAAACGCAACTGGTACTGTAAGTCGAAAATGTTCTTAGAAGATGATGCTTGTCCGATAGAAAGTACATCAGTAATACCATAGACATAGTCTGGGATATTGATGTAACGATTATCATATTCACGTGGAGTGATAGAAACTGTAGTTGCAGTCACTGTTGTGCCGTGGATAGCTTCACCTGGAATAAATGTACCAACGATGTTCTTAACTAGCAATAGAGTGCCAGCAGACATACGTTGTGATTCGCGAGTTACGGTAGCTTTAGCTCCAGAAGTAGCGCCAGTGATATGTTCTTCTAATTTAAACTGACTTGCGACTGGGTCAGTTAGAACGATCTCAGAAGCACGAATCTGCTGCTTTAGATAAATCTCTTCAACACCTTCGTAATGGTACAGACGCCAGTAATCCAGAGCTTCGTCAATACGATCTTCGATCTGGTCATCGTCCACGTTGATTTCGAGAACAGGAGCACCGAGTGCTCTCAAAGCATACTGCTTTAGTGATTCTCGTGATGTTGGAATTGCCATATTAGTTTCCTAGCTTAGCTTTTAATTCTTCGATTTGTTTTTGTTGTTCTTTGATAGCTTCAATCAACAATGGTACAATACGATCGTACTGAACTGTCATATACTGTGGGTCGATAGGAGCTGGAGCAATAACTTCAGGTAATACTGCTTTAACTTGTTGCGCTGAAACCCCGACTTGCTGGATAGAAGCATCATATCCTAAAGCAACAGCAGTTTCGTTCGCGTGGTAATGGAAACCATCTAGAGAAAGAACTTTCTCTAGAGCGTTTTCGATCAAACCAGTACGGGTCTTTAGACGATCATCTGAGAAGTAAGCAGCAATAGTAGTTGTTGCTGTAATGTTACCAGTAACTGTTAGTGTACCAGTAATAGTTGGAGAAGCAGACAAAACTACGCTACCGCTACCAGTAGATGTAGTTGTACCAGTGCCGCCGTTAGCAACAGGTAATGTACCAGTAACACCAGTAGTTAGTGGAAGACCAGTACAGCTAGTCAACGTACCAGAAGATGGTGTGCCAAGAACAGGAGTTGTGAGTACTGGGCTAGTTAATGTTTTGTTTGTTAATGTATCAGTGGTAGCTTTACCAACTAATGTATCAGTTGCTGCTGGTAAAGTCAGAGTACCAGAAGCAGCAGCTGTTGCAATCAAACGAGTAGTACCAGAAGTAGAACCTGCAAAGTCGATTGGAGTGTTAGTTAATAGACGTGTATAGTTCCAACCACCTTGTTTAGCTGCTGCAGTGCCTGCTGCATTTTCGGCAAAGAATTCCAATTCGCCGTTAGATGCACCAGCAGATGTTTCTGCACGAATATATGTAAATTTGTCTACAGAAGAAACACCGCCAAGAGAAGACCACGCACCTGACGCATAACCTTCAAAACCAACAGTATCAGTATTGTAACGAACCATACCAACAGCTGGAGTCGCTGGGCGCTGAGCAGTAGTACCTACTGGGAGTGTCCAGTTACTATTGCCAGTTGCAGTTAAAATATCTAGACCACCAATAGAAGTAGCAGTAGCACCAAGTGCGACTGTAGTAGAACCAATAGTAACTGCACCAGCTGCCCAAGTAGGAGCATAACCAGCACCAGCCGACTTCAAGAATGTGCCAGCAGCACCAGCAGTAATGAACGTAGTTAGGGATGTATCTGATTGAATAACTAACTGTCCAGCAGAACCACCAGCAATGTTAGTAGCAGTAGCAGCAAGAGCAGATGTACCAGCAGAGATAGAAGAAGCTGACACCCAAGTTGGAGAGTTAGTACCACCAGATACTAGAATCTGACCAGAAGTACCAGCTGCAGTTAATGCCAAACCAGAAGCACCAGAGTATGCAACAGCACCAGCTACTGCAGAAAGAGCAGAACCAGTACCACCGTACCCTAAACCAACAGCAGAACCCTGCCAAACAGAACCTGTACTGAATGTTTTATTCAGTGCTGTTTGCGCAGAGATGTTGTTAAGCATGGTAGCACCGCCACCAGCTGTAGTACCGTCGTGTAGACGGATGGTTTTAAGATCGGTATCAACAGAAATTTCACCAGCTGCGCCAGTGAACGCATTGTTCTGTGTTGTTGTACCTCGTCTAAATTGTACTTGTGTTGACATAGTTTTCCTCTAATTCGATATATTTAGGCTTGTGCTTCAGACCAGAACAAGTTTACGTTAACGTTCGAAGCACTACCACTCGAAGCGATGTTCTTAACAACAACAGCTAAAACGTCTGGACCATCTGGATAGTTTGAGTAACCACCGATGGCAGAGTTTGTTAATTCCTTCAAGTTCTTCAAGTCAATCTCAGCGAAACCAGCTGGCTGACCAAGTGTTGAGAAGTTTTGCTCACCTGGAGTTGCTGCAGTAGTAGTACTCGTAGAAATCTGAGCAAATGATGGTTGAGAACCAAGTGCTGCTGTGTTAACAGCTTGCCAAGTTAGTGTTGATGCGTCAATGTTACCTGGATTCAAGATACCATATACCTGAACAGGCACGTCTGATTGAATCTGTAAGTTTTGTAGCAGTAACTGCGAACGGTTAATTAAGTCACGGTCTCCGAACGCGCCAGCAATTGAGTTTGATACAGATGGAGCTAAACGCAAGAAGAATGCAGTTTTAGACTGTCCACCAGCAAGTGTAATACCTGTTGCAGCGTAGTTGAAGTAGTAACCACGATCTGAGTCAAAGTTACCGTCCATAATATAAGAAGAACCCCAGTGGTTAACAACGGGAGAGCAAGTACAGCTGATTAAAGTTACAGCGTTGTATCCGTTACCAACAGCATGGACTGCAGCAGAACCAGCAGTAAATGTCTTATTAGAACCACCAACGAACATCGTAAATGACGCGCCACGTGTAAGACCTGTTAGTGTATTGCCAGACTTACCTGTATACGCAATACACTCGTTTTCTACCATAACTACACCACCAGTAGAAGGGAAACGTGTAGCATCTACCAGATCCATACTTGTAGCAGTATTAGTCATTGAGTTAGCTAGACGATCACGAGCAGATTCATTGATAGCTTGGTAACGCACAGCAGAGTTACCTGAACGCATATACGCTTCATCGTTCACGTTGTTTTGTTTCATACGATGAACAAGAATCATATTACCGTCACCACCACGACACATAAAGTCGATGAAACCAGCACCATACCAAGAGAATGAGATACCAAGCATCTGCATCTTGTTTAGGTTAATGTTGTAACCAGAAATACCAGTACCATCAATCTTATCGATGTTAAACTGAGACTGTGGAATACGTTGGTCTAGAACTTGAGCAATTTTAATACCAGATGCGTTGTTAACACCACGATATTCTGGATTAACTGTCATAGTAGTATCATCAGTGATAGAACCAACGCGATAAGTCATACCACGAATAACGATAGAATCTCCAACCTTTAGCTGTTGCGTGAATCGTGTAGAAGTACCAGTAATAGCTTGAGAACCAGCAGTTGCAGTAATAAAGCCAGACAACTGGTATGTTGCAGAACGTTTAACAACAGCAAGTTCTTGTCCGTCGAATTCCCAGAATAATCCGTTTTGATCATCGAATGGACCGCAACGAGTAGTTGCTCCAATCCAGTTTTTAACAGTTACACGTGGTAAGTTAGTAATAACAGCTGCAGTTCCACCAAGTGTAGTAGTCGCAGCAACAGTAAATGTAGATTCGTTTGTGATACCAGTAACACCGTATGTACCATTATAACCAGAAGTTACAACACCAGCAATCTGAACAGTAGCACCAACCTGAAGACCATGGTCAATTTCAGTAGATACTGTAATAACAGAACCAACAGTTGTACCTGATGCAGAGATCTGGTCTAGGTTTAGAACTGGGTTAAACAAAACACCAGAAGTCCAGAGAATACCTTTACCAGACTGGTAACGCATATACTTCTTAGTCTGACGAGAGACAGAAGCACCATGTGATGGTAGGAATGTGCCAATGTTAACACCCCCGTCAAATGGACGATGTTGAACGTAAGCGTCTGAACGAGTATAAGTTTTAGCTACAATAGCAGAGTTAGCGACTGCTCCACCAACTCGAGCAGTAAATGTAAATGTCGTTGGAGATGGAACAGTTTCGATAAAGAAGTTACCACCCATTAGTGTGTGGTTAGTGCCAACAGATGTTACAACGTTAACGATAGGAGCACCTGGAACTAAACCATGGGGTGCGGAACAAGTCACTGTAATTTTAGATGGAGAGTTAGCATCAGAAACATATCCAGTAATTGGAAGTTCAGCTCCAGCATAGAAACCACCACGACGAGCATATGTTGATTGGTTGTAAACAGAAGTGCCGTTTACACCAACGATACCCTTGGCGAAGAATGTAAATGTGACTGTATCTGGAACAGTAGCTACAACGAAAGCACCTTCAGCACGAGCAGCATTAGAAACACCAGCAGTACCGAAGATAATAACTGGCTGCGCTACGGCAAGACCATGAGGTTGTGAACAAGTCACAGTCATAACAGATGGGTTACCACCGTCTGATGTGATGTTAGATACGAACAAGTCAAGACCTGGTTTTTCGTAAATACCTGGAATTCCGCGGATGTCAGAGTAGTTCTGCCACTTAGTTGGCTGTAGACCATATTCAAAGTCAGCGTCAATCAATGACTGTGGTTGAGCAACGCGCATACGTTCAATAGCATCGACGCCGAATGCATAAGGACGAATAATGTTACCGACTTGTTTTGGAGCATCAGTATAGATCGCAATCTTATCTGTGCTAAGCATAGTAGAAGTATCAGCTGCGAATGTTACAGTTGAAACTCCAGGCTGTTCTGAGTAGAACGTAGTGATGTCGCTTGGATCGTATACGATTGAACCATTCTTAGTAGGGTCACCAATCGCATAGATGTTTGTTTGTTGTGTCTTGTTCGCAATAATCAATAGTTGAGTCAGATCAACTTTTCCAGGAAACTTGAGTGTACCTTGTCCTGCTGCGTTAGGGGAGAATATGTATTTTTCAATTAACTGACGTGCCATGTTATATCCTTAGAAACCAAAAATAATAGAATAACCAAGATAGTCTGATTTGACTGATTGGTCAATGTTGTTTAACGAGATAATACCCGTAAAGCTCAATACACCTAAGTCGTAGATGTTACTAGAAACCTCAGTCAATAAACCAAGATTTTCTGATACTGTGACGTTTGAATCTGCAACAGAACCCAAGTCTGATTGAGATGTAGCGAAAACAGCAGATGCCACAACAGCATTTGAATCGGCGTTAATCCAATTAGAGCCAGTGTAAGTTAATACTTGTTGTGGTTGTGGGTTAACCAGAGCGACATCGTCTAGGTTAACAATTGTATTTGATTCCCACTTAACCCCAGTACCTGTAGAAGTTAAATGTTGGCCAATAGTGCCAGTCGTGGAGTTTGCTGTTAATGTGCCAGTCAACGTTAAGTTGTCGGCAGTAGCACTATTAAGAGAAGGGGATGTGAGAGTTTTATTAGTTAGAGTCTCAGTAGCTGAAGAAGAACCGAGATAACTTATTTGATTAGAAGAATTCTTGAAATACAGTTTACCATCAGCATAGTTTAATGCCAATTCACCGTAAGCCAAATCAGTCGTCAGTGGAACTTTTGCGCCAACTGATGACTTTTTGAGTATGATAGTATTACTCATCCATCTTCCTAAAAAGGTTAAAGCTGGGGTAAAAACCCCAGCGAACTAATTGTATTTAGTCAGTATTAATAAGTGCCGCCGTCAATGTTGAAACCATCTAGAGTAGATGTTCCAGCACCAGCACCAGTGATATTACCATAAGCAGTAATAGTACCAGTAGCACTCAATGTTGTAAACGCACCAGAAGAAGCAGTAGAAGCTCCGATTGGAGTGTTATTGACAGATCCACCGCTAACAGTAGCGCCAGTGATAGTCTTGTTTGTGAGAGTCTCATCACCAGCAAGTGTAGCTAATGTACCAGTTGTTGGCAATGTAACGCTGGTTGCGCCAGTCATTGTCAATGTACTTGCGTAAGCACCAGCAGTAGTAAGGTTACCGCCAAGAGTAATAGTCTTAGTGCCGTTGTTAACACCAGTACCACCATAAGTTGGAGATACTAAATCACCTTGCCAAGTACCAGTACCGATTGTACCAAGAGTAGTGATAGATGTTTGACCAACATAAGTTGATGCGATATCGATACTATCAGCGTTAACAGTGATTCGGTTAGAAGTTCCAACAACAGCCAACACACCAGATGTTAGTGTTAGACCGTCGCCAGCAACAGTAGACTTTAACTGTAGATTATCTGCAGAGATCTCTAAACCACCAGTAGAAGCAACGTTTACTTCTAGAGTATAACCGTTCTTAGAAAGACCGTTACCTGCAATCAGAGTACCAGAGCTAGAGAATAGAGTGAATGCTAAGTCTGTGGTACCAAGAACAATTGGGTCATTAGTAGTTAGAACGAAACCAGTGTCGCTATTTGCAGTACCTTGTTCAACGAAACAGAACATACCAGAAGTGACTTCACCACCTGGATTGTTATCTGCATCAGCAGAACGAACCCACGCACCAGAAGCGACTACGTAGATACCATTCTGAGATGCTGTGTTTTGGTCTTTAACAAGAACACGGTCACCAACAGAAAGAGCTACACCATCAATAGTTTGTGTATTAGAAAGAGTGATGTTAGCAGTTGTAGCAACTTTAACAGAACCTTTGATATCTAAACCAGAACGAGCAGCGTCAACGTAGTACTTTGTAGCAGCATCAGAGTCTGCTACAGGTTCTGCTAAGTTAGTGATACGAGAAGAAGAAACATCAACAGTACCTGTGCCATTAGGGTCTAGAACAATGTTACCATTAGTATCAGTAGAAGAAATAGCGTTACCAGTAACACGAATATTTCCAACATCTACTTGAGTAAGACCTGCAATAGTAGTTGAAGAACCACCAAGAGCAATAGTTGTAGTACCGAATGTTACAGAACTATTAACAAGAGAAGAATTTCCGATATTAGTTAGCGTATTAGAAGCACCACTAATAGTCTTGTTTGTTAAAGTCTGAGATCCAGTTAGCGTAGCTACAGTTGAATCGATATCGAATGTTACTGTATTTGCTGTGACGCTAGATGTAATACCAGTACCACCAACGAAACCTAGTGTCTCACTTAGAAGAGAGATTCCATCAGATCCAGTATCACCAGTAATGTTTAGAGTTGTGGCAATATTTGCTGTAGAGACAGCAGTGATTAGACCCTTACCGTTTACTGTAATAATAGGAATCGCAGTAGCAGAACCAAATTGACCAGTGTTACTGTTAACAGTCGCTAATGTGATTGCTTGGCTGTAGTTAGCAGAGCCATCGAAAGAACCAGAAGCAGTAGCGTCACCAGTAAAGGCAATAGTACGGGCAGTTGCTAGCTTAGTTGCAGTATCAGCATTACCTGTCAATGATGCAGTAATTGTACCAGCAGTAAAGTTACCTGAAGCATCACGCTTAACTAAAGTAGAAGCTGTGTTTAGGTTGGTCGCAGCAGTAACCATATCGGTGAAGAACTTACCACCGATGACTACGTGACTTGCAGCATTACCTGCAGTTTCTGAACCCATACCGATGTATAATCTGTCACCACCGTTGGATCCGTTGTCTGCTAAAGCAGAATAGGCTAATTCACCAGCTCCAAGGGTACTAGGGTTCCCAGATACTGATGAGCGTTTAATTCTAATAATTGATGCCATCTTTTATTTCTCCATTAAAATTCTCCACCTTCCATGTTCTGAGCATCGAGGGTGGTTGTGGATGTCCACTTGTTTGTTGTTGTTTTGTATACCAAAATAGACCCATTAACCTTAATTGTGGCATCAACGTCTGCGATATCAGACATTGATTCAACAACAGCAGGGTTAGCCACATTTGATGAAGAAAGTGTAAGAACACCCTCAGAGACTGCTACCTGAAGTGCTTCATCGGGTTGTACAATAGCGATTGTATCTGACATTATGTTTTAAATCTGTGTAATTTGCTGAGAGACTGTCACGATTCCTTCTACGACTCTAGTTTTAAAACCAGAAGGAGAAGTGATTTCTACGTCATATAACCATCGTCCAGCTGGAATGGTAGACGATTGAGTTGAGTCAAGCTGTAGGCGTACTTTGCCATTTACAGCATCGTAGATAGAAGCTGTGAAATTATAAGCAGTTGAGGATGTGTATGACTTTCTCATCTGAGAAGCCACTGTATATCCTGTTAAATTTAGAGCCTGTCCGTTAGTTGCAGCCACAGTGATGATATTACTGTAGTTTGCTCCAGCGTCCACGAAAAGGTTACTGATTGTCGCCATGTCTTAATCCTAAAACGATTCTTATCTTCTTATTTATAATCTTGGAGAATGCAAAAAGCGCCCGAAGGCGCTGATTATTTGTAGTAGTTTTCCAGTTTACCCCTGAATTCATCGTCTACTGTATTACCAGTTCTCATATAATTGTGCAGTCTAATATCAGGAGACTCTAAAAGGAGGTTAATATATCTTCTTGGATACTTAGAAGGTTTTCTTGGTGTAACTGCGTGCCAAGAAGAAGTTAAGTTTGGGAATATGATAAAACTATTCGCTTCGTATTTAATTACTGTAGTTTTTTTAGTAGTAGGGTTCATGAGAAGCAGATCACCACCAGAATTTTCTTCCTCATCTTGGTGTTTGAAGTACCATAATCCTACTAAAAATTTATCACCAGTATCTAAATGCCATCCTCTAATTTTATACGGTAACTCTGAAGCCTTGTTCTCAGAGTATAAAATTCTTGGTTTAAGTTTAAACTGTTTATCTGCTAATTTAGGATATTCTACAATAAAGTCATTTGCGAACACTTCATAACATTGCATCATAATAGATGAGATTTTAGAAAAAAGTTCTAAGTTTTCTAAGGGAATGTTAGATCGATTGCCAGTTGCAACATTATATTCTTTATGTGTGATATTATCCCATTCCTTTATAACATCTTCATATAAATCTTGATCTATGCTACCTTTTATATGTGGGAATGGATCGTTAGAGTAAGATAAGTTCATCTAGGGGTAACCTTTGTTCAAAATGAGAAATTGCTCGTGTTCTAATTCTATCCACGGCATCACTTGCATATATGTTTATACAATAGTGTCTAACGTAATAAGTTAACCACTGTTCTAAATCTACTGGAATAGTAGTATTTATAGCCTGTTCTGGAGAATCACAAACAACTGCCATTTCCATATATTCAGTCTCGCCGAATACTGCAACTGGTTTATTACATATTAGTGCTTCAATTCCAGACATGCTTGAAGCTGTCCACATCATATCACAATGTTTAATTAGGTGGTAGAGTGGTGTAGTATAATCAATAGAGGCATACAAACTATGTTCATTTAATTCTGAAAACCATCTAACTGGATTGTGATGATCAATGCATCCAGAGTGCCATTTAAATATAACATGTCTTTTAGATTCTCTTGACCATGATATAATTTCTTTAGCTAGTTTACTAAAATCTTTTCTATACCAAACAGTAGAACCTGTATTCTGCATAGAAACTAAAATAAAGTTTTCTGGAAGATATACTTGCGTAAGTGGCGGTTGTGTATATCTTGTGAATTTTCCAGAATTATATAAGTCTAATAGTTTTTTCTGTATTCCTATTTCTACCTTACACTTTTTATAAATGTCATTTGGTTGAAAGTTTAAAAATCCATAACCTTGTGGCAGAAGTTTACCTAACCATGGAGCTGGAGAACCATAGTTATAATACAAAAATGGTTGATCTATATTTTCTTTTTTATCACCATTTTTGTATCGAATAATACCATCTACATCTAATCCTTCAATAGCAGATTCTATTACGCTATTAAACTGTTCAATATAAGATACATTTCTATGTTTGAATATTTGATCGAGACGTTCTGCTTTATAGGTTTGTCCGTCGACTTTATCAAACTGTATCATCTATTAAAACCGTATGCAAATCTTGGTGAAGGTGAATGTACGCAATGCCAAAGTAAATTATTTTTATCTACTTTGAATTCTCTCTGAGTCCATCCAATATAATCCATATCGTCAACAATAGTACCTGTAAATGGATCTTTATATCTGAAAATCCCAGGTTTATTGGTAAAAATAATGTAGACTCTAGTTCCAACATTATCTGAGTTTGTGTGCCAATCTATGCAACTATTTTGAGTATAATACATTGTGTTAGTGCAAGATTTAGCTCCAAGAATATCGATAACTTCTTTTACGAAAGGTTGATCTTTTCTTTGCATATCAAATGCACCAAAATTCATAGATGCTTTAGTATTATCTTGCGTCTTTGGAATAGCAGTTATAAAATTATCGAATGCTAATTTACTGACATTACCAATAGGCTTACCTTTAGCAAATTCTAATCCAAAGTTTTTAATTTCTTCTGTCAGAATTTTAATGATATTTTCTGATGGAATAGATTTCTTAATCATTATTTCTCCAATTATCTGATATCCACTTCACAGCTTGTTTATCTATGTATTCTAATTCTAAAACTTGATGCTGACTTGGAAACCCATGGAAAGAACAAATCATACCGTTTTCTGGTGGTTTATATCCTCTATAAATGTTTTGGTTATATACATTTATATCATCTCGTTTATGTCCGAACCTAAAAGACCAAATCCACTCATTTGGTAAAATTTTAATATCTTTTTGGTTTCTACTTAAGTGGTATAATGCAATAAGAGGTTGTTCATTACCTCTAATAAGTTTATACCCACTAGCTACTTTTTTCTTAAAGAAATCAAAAAAGTCGTACCAATATTTTGGATTAAATACCATTACTGCGCCATGATATGTTGTAATATCTCTCTTTAAAAAATCAAGAGACATACACCACTTTTCTTCAGGGAATATAAACAGAGGATCTAAAGATGAGACAATAACTACATCTAAGTCTAAGTATAATGTTTTTCGTTCAGGTAGTGTCCCCTTAACAAACATAGACTCTTTATACCATTGATTCTCATGAGAACCAACATCATGCAACCAATCTATCGGACATGGCTTACAAATCACTTCTTGTCTAATATTAGAAGGGTCATCTGTTATACAGTAAAAGTCAAACTCCATGGTAAGATTCCTCTTGACCATGGAGTATAGATTGTTTACATAATCACTTGTGTAAAGGGTTCCCCACTTTACACATACCACGTTAACTTTTGACATTACTTAGCGTTAAGCATATTCTCAATTTGTTGTAACTCATCTTGTGTAACAACACCATCAGAAAGAATTTCTTTAATCTTAGGGTCATTTGGAAATAATGAAGCTAAATGTGTAACAAGATCTTGATATTTCTTTGTTTCAGCTTGAGTTATAGCCTGTTGAATTTGTTTCTGTTGTTCGATATATTCAATAACTTCTTTTGTTTCCATTTTAATTAGACCCAACTTATTTGGAATCATTGTGTCTGTAGATGGATCATAAAATAAATCATGCCAATCTGTATCATCTGGAAACTGATCTACTGATTTTTCAATAGCTGTAGTTCCAGTGTGATTCATAAAAGATGGTATTGGTTCATTAGACCAAGCATTAACGCTGTTATCTGAATCGTTAATCAAAAAATACATTTTATTTATCTCCTTAAGCTGAACCGATTGTTCTATAGTAAACACGAACTTGAATAGTACCAGCGTCAACCGTACTATCACCAGTAGTATCTACGTTGGCAGAACGATACCAACCAAATCCACCCAGTACCATAGTTGATGGACTTAAACCGAAGTTAAGAGTAGGACCAATCCAACTTGTTGGCACAGCATATGTAACTTCAGAAGCACTATAGTTTACTGTGCCTCTTATGTTTTGGCCAAGATATCCAGTAGCTTGAGATCCACCAAGTAACGTTGGTCTTGTTGATTGTACTGTACCATCACCAAAAGTGATGTTACCGTTTCCTAATGTAACTGCCATGAGTTATTACCCCTTATTCTTTAGAAGTTCTACTTCTTTATTTAGTTCTTTAATCGCTGCGAATGCTAGAGCGCACAGCTTCTGATAATCTACTGCTAGAGTACCATCTTCACGATGACGAACAGCAATAGGGAATACTTCTTCTACGTCTTGGGCGACTACACCAAAGTCTGCTTTCTGAACAAAATAACCATCTTCACCACCATGGGCGGAGATATATTCATCAGTCCAATCATACAACTTACCACCGATATGATTTACTTTAGAAAGTGCGTCTGGAATATCAGTGATATTTTCCTTTAGATTTTTATCTGAAGAATAATATGCAACGATCTGGTTAGTTGCGCGAATTTCACCAGCAGTACCAGAACCAGCAGTACCGACACCTAGTGAGTTAAATTGTACGTTAGAAGTTGTAGCAACTGCTTGTCCGATAGAAACTGTCTTACCGACAACTGTAACGCCAGTACCAGCTACTGGACGAGCATCAGTATTGATAGTAATATCACCAGAAACGCCGTCAGCATTTGTGATTTGAATATCAGTACCAGCAACTAAAGTACGAGTAGATGCAGTACCAGCACCAGTACGAACGATAATACCAGTTGTTGTTAAACCAGCTACGGCAACCAAGTCTGCATCATATGCTTGAACGTCTGTACCGATGGCCAAACCTAAGTTCGTACGAGCAACCGCCATAGTAGAAGAACCAACAATAGTTCGACCAGTAGCAGTGAAGTCTGTAACAGAAGCAGTAGAAGCTGCAGTAAAGTATGGAATTTTATCTGCAGCAGATGTAACACCAGCCAGTGCAGCTAGGTCAGCATCGTATGCTTGAACGTCTGTACCAATAGCTAGCCCCAGAGAAGTTCTTGCTCCAGCAGCAGTTGTAGCGCCAGTACCACCGTTAGGGATAGACAGTGCTGTAGTAAGAGAGCTAATTGCGCCGCTAGTAATAGCAGCTTCACCAGAAAACTTACCAGAGAAGTTAGTAGCTGTGATTGTAGCACCAGAGAAGTTACCTGTAGAGTCACGTGTGACTACAGAACTTTTATCTACTGCAACGGGCATACCAGAAGAGGTATTTAGACCGTCTAAGACGTCAGCGTCTAGACCAGATCCAGTGCCATCTACAGTTAGCAATTTACTCAGAACATCGGCAGCAGTATAGCTAGTTGCTAATAGACGAGTACCAATGTCTGTATTGAGGCTACTAAAGTTATTGTCGACTTCCGTGTTGGTAAGTGGACTACCTTTAGTCGCTCTTAATGTAATTGTTGCCATTTAAGGATTTCCTTTTGGTTCATTCTTTTATTTTTTTATCTAAAAGCTGTTGAAGCATTGATTTAATATCTTGCATCTCAGTCTTCAAATTTGTTATCTCTTGTGAGTTCTGTATGATTAAATTCTCACGATCCTCAGCCTTTTGGCGTCGGGTCATATATTCTTCATATTCTGTTCTGCTAGTATTTATAATGGCTCCGTTAGTTGTATCTCTAACTAAGCCATCATTACCAAGTACCTTTAAGTAGTCCATTATGGGCAGGCAATAATTCTCAAGTCTCTAATTACTGGAACTGCACAGCTATTTGTAGACTGCATAACGATCTTAATTACAATACCATCAAATGGTGTCATACCACTTAAAGAGTAGTCTGCATCATAGAATGCATCGTTACCGTTTTCTACCTTAGTGATTGTAGAATCTGGTGTGATCAGAGTATATTTAGTAGAAGCCAGTTGTGCGCTATCACCCAGAGAAGTCTTGTAGTAAACCTTAATATCAGCTTCGTTAGGGATATTAGCAGCGAACTTGATTCTCATATATGTAGAGCTAAAGTTAAACTTAACTGGAGTAGTTACATACTTGCTTGTAGTTGAGCTACCAGATGGAGCGATCTCGTCAAAGAACAATTCGCGTAGAGCAACGCTAACACCAGAAGTAGTAACAGATTCAACTGTACCAGTGAAACCACCAAGAGTGATAGTTGCAGTAGTACCGTTATCACTAAAGTTAGTAACTAGGTATGTACCATTGTTACCAGAGTTAGAAGAACCAGCAAGAGTTACATAGCGTCCGATACCGATACTTGCCATCAAACCACGAACTGTAGAGTTTGTAGATGTAAAGCCAGTAGCAGTGAACGCATAAGCACCAGTAGAACCAGTGAAGATTGTCTTAGTGTCCAAAGCAGCTACGTTGGTATTAGCCTCAGTAGGAGAATTGATAGAGTTAGAGATAGCAACTAAACTCGCGCGAGCAGTATCAATCACTGGAGAAACTGCATCGTTAGTTGTAGAGATAAGAGCAGTAAATGTGACTGACTTAGCGCCACCAAGAGCAGAGTTGACTTCGTTAATCTCAGAAGCGATAACACGTGGAGTATAGAAGTAAGTATCTTCCTTAACTAAGCAAGGAG